AGGGATATATCGTTCCCAAATATAATCGGGAATTATATCATGAAAAATTAATTCTACAACAATTTACCGGCCTAAAAGACATTAATAATCGTAATATTTACGAAGGAGACATTCTTTCTTGGTATCCTTCTACTTATCAAAAGGAAAAATTAGAAGAAAATATTTATTTTGAGCGGCGGGATTTGCCCAAAACTGCGTTAAAAGATATTATTATTGCGATTGGAGAAGTAGAATATTCGCCGCCGAGTTTTATCCTTAAATATTCTAAAATTTCTAAAAACGGTGCGATTTCGGGCTTGCTTTTTGAGGGAGAGAACTATGAAGTAGTGGGCAACATATATGAACATTCAAATTTATTAACATCATGAGAGATATTCAATTTCGAGCGTGGGACGGGCTAAGGATTACTACTTGTGGGATATCTTATAATAATTCTACGGGACAATTAGTTGTGCCGAAAGGTATGGTTTTGATGGAATTTACCGGATTAAAAGACAAAAATAATGTGGAAATTTATGAGGGTGATATCCTACTTAAAATATATAACGAAAATAGTCACCAAAATAAAGTCGCTAACATGTTTGTCTGTAAATGGCATGAACAAAATTGTAGTTTTGGTTTGTCGGTCGGCAAATGTCATTCGTATGAAGTTATCGGTAATATTTATCAAAATTCAGAACTTTTATTAAAATGAGCAATCCAATTAAATTCCGTGTTTGGTGTAAGAATTTCAATGAATGGGAAAAAGATGAAGTGATAATCTCTAATAGAGGTTATATTTATCATATTGGCCCAAAATCGGGAATGACTCCTCTTAATCTCAACAATCATGTTATTCAGCGCGCCACGGGATTAGTGGATAAAAATGGAAAAGATATTTACGAGGGCGATATTGTAAAAGATTCCTCTCTTTATTATTCCAAGCCTCGTAATAAAGCTATCGAATGGATATCAACTGATACTGGCGAGTGGGGAGTGGATGGTTGGTATAATATTCCAACAAAAGTTGAAAATAGAGAAGTAATTGGTAATATATTTGAAAATAAAGATTTACTCCCATGAAAATTGATCTATTAGTAATAATCTCAATATTAATCACCCATTATGTGGCTGATTTTATCCTCCAGAGCCATTGGATGGCGAGCAATAAAAGTAAAGATAATTGGGCATTGTCGGCCCATGTGATAACATACACGGTGGCGTTATCTTTTTCTGGATTTATTTTATTTGAGGCAAATCATTTATTGGGATTAATTTGGGCGGCGGTTAATGGCGTGATACATTTCATCACTGATTATTTCACCTCTAGGGCGAGCGCGAAAAGATTTGCGGTTAAGGATTATCATAACTTTTTCGTTTATGTCGGCGCGGACCAACTTTCACATTATATTGCTCTATTAACGACTTATGTTTATTTTTCCTCTTTATGAAAACAATTAAAACAACAATTACTAAAGAAATTTCATATACATTTGACGAACATGATATTATGAAAGCGTTAAAAATCGCCAAAATGATTCCAGAAGAAACTTCGCATTGGGGCGTTTATTTTGATGTTCCTTCTGGTGGGGATTATTCTGGGATGAGATTGTCTATTGATGAAGATACCCCTATTCATGTTAAATTTGTCGAGAAAACTTTCGAATAAATTAATTAAAAAAGAATTTGACGGCGCGCCGAATCTCTATCAAGCTCCGAATTGTTAAAAACGAATTATGCTTACCGAATCCAACGTTTACGAAGTCACTAAATCCGAGCCATTTAAAGAAAATAGCTTTTCAATCAAATCGTCGGCGGGAATTTTCAAAATTTTGCGCGATTCCCTCTATTCTCGCAAAATACTTGCGATTCTCAGAGAGTATGGAATTAATGGAGTGGACTCTCATTTCGTTGCTAATAAACAAGATAAGCCGATTAATGTTACCCTACCCCAGATTCTTAACCCAGTATTGAAAATTCGTGATTTCGGTGAGGGATTAAGCCAAAAGGATATGTGGAAAATCTTTTGTGTTTATGGTGAGTCCACTAAAACCGAAGATAATGATACTTGTGGCCATTTTGGAATCGGGGCCAAGGTGGGATTCGCTTACTCTTCGTCGTTCCAAATTACTTCTATCCATAAAGGAATTAAATCAATTTATAACGCATACCTTGATGAATCTGATTGCGGGAAGTTAGCCCTTTTGATTAGCTCTAAAACTGATGAAGAATCGGGGGTGGAAATTCAAATTAATATTAATCAACGGGATATTAATACCGTATTAAGTGATGCTCAAGAATTATTCCAATTTTGGAAGGTTTATCCTAATGTAGAGGGGAATGATTCTTTTAAGAAAATTGTTCCAGAATATTCCCTTTTGCGCGATGATTCTTGGGGATTTTTAAAATCTAATAGAATTAGCTCTAGCGGAGTGGTAATGGGCGGAATCTTTTACAAATTAGACGCGGCGCAAATTCCCGATATTACGAACCTTCAGACTAAAATTCTTGAGAAAAACCTTGTAATTTTTGCGGATATTGGAGATATTTCAATTAGTGCATCGCGGGAACTTTGCGCTTATACAAATAAAACCATTAATTTTGTTAAATCGAAACTCAAAACCATTGAGGATGAAATCCGCGCCGAGGTAGCTCAAAAACAAGCGGCGGTTACTACCGAATATGGAGCGCGACAACTTTATTATGATTTGTTCAACACTCAAGGTCAATTTGGCGCACTAGCCGAACTATTCAAAACCCATATCGAGATTAAATTTGGCAATATTGCCATTACTAAGGTAAATTTTGATACTTCATTATTTGAAGGCTATATTGCGAAACTTTATCGTGATAGAACAGGTAAACAGAGAACTAAGGCGAGTGAATTGCCCAGTTACGAAGGCTGGCCCATTGTTCAAGGTAATCGCGCTTTTCAAAATTTATTTTATGATTTGACTCAATGCGGAAAGGGAAAAATTAGGAATCTTGCGAGGTTTTATTTTGAGAGGGAGAAAATCGAAGAAGATGATCCTATTTGGGTAATTCAACCTGAATCTATTGAGCAATTAACACAAATTTGCATTGACAAGGGAATTCCTCTTAGCTGTTTCAAAGATATTAATGTGGAGGTAGTAATCCCTAAGAAAGTTCGCGCAAATACTCCAAAAGATAAAATCCCCTCAACTAATTGCCGTATTTATGACCCAAATAGCGAATTAGAAGACGACGATTATGAATATTTTGATGAGAAAAAGAATCTCGCGCACGCTAATATTGATTTAAACGAGCACGAAGGAGGATATTATCTAATTCGCAATTATAATGATTATTATTATGAAAGCGGGAAACTTTGCCCGAGCATTTCCTCTATTCATAGTCATTTAATGAATTTGGATTCTAATTTTAAAAAATCCCCATTAATTTATACTTTTACAGAAGCTAAAGCGAAAAAACTTGGCGACCAATGGAAACGTATTGATTTACATCTCGCCGCATTATTGAAAATTCACTATACGAAAACAACCGCGCTGCAAATTTATTCAATAGATTTAAATAGTGGAGAATTTGCAAATCTATTATATTATGCCCATAAAGTGCTAAATGATGACGTAATTAATAATTTTATTTCTAAGGTTAAATTTAACCAAAAAGTTAGCCGTGATGACCCCTATAAATATATCGCGCTCAATGTGGGGATCACCCCTCCCGAAGCAATTGAAATTGACGAAACGGAGTTAAAATTACTCAATGACGAATTAGAACAAATTAAGTCGCAATTTCCTCTACTAACTCATATTTCGACGGCCTATTATCAAGAGACTAAATTTAGAAAAGATTTTATTAATTATGCAAAATTGATTTTGAAAGAAAAAGCGCAAAAAGAATTTGACACTCAAGAAGAACTCACACAAACTAGCTAAAGATTAAATATGAACACACTAATAATTGGTTATCTCATCGCGCATCTAATTTGCGGGATTTTCGCCTACGGAATTACATTTGGTTATTTTCAAAATAAATGGCCTACTTTAGCTTTCGAAGATCGCAAAGGCGATATGTTCGCAGCGATAATATCGGGGCTGGCAGGTCCAATTGGATTGTTTTCTTCGTTTTTTCTCTCTAATCGTGTCCAATATGGGATGAAATTTAACCCCTCCAAGTAAACAATAAAAATTAATCTAAAATATATGAATCCTGCATTCTTAATCCACTCAAATTTCGTAACCGTAGTTGGTGCTAATGGCCCGACTACTATTGATTCGGGTGATATTCGCTTTAGTTCTGTCCTCGCGGCGATTAAATCTAAAAATTGGCCAGAGCTTGAAAATGTTCTTACCTTACCCAAGGTAATTGCTAAATTTAGTCTAGGGAAGGTAAATGTTTACGATAATGTTATTACCTATGCCGGTAAACAAGTCCACGGAGCGATTGTTAATCGAATTTTTGAATATATCCAAAATGGATATCCATTTGAGCCGATTATTCTATTTTTGAATAAGCTAATGGAAAACCCCAGTGAGAATAGCCGCAATCAGCTATTCGAATATATTGAACGCTACCAGATGCCAATTGACGATAATGGCGATGTAATGGCGATGAAGGCGGTAACTTCTAAATTCCGCGATAAATGGACGGGGAAAATTGATAACTCAGTGGGGCAAAAACCGGAAATGCCTCGCGGGGAAATTTCTGATGATAAAAATGTCGCAGCCGGACCCGGCCTCCATCATGGGTGGTTTTCGTTTGTCCGTGATTACGGAAATGACGATGATATTGCTATTTTGACCAAATTTAACCCCACTGATGTTGTTCGGATTCCAGAACACGCTTGTTATCAAAAAATTGTAGTGTGCAAATATGAAGTATTAAAGAATCTTGGTCCGGTTAAGAATATTACTGATTTTAGTTGCAATTATGCGCCCGCGACCGTTCAAGGAGAAGATATCGAAGTTGATGAACAAGTGGGGATTGTTTCTCAAGATGATATTAGTGCGAGGGAAAATGAAGGAATTAATGATATTAAGATTTATGGCGCAAATGTCGCTTACGAAATGGCTAAAAATGGCCAAATTATGGATAATCAAGAGGGAATTGTTGTCGGCCCGACTTCGAATAAGCCCCGTTGGTATTTTAGAACAAATAAAGGTAAGGGCTGGGTAATTCATGTGCTGAAAATTGATAATTCTCCCAAGGATAAAAAATATATTGGGAAAAATAAGGCTTATCAATTCTATTGCGAGGGGAAAACCGTTAAATCTGGGCGAATTATTATTAACCCCAATATGGATTATCCCCGTAGATTTTTCCGCAAACATTCAAATTGGGAGGTAGTTGAATAATGAAACCAAAATTTTCTCCCAATGACAAAGTTTATTTCGTATTGGATAATAAAACAATCATTTGCACAACAGTTGAATTCGTCCTCATTAGAGCTAATAACAATGGTTATTCATTAGTGGGCTGGACTCATGAACATAGCGAGGAATCTTTATATTATACTTATGCCAGCGCATTAAAGGCCCAAAGTTTACTCTAATTAATATGAATTCAAAAAATATACTTTACAGTCTCATATGGTTGAGCGCAATGATTATTCAGGCATTTATTCCCCCGTTTGGAAATAATCTTTGGTGTCATTTTATTTATGGATTCATTATTGGGTTTATATTATCCGAATTTTATCCTAAATATTCCCGTTGGTATGATAATCGCGGAAAATAATACTCTAATTTAACCCCAAATATGATCAAAATTAACTCTTTAAATAATGAAACAGGAAAATTTATCTTATCCAATTATGGGCAATATGATGCATTTATGTTCAGCGGCGATGCTTCCTTTTTGGAACGAATTGAAAATTTTTGTATAAACTATGGCATAAATGGCAAGGGGGATTTTTACACATTTGATGAATCAACACGATATTGTTTAACACCCTTAGAGCGTCTAAAGAAAGCTTTATTGGATAATTTTCGTAACGAACTCATGGCCGCGCAACCTATTTCGACAATGACTGAAGATGGGTGGGACATTAGTTATGATTTACAAGTTATTGAGCGCCAAGCAATTGAACTTGCGAATGATTTTTTCGAAAATAAGCTTGCCAAGGACAATATTTTGAATAAAGTGGGCGAATATCAAGCGACTTACTCCGAATCGCAAATCGAAAAAAGCGAAGAATCCGAATAAATTAATTTGACAGAGAGAAAACAATAAACAACAATATCATTATGGCTAAAATTGAATCAGTTACAACTTCCACGAAGAAAAAGGGCGACAAGTTTACCCCTTCAAATCGTCCAAAATATCATAATTCGGAGGCGCGCCAAAAGAAAATCAAGGATGGAATCGAGCAGCTAAAGACTTATACGCTGAATTCCAAAAATCGTCTGCCGACTCGCGAAGAGAAAAATAGCATTATTTGGCTTGATCTTCCTATTGAGCGGGAAAATTCCAATAATAAGAAGTAATTTCGTTAGAAATAAACAAACAAAAATATGAGCACAACACAAAAAACACTAATTCCGGCTTCTGAAATTGAGGCTGTTAAAGCTAAACTTGCTAAAAAGAATGTCCCCGAGGACGTTATTAATGCCGCCGTTAAGGGGATTCTTACGCAATTTAAAGTAGAGCGTCCCGCGAAGGTCATTGCTCCTACTACGGCGCGGGGCATCAAGAACCAATTGACGCGCCTAGTTAAAAAACATGAGAATGTTAATATTACTCCTGTAATTGACGAAAAGGAGCGCACCGTTAGCTTTATTCTTTCGCAGAATGAGCTATTTAATGCCGAGGCGAAGAATCTGCTAGAGAAGAATACCTTCAAATTCGTATTCCCCGCGCAGTAATTAACGATAATTCCCGTGGGAGAACTTAATCTCACGGGAAATTTTCTCAAATGGAGCTAACAAAAGGATTTACGCGGCATCAATTCTTTTTATTCCTCAATGATGAACAAGTTAAGGATGAAAATTTGTTAGCAAACTGGTTAAGAGGAATCAGCGAGCAGTATAATATGCTATTTGTTCTTTTAATCATTATCGTTGAGGTTGTTTTTGATAAAGTGGGAGTCGGCGTAGTATATCGTCTTTGGATTGATTTATGAGTGTGAAATATCGCGAGGAATTTACTAAATTGTTCTGGAAATGCATTAAGGATGGAAACATGTCCTGCGCAGAGGCGAGACAATTCTGTTATTGGGAGTTGGGAAAACCTTATTAATTATGGAAATTATCACGACAGGATTACACGCTAATAGACTCAAAGAAACAGAGTTATCGCAACGCGAAATTGCGTTTGCGAAACAGTGGACCGACGAAAATGAACGTCAATCAGGATATTCCGCGCAATTACTAGAATATCTAATCAACAATCCTTCGGAGCGCGACCAAATTGTAGCCGCGACAATAATTCAATGGTTGGGGACAAATGTTGGGATGAATTTTATCGGGCAAGTAATTGAGAGTTGTCCGCAAGTTGAGCAGACTTTAAAAATTTATTTTCGTGAAAAAGAAGGCAAATAAAAAGGTGATTACTCAACGGGACACACTTGCGAAAATTCGTAAGCAATTACCGAAACCTACTAGGATATTTAAAAATAAAAAATTAATTCAACGGGATGATTCCGCTCTTGACTTAGGGGATTTGGCCTGATTGGATATAGAAGTAATTTATGAGTCGGTGGCAGAATGGATATGCACCAAAATTCTAATTTGGCTTATGGGGTTTCGAATACCTCCCGACTTACCACTTTGATAATAAACAACTTATGCAACTAATCGCAAAATATCAAGCTAAAGACGGAAGAGAGTTCTCTGATGAATCCTCTTGTGCTAAACACGAACAATTATTAGATAAAGTCGAATATATTCTTGATAGATATTTGGGGCGCAAACAACATCCTAGCGTAGAATCTAATAAAGGCTATTTCCAACACGAAGCCTCTAGTGTTAAAGCTGCTTGGAAGGAAACCATTGAATTAGCGCGGCCATTATTTAAAAGTTTTAATTGGGCGAATGCTTCTAGCGAGGAAATTCATCCAATGGGCGTAATTGGGAGAATTATTGATGATAGTAATTCTCCTATTGGGAAACTTCATTACCGATTTATGTGTATTGACGATAAATATCGTGAATGGCAGCAGCCTTATTTTGCAATAAATCCAGATAAATGCCCGCAAGTTAAAATTAATTAATATGATGAATAAACAATATCTCGGTGACGGTGTATATGCAAAATTCGATGGTTATAGCATCGTTTTAACGACCGAAAATGGTGTAATGACGACTAATCAAATCGTTCTTGAGCCGGAAGTTCTCGCAGCACTAGTCAATTATGCTGAAAAAATTTATAAAAAATGAATATTATTCAACAATTTGGCAATTCAATTTATATTAATTTTCTCAATATTGCAATTTACGGCGCGTGATTAGCTTTTGCTCCTTGGCAGTTTAAGAATAAAGTCTATCGCTATTTTATGTTGCCATTTGCGGTATTAATCATCACGGAACAAATTTTCGCACTTTGGAATAAAATTTAATTGACAGCGAACTCATTTTAACGCACTCTACTATTATGTTAACTCAAAAATCTCTCAGTTATCTTTCTATCGCCCTTGGCGTTGCGCTTTTAATTACTGGAGGAATTTATGTAAGAAGTGTAAATCCTTGGGTTATTATCCCTTTTGTATTTGCCACTGTTGGATTAATCATGGGCGGCGGAATTTCTCTTTCGGAAATTGATCGCAAAGAACGTCATCACGAAAGACAATGTATGGTGGATAATTATATCAGTGATATTAAAAAATTGGACGACACACAATTATTACGCCGACTCATTGATTACAAATCACTACCAGATTGGAAAGTTACCGCGCTTAATATGGAAGGGACTACCCGATGGGTTAAATTGTTACAGCAAATCAAGGAAAATATTGGAGATAAATCATGAGCGAGTTAATCAAAAGAATTTTATCCGATCCTGATTTTCCTAAGCGACATTTGGAAACATCTTGTTATGAGCAAAATGGCAAGGTTTATCAGGATTTTGTTAACTCAGACGGAAAGCCTATGCGCCGATGCTTTCGTTATGCAAAATTCAATTGTGATGGGAAATTCGTGAAAGGAGAGCTAATTAGAGGCGATTTTGATGTGCTGATTTGGAGCGCGGAATTTATTTAAATAATTACATAACATTTTCCCCTACTTTAATTAAGCGCAGCTAATAATAGGCGATTTATAATCGCCCTTCGCCATAGGCTCCGATGGCAGGTAGGACCAATTACTTAATAACCAACAACTTATGAATCCCGTTCAACATTATCAAAAACTTAGCGGCGACACACTATTTCGCAAATTCGTGCGCAAATTAGCTTTTCGGGCTGGCTATATTTGTGTACCGAGTGATTATCCGCTCTGGCTAAATAAAACTGCGAGTATTTGCCACACAACAGCGATGATAAACGAGGCACATGCTTATCAAAGCGGAGTTTATACGGGGCGCAGCAATGCATTTAATGTTACGGCGGAAGAAATTCGCCAATTTAGTGAACTTTAATTCTTTTTAATTGACATAAAGGGAGAACTTATTAGAGTCACATTATGACAGACAACGAAAATAAATTTCTAGACGAATTGCATTCCCTACTTTATCGACACGGAGTAACAATTACCGTGGATTATGGTTATTACGACGACCCAAGGGTTTACCAATTTCAAGTAATGGGCGGGAATTCGATAATTACTATGGATGATTTGATGGATAAACACTCATAATATGCGAGTTAACACATTTTATTATCAAGATTTCGAAATAGAGGCCGAATTTCTCTACGAACGCAAAGTGGTAAATTCTCTCGCGAAGCAAGTTCAAGATAAAGTTGTTAATCAAGATATTTTTGCCCTTGTGCCTTATTCTATTCAAAAAATGGTTATTAAGGATAAAAATGGCGCAACTATTGAGAATAATCAGTTTTACGAGTCCTTAATATTAGAACTAGGGCGCGGGAATCCTGATTATTGGATGAAATTTGAAAAAGCCGAATGGAAATAAATTATGAAAATGTTTTTCAAACCTTATATTTGGTATGGCGCGGAAATTGCCGCCACTTGGCCCGAAGGGAATCTACCCAAGGGTTATTTGCTATTGATAAATTCTGGCGGGGCGCAAATAGAAACGCACAGTTATCATCGTCCCGATTTTTGTTTAAATTATTATAAGAATGATAAATTTATGATTATTAAGCTCCCATGAGGTATAAAAATAAATATTCATCTGATATTATCATATTTTGCGGACTAAACAACGAGAACGAGCTTATGTTTACCTACGACAATTCTAGTTATTTTAGCTTAAGCCGAGCGTTTATTGCTCAATATTATGAAAAATTTAAATAAATATCTCGTTAGTTTTTTAATCGAGGGTAAAATTGAAAAAATTGAAGTGCTAGCTACCGATTACGCCGACGCGGTGAAAAATATCCCCGACTGGATGGAAATTATTAAATTAGAAAAATCACTATAATTATGGCACCTTTTGAAACTTATCCCTCAATAGAAGAAATTTACAAGTATTTAGAGCGGTGGAATATTCATCTTTATTTTGACGATTCTACGGACAATTGGTGCATAGTAGATTCTATTGATCCTGATAGCCGAGTTAATTTGATTAAACCAAATAAAGACAAAGATTTATTGGCCCGCGCTGCGATGAAAATTTCCCTTGATTAAATCAATTAAAATTAATTTGACGTGGGGCAAAATTTCTCCATAGTTATTTTTGTTAGAACAACCAATAATCCAAACCAAATTCAGAGAAAAAGTTAGAATATGTCAATTAAATATTACGTTCAAGTGGGCAATCAATTCGTGCATAAAAATGATGCCGCGCAAATTAAACTCACTGGCAAGAGATTCGTCCTAAAAGATTCTCGCTTTGCATTTTTTAGCGAAGTCGCGGCAAATGAGGCGCGGAAATTGTTTTCTAAGAGTGAGATAATTAAAGAGGGCGAAGATAATAGAGATAAATATTTTGTGCTACCCGATGGAGATTCGGCAATTGGCGAGAGCAAACCCAGTAGAATTGAACGGGTTATTGAAGAAAAGAACTTTGAAATGTAATATTATGAAAATAAACTCCGAAAGAATAGCTTGGTTTTTGGTTGGATTTTTAGCGGTCCAAACTTTGTTTGGCTATATGGATAAAAGTGAACTTAAGCATCAAATTAGAGAAATCCAGCGCCAAGCAATAATTAACAACGCGGCTCATTATTCTATTGACAAAGATGGCGGGGCGCGATTCACTTGGGGCCGATGAATACTCTCACCCAAATTCTCCCGCGCCAAGACCTTATTGACCAATTGTGCGCCAAAAAGGGCGTAATTCGCACAATTAGCTATCGTCGTGATTTGAAATTTCGCGCCGCATATGCTAAATTAGGCTATTTTGGCGAGAAAATTACCTCTGGGCAGTTCTTTGTGGGGCAGAATTACGAAAATAAAGCAATAATAAAAGAGGGTCGCGAAAATGGGCAATTACCTGAAACCCCACAGCCTTTAATGGGATTAGAATGGGAAATTTTCCCCTTTATTTTGCGCAATAAAGAGGGCAAACTCTACGCTAGATTATACCCCGTGCATAACAATCAATTTACAACGCGCTTTTTCATAAATGGCAACGAGTCCAATATTCAAGCAATTGAGGAATTTTGCGTAGGTAGCGAATTGGGTGGAAATGAGGCGAGAATTCTCGTGAATGTTGCCCTTGACAATATTCTAATTATTAAATGATTAAGCGAATTATCACCTTTCTTTGGCTTTGTTCTATTAATAGCATTGAATTGGCCGAAATTATTCACGCATTGGCCCAACGTCAAGCGAATGGAAGGGGCAATCTTCGTCCATATGATAATGCTAAGAAATTGGTAAAATCGCTACCTTTTGCAAAAGATTATGGTAATTAAATTTATTCGTCCTTCAAGAATCGTCAAAGGCACTTTGGTATTTTGTGCAGACGAATGTTGCTCTTGGCGCGAATATTCGGATTATGACGCGGAAATTGGCGAAGAATTTGACCTTGATTATGATGACATTGACCTTTACGGGGCAACTCTAGGCGAGGATTATATCGAAATCAAGGCTTAATTAGTTCGGCGGCGTTGAATTATTCTGTCAAGTGGGTAATTTGGGAAAATGTTAAGGGCTCGGGCAGATTTTAGTTGAAAGTCATGGGGCAAAACCCTATGATATTCCCAGTTATGGAATTCATTATCATTATTATACTGGTTTTTTTAATAACGATATTGAGATAGTTAATTGGCCCCGAATTTATTTTTAAAAAAGTTATTGACTGAGAGAAAATTTCTGGTAGTGTTTAAATTATGAAAATTACTATAGACACTGAAAATATCAATGCCGCGAATGAATTTGGCGAGACTTTGCGTAAATATTTCTTCACCAAGAATAAGGGCTATGGTTGTTATGAGAATTTTGAAGTCGAACCTTTCCTACGGGCAGACTATTTGACCGAATCCCAAATAGAAGCCTATTTTGGGGATATAGAGTCGAAATGTTATTATTTCCGAGGGATGAATCATGAATGGATGGCATATAATTGGGATGGCGACGGGACTTTGGTTGTAAGTGATGGGAAACGTATTGCGATTAATCACGATTGCAAAAAGTCTTATAATTGGAACTTTATTTAATATGAAAACACAAATCGCATTTTGGCCATATGATATTTACCCATTCACTCTTTGGGGAGAAATTGATTATACTCGTCGCCACTCTTATTCGCCGGAAACGCTAGTTTATGTTCCGTCCTATCAAGGATTTTTTCGGCCATTTTTGACACTTGATGAGGAAAACGCTTTGCCAATTATTAAACGATTGGAAGAATTACGCGCCAATTATCTTATTGACCGCGATAACATTACTAAACAATATTGCGCCGCGCTGAAAGATTTGATTCCTAATCATCCTACGAAACTATAAAATTATGAAGCTATTTAAACTTAGAGGCATCGCCATTGATGAAATTCGCGACAAACAATCGTTTTTCGGCACGGTATTAGTGAATGACGGTCAAAATAGCATTGCGGCCAAGAAAATATTTAGCGCACAATTGCGTCAAAATAGTGATATTGACGTTTCTAAGATTTCTTATTCTGACGTAGAAGAAGTCAAAAATGGATTTGTGTTTGCCACTCATTATCAAACTATAAGTAATTAATATGAACCGAGAAATTAAATTCCGCGTGTGGGATAATAAATGGCATCATTGGGTCGGAGAATTTGAGGCCAAATCACTCAATAATCCCGAATATTCCATCACTCAATTCACTGGGTTGAAGGATAAAAATGGAAAAGAGATTTTTGAGGGCGACATTCTTGCTCAAGAATATTACATAGATGAAGAATTTATCGGCGGGGAAACATATATTCACAAATCTAAAGTTTGTTTCCATAATGGTTATTTTTATAACGACGAAGATAACAAATTTTCCCTGATTCTCGCCGCAGAAAAGGGGCAAAATGGCCATGTTGAAGTAATTGGTAATATTTTTGAAAATCCTAATCTTCTTCCGTGAACTCTCAATATTTATTCTTCAAATCGGTATTTAATCGCGAAGATTCTCAATATAATCGCTATATTATTGATAAAACGGAAACGGGTAAATATATGTTAATCGAATTAAGCCCCGACCATAAGCCCAATTTGGTGAGTAATTTTGATTGTTATGGTGACGCGGTGGATTATTTCAACGCAGAATTCAACCTAGAACTTAAAAATATCTAATATTATGGTTATTAAAACGCCTAAAGATATTATTGGGAAGAAATTTCAAGTGGGCGATGAAATTCTCTTCGATGATCATAAACATGCATTTAGGCTTGTTGGGCTGTATAATAATGGGATTATTTCTCAATACGGTTTGATGGGCGAAGATTTTACGTTGGGGGCTACTTTTGACAATCCAGAAGACCTTTTAATGGCTTATTATTGCACGATTGAATAATATGAATAATTATTTCTCCTTTCTATTCTGTTTCCATCCTAATCAAACAGATATTTATTATTCTGGTATGCCCATTGGACATATTAGGGAGGGAATTTTCGCGCCGCACAAATTTAAATTGGCGGACGGTTCTTTCAGAGAACTAACTATTCAAGATTTGCCGCATCCCTGTGAATTTGGCTCAATTGAAGAATTGAAAGAAAAGCTTTTCACAACTATTAACGCTATTTCAATTAAATCGCGAAATGAATAATTCGGAACTAATTAGCCAATATATTAACCCCGCGCCGTTAAATAATTGGGAAAGCGCGCCGAATAATCAATTAACTCCTAGCGGGATTATAATCAAGAAACTCACACCTTATCGAGTGCAATACACATTAGTTGGGACTATATACGAGTTTTGGCGTGTAAATTCCAAGAATCGAAATGACATTCATAACGAGAGCGTCACCAAAGAACTCGCGATGATTGTTATTAATAAGGGTAAAACGCATTTTAGATTACAATATTACCCAAAGGATTCCTCTGAATTACAAATTATGGATAATATTCCTATTAAAGATTTACATATTGCGGTAAACGATTTAATTGGGGCGGGCTTCGGGGGATAAATTTATGAGTAGTCATCATTACGAACAAATGACGCCGGTAATTCGCGAGACGATTTACTCGGTCAAGTTTTATATGGAGAATAATATTGGTAAAAAAGTTAAGAAAAATGACCTTTGCGAGTTAGCTTCGATGGATTATTCTAGACTAAATTATTATTTTGTGAAAATTATCGGCGAGGATATGTTGGAATATTTATTTAAAATTAGAGTGGCAAAAGCGCGAGAACTTATTGTAATGGGCAAGCATTATCACAAAATTTACTCACTCGTGGGTTTTGCGTCTAATGATGAGCTAATTCGCTCTTTTGAAAAATTTGAACGCATGACCCCAAGAGATTATGCGGAAATTTTTAATTAAAATCAACTTGACAATAGGAGTATTTTAATCATTATACAGCTATGCTATTTAAAGATTTAAAAGCACTTATTATTGGTTTCCGCGCCCATGATTACGCGGCGACGAATATTGAAAGCGTGCAGCTATGGGGAACTGATGCGGTGTTTTATTGCGATAAAGAAGAAATTGAAGGATTAAAAAGCGAAATTGAAGATTTAAATGGAACGGTTAAGGATTTAGAGACAAAGCTTAAAGAAGAAGAGACTAATAATGAGAATTGGGAGGCGGAAGTTGTTAAGCTAAAGTTGATTATCGAAGAATATACGACTGACAAAGGCGAGTTTATCAAAGATTTACTGGAAAGGAATTCTAATCAAGAAAAAGATTTAATTCGTTATAAAGATGCCGTTGGCACTTGGAGAAAACAATATAGCGAAGACCAAGCAGAATTGAAGAAATTACGGGCGAGGCAAAATAAAGGGATAATTACTCGGTGCGTTAATACGGGCAAACTGATTTGCGAATTCAAAGGCGAAAAGTTCTATTTGGGAGATAAATTATGAATAAGGGTGATTTAATAAATGGCAAGCTGGGGAATTTTTATTTTGGCGGAATAATTATGTTTAAAGTAACGACTCAAGACTGGACGACTAAATTAGAAAAGCATACTTATACGGTGAAATTACCTTGCGGCGTATATATTGAGACGCAAGAAGTTTGGGCGAAAATTTAATTTTGAAAAATTATAATAGATATTCCGTTAGATTTAAATCATCGCTAAATCCTCGTGGCGATTGCGAAATTGTTGCCGAAAAGAATAACCCAATGGGCCAAACTTTTATCATTGCGATATTTAATTTGACAAAGAACGAATCTTAATTCACGCTTTCTCAATGGATAAAAAAGAATTAACTACGCTCATTTGGAACGAACTGCGCCAAATTGCTTGCGCGACGAAATTATCCGCCCATAGAATTGTTATGGTTCACGAAAGCGATATTAAGAAATTGGTAGATAAGCTGGACGAACAAATCAATTTCAACAGCAAATAATTTATGGATAATCTACTTGAATTTAAATTAATCGATAAGTTGTCTCAAAGATACAATATTCACGAAACCCATTCGAATGTATATGTGGGATATCTTACCAAATATCATAATCAATTTGTTTATTATCCTTCGCATACATCTTTAACCGCGAGAATGCTGGAAGAAATCGCGGAGAAAATTAAAGAATTAGATTATTCAGAAAGTAATTGACAGGGCAACCATTTTAGTTCAACCTCTAATTATGAATCAATTTACAGTCTATATTTTGCGGGCACAATCGGGCGCGGGTAAAAGCACTCTGGCACAACAATTTATGGATAGTAAGCTGTGTAAATATTGGGTGGAAACTGATAAATTCTTTTACGTTGATGGGGAATATAAATTTGACCCGAAACTTCTCGGAATTAACCATAATAAAGCGTTTGATTATTTTTGTGATTGTATTCGCGCCAATAACGGCAATATAGTGCAAAGCAACACTAACATTTTTATCAAACATTTTTCGCATTACGTTGAATATGCGAGACTTAATAACTTTAATGTCACCGAAATCATTCTCAACCAGCAATTCTCAAACACTCATGGGTGCCAGAACAAAAAGTCGCACAAATGAAGGCGCAGTTTGAATTTTAATCAATAGTTCAAATATCGTTTAATCTATTAATAAAATTTCAATCAATATGGATAAATTTTTACATATTTTGTGGCTATTTATTGCCGTTTTGTCTCTTGCCAATGTATTTTTAAATCTTATTTTAGCCATAAACGAACGATTTTATAAAAACTTCGTCAATTTGGAAACTGTTATATTTTTATTTATCGCCGCGCTAATTCTCTTATAATCATGGACGACTTTACTAAAAATCATCTCAAACAATATTTATCGTCTAAATATCGCAATTACGAGCTAATTTATCCCCTATTTGCTAACTATTTAGAATCACTTGATAAAGACGAACAAGATTATTATCTTCGCAATGGCTGGAATGTTTTGGTGTATGCGATTGAGAATAGCAACCACGCAAAGGAATTGAGCCAATTAGAATTCAATGATTAAAAATTTTATCAATATGAAACCGAAACACTTAGGCTTTACTCTATTCGACATTGAAATGTGGATTTGTCGTGAATGGGAACTCGATATCAGAATTTTCTCAATTGGCCCGCGCTCACTATTTATGTTCAGTGGCGGAAAGAATTATTGCCCCGCGATGGAAATTTTGTTCATTAGAGTTATTAGCTGGAAGACTTTTGAAAAATAATATGAAAGCTACGACCGAATATTTATATTTTCGCGTTGATTTCGATGGATTAACCCGTCAATTACGAAACTTTTGGGCCGAGGGTTCATATAAAAAAGCCATTGATTATGGGCTTGCCTGTGGATTAAACAAAGAGCATGTTGAAGAAGTTATTCGCGGGAAAATGAAAATGATTCAAGACCCCAAGGGGAAAGATGGGGTTGATGGGATGCTAGAAGACGATAATTGGGTGCCGAATTTATCATTATGCCAACATGGTAAATATCCCGACCCTGATGATTTGTATAAAATGGCAACGGAATCATTGGAAAATAATGATTTTATTGAAAAAGTTCAATTATCGGATTTACAAGATATTGGAGATGAAATTCGTGCGGCTTATGAACGTTGGGATATGGAAGGGGCGCGTAAATTATGGGGAATAGTGGATAATTTCCCCGAAGATATTCGTAAACAAGTAGATATTCCCTATGCCCGTAGAATTGCTTTTGACCAAGAAGAAGTTGAAGATGTAATGTCGGGAAATAAAGCGCGGCGCGAAATAATGGAAAGAGCGGGGATTCCTTCAATTGAAACCTATATTAACAAACAGATTGAACGGGAAGACCGCCCAACACCCGAACCTACAACTAATCTTGATTGGGATAATGGTTGGTTATTGCCTAATGGTAAATTTTATCCTTGTGAAGGCGGCATGATGGAACATATTTGGCTTGCTGATCGTTTGGGTAAAACCGAAAATGAAGCGGAAAAGGCTGGGTGGATTAAATTAGGGAAGGGATTATTGGGAATTCATATTTGTTCATTTAAGAAACCTACTAAGAAACAGTTTAATTTCTTATTCGATTGGTCTGAATTTAAGCCAAGTCGCCAAAAAGAATATAAAAATTTTATTGATTTCGGAAGTTTTTCCGATTGATTTTAATTGACTTAGAGCGACATTAATATAAAGTCCTCCCATATGAAAATCAAATTAGTAGAACGCAATAGCCAAATTTACAACGCCGCAGATTCTCCCTCCCATATGCGCGGGACAAAGATGATTAATGGTAAAGAGGTAAAAAATAGCTGCGCGTTGGTTTATTCTGTGCATTACGTTGACAATAAAGGCATTGCGCATTGCCAAAGTTGGGATTGTTGGGGTCAATTATATGAAGAAAATATTCCCGTAAAGAATCTAATTGCTTATTCTAAAAAGAAATAATTATGTCACTTATTAAAATTTTTCCCGCTTTTAGCAATGAAACGGAGCGTAATATTCAGGCGCAAATAGCTGGAGAAGTTTACGGAATGAATATTTATTTGGTGGATAATAAATCCGGCGTAGATTTATATCTTGAAATTTCCTTTCCGAACGGAAATCTTTACGAGCGCGGGCATTCAATTTACGATAAACCTTATGAGATTGCGCGCGAATTAGGTAAATTCAAAGAAAAATTTATTGCTCAATATCCATCCAAAGAATCGGTGGTGGAAAAACAATCTAATTATTATACTGATTTATGGGATAAAATGTGCGCGGGCGAGTTAGTCCAAAATCGGCATCACTTAGTAAGCTATACGAAATTCAAGATTATTTTTGGCGATGCAATCACCGAAGTCGAATTCAATGAAGTTCTCGCCAAATTAAAAGCTAAACAATTGGCTATTAACGAAATAGCGCGGTTAGAAAAAGAAAAGACCGATGCGCTCTATCAGGAAAATCTTAAACAGGCCAAAATTCTCCGCATTAATCACATCAAAGAGCAAATTAAACTTAATAAGCCAATTAGCGGCGCGGAATTAGTAGAACTATGTAAGATTTACAACATCAATATTCCCATTCGCACAAAGGGATTTTTCAATGAGAAGATTTCCGAAGTAAACAAAGATTCGGCGCGGGGTAGCGTGAAGAAGGGCCAAAAGATTACTAATCATCCATCTGGATATTATAAGGATTTGATGGAATATATTGATTTAGAAGAGAATTCTGCTAAATACGAAAAGGCTAAGGAATTGTTTCCTAATAAATCATGATCCGCCCGTTAAATCTCTTAATTAGCGATTTATGGCATATTAGCTTAACTGCGCTAAGTTCTAAACCCCATAGTCGTTACGATAGGATGCTTTATATCAAAAATTCGCTAATTAAACATTATCCCAACAACATAGAGGGATTAACTCAAAAACAAATTTGGCACGAGATTGAAAAAGAATTAGAAAATGTTTAAATCTATTTGACAAAGCGCAAAGTTCTATTAACTTGTTAACTATGAAAACTATTACTTGGAGCAAATTTATTGAGTTGATTAACCGCGCCGATTTAATTGTAAAAGCCGACGACAAAGTTATTCAAATCTATGAAAATCCAAGTGATTCCATCATGATTAGCTGGGAAGAGGATAATCAAGAATGGACATTTACATTTGAGCGCGACGATAATAAGAAAATTGCGGTGAGAAAGAATGAATTGACACTATTTTGCGATGAAAAGGACGTTGATTGTTTTACATTCTCGTTTGAACAGGTTAAGCCTTATTTGATTAAATAATTATGCACTACGAAATTAATGTTTCTAAAGACGGAGTTCACCTATTTGCTACTCATGAACGGAGTTTGCAAGAGAACGAGAAAGCATTGGCTCTATTTAAAGAATTTCAATTTAAATTCCCTTCTATTGAGGGTTATAAACTTCAAATGTATAAATACGAGGATGTGGGGCGATTTATTTGCGGGACTTAAAATGAGCTATAACCCTTCAACTTCTTTAGAGAAAGAGCTATCAATAATTCTCGGCGTGCCGATTTTAGTCCAAGTGAGCGAAGATTATAGTGGATTTTGCATTAGAGATATGAATTCTATGCAGCCATTGCTTAATGACGCAAAAATCCCAAAGAAATTCGACGCAGAATGGATAATTAATAAAATCGAATCAAAGGCGAAAAATAATGAGGATATGAAAATTCGCCGGAAAGCAATTATCGCGGCAATGCAGAAATCATTGAAGGATAAAAATATATGTAATTTTAACGCTTATGAAACGACTTTTGGATTTTCAGTTTGCAACATATTTCAAGATGGATTGAAAGTTGCTAAGGAATGTATTGAGACTTGCGGGATTCAATATAAACGAATTGAATATAGCGATGCTCATTGGGTTGTTAGGGTATTTCTTTAATTATGAAATTTCTAATTTGGGTTAAATCTAATTATTGGCGATTCACCCCTAATACTTGGACAAATTGGTATCACCATTGGAAATGCGAAATTAAGGAGAAAATCTATAAGTGGAAGCACTATACTTTACTGCCTTGGCATAATAATCAACGTTGCGCAATTTGTGGCGGAAGTGGAGTCGGAAGCAAATATAATTCTTATTGGAATTGTCATGATTGCAATGGAAAGGGATTTGTGCCGCGATATATTGAAACCAAGGCTAGTTTAGTGTGTAATTTTGTTGGATTGAGATTTGATAATAAAATTAAAAAGTAATTGACTTAGAGCGGCACAGTGGTAGGCTCCTAATTGATGAAACAACCGATTCACAAACAACTTGCGATGCTTCTCTCAAATTATGATTATTCCTATATTGAGCAAACGGGAACACTAATTCGTAAAGGTATTCGCGGATTTTGTAGTGATGAAATTATTCCCCATAAATTTAGGTCAATTTTCGCCGCTGTGGAATATTTGATTCCAATTGTGCGCGAGGATGAATTTAGCGAGCGTTATCGTAAATTGACCGAAGAGAAACCCCTTAAGGCAATTAACCGCAACGAAATTCTTCGTAGAGAAGCGAATATTCGCGGCGAGGCTTATTTGATGGCGGACTAATTCTTAATAATATGACTATTCAAAAGCACTATTTTTATAATCACGGTTTCGTAATTCACAAAATTACCGGCGATTTTTCTGGTAAAATTTCAGCTTGGTTTGGGCCAAGTGGTGAATTGCTTAATTGTGAACAAATTTTGCCCCATAAACAAATTTCCCGCCCCGTTAAGATCAATGGGCCGATTTGGAAGGAAATTGCTAAATTGGGCAATATCCATAAAAAATGAATAAGCAAATAGTCAAACGCTGGGAATGTAAACGCGGGCATATTACCGTAAAAGCACTTAAACCAGACGTTTGCCGCGAATGTAAAAAGATTCATTCTGATTTGTGGCTATCTAGTTTTAAAGAAGTAAAATAATTACAGCATGATTCACGAGCCTAAAAATTTAACTATCGCACAAAAGAAGAGAATTATCGAGGCTGTTCGCTATAAAGCAAAAGGCGGCAAGATTTCATGCGGTCATGATTTTTGGAAATTAGCTAAAAATAAGCCTGCTGGAGATATTTTTCTTTGTGAACGGTGTTCTCAATATTTTGTGAAAATGAGCGGATTGCCTTGGTGGAATGAGAAGTATAAATGCGAAATATTTGGAGAACATGAACCTCGCTCTAATCATATGGATGGAAATTGGTATCATCCAGTGGATATTAGGTGTCAGGATGAAAATAGTAATAATATTGAATGATTTATGAACGTAATAATCATATATTCAATTGACGAAAATAATAAGCCTTTTTATGATATTTATGATAATGCTGATAAATCCCATTTGAATCAGTTTTCCCGAAAAGAAAACGCAATAAAATGGTGTCAATCAATGGGATATAAAATAATTAATCTTAATCAAAATCTTCTCGACTTAGGATAAAAATCTGCTAACGTCCTTCTATATGGAAATCATTGATTCAACTGATTATGAAGCAATTAATATTCGCGATGCGAAAATTGGCGAGCAAATTATTGAAATGCTAAGTTTGCATCCAATTCAAGAGGGCGGGCAAACCCGTTATAATACTTCTTGGGGAACTAAATCTAATATTGGCCTTGCGCGGTCAATTGCGAGAATTTTTGAAGAAACCAAATAATATGAATAATCTACCAAAATTAGATAAATGGGATAACGCCGTAATATTTTACGTTAAACAAGACCAAAATAGCACTATTGAAGGCGTGCGCAAAATTTGGGCCGAACGTTGCGGGCTAGATTTGGAGGATGTTACCTCTGAATGTTTGGTGGATCATTTTTCGCCAATTGTTATTCAACTCCTTATTGCACGGGGCACTTATGATTTTCATGTCGCGGAATTTATTCGTGATTGCGCTCCTAATAATGCGTGGAAATATGGGATGAATAAGCGCGATTTATACGAATCTGATGAAAGTGTTAAATATTTCAATCGCGTATTGGCGGTGATTTGCTCACGGCTGCGCCTAACGGAAACTAAATATCTTATTGGTTTTCGCGAATATTTTGAACAGCGCAAGGCTAATTGTGTGGTAGTTTAATTAAATCAACTATGAAACATATATTTATCGTAATGGTGGTGGGCTATTGGGGAAAGGGCGAGAGTATTAAACTCGCCGCGCTTAAATGCAAAAAATCCGGCGCGAATTCTTCTGATAAAGCGTTAATTAAAATGGTTACTGGCGATGAAACTGCTTATGTGGATGATTATGGCGCAATTAATCACAAAATGGGCGCGGAAGTCATTCATATTGCCAAATTCATTCCATTGAGTGTTTTGACGAAACTGATTGATTAATAGAACAATTCTAATATAGATTATCCCAATGATGAAAACTATCCAATATAAATCCGATTGTGGCAACCATATTAGCCATGTTTGCGATGTAATTTGCCAAATGGCGATTAATAAAAATTGCAATGTCGAAAGTGATTTTAATGGCATTAAATTGGTTGCGACTCCGCAATCCACTAACGATTCAATATATAAAGAGTGGAAAGTTAAAATAGATAAATCCCGCGAGGATTACGCAAATTCGCCCGAAGGAATTAAAGCGGAAAATGACCGCAAAGAATCGTTGAATAAATCGCAAAAAGAAGTAGATTTTCTATTGAAGGTGATTTATGGCTCTAAGAATTTTGAAACAGACTTTCTCATGCATTGGCTAAAGCAATTTGCTGAAATCGCCGACCATATTGGGCTAAATATTGATTATGCAAAATTGCTTAAATGGTTTGAGGATAATGATTTCGTGCATAATTATGGGCTAAATCAGCCAAAGGAATTTTATCAGAACAAAAATTGCTTCGCTCGCTATATTATCGGTCAATGCATGGATAATTTTCACAGCAATATGCCGCCGCATCCGGTTTGTGTGAGGTTTATCAATGATTATTTTAAGCTAAAAGACTAATATGAAACAAACTCAAAAAGCCGCATGGCGATTAGTTGACGGAGGCGTGCAATTATATTGTTCTCTCTGGTGGTTTGGCTCAATTCGGCCAAGTGAACAACAGGAAAATAAATGGTGGTGGAAATGCGTATTGTGCGATTCTTCTAGTGATAACGATAATGTCACAAATGGTTACGAAGATTCATTTGAGGCCGCGCTAATTAAAGTATTAGAGTGCGTTAAATTGGATAAAAATTGCGAATATAATATTGTTAATGGGCCTCACCAATATCTTGATTATTTAAAAGAATTACAGAAAAGATTGAATTTGCGGATTCAATTGGGCAAACAACCGGAATATAATATTTAATTTATGAACTTCAAATATGCAGTAATTTGGTCCGATAAAACTGGTAAAATGCTTTGGGCCAAGTATTTTGATAATATTAATGCCGCGCAGGAATTCGTCACTAAAAAGGGCGTCGTCGCGGTAATTGTCGGTGGGGAAAATCTTGAAATTGACACTTCTTTCGCGGGCTAATTTATGAAACCAGAACTTTATATTTACACTCAAGACTGTGGTTGGCGTGGCTGCATTATTGTTATTTCTCATAATGAAGAATCAGCGCGAGAAAAGATGAAGAAATTTAAAATTAATTACGAGGCGAACGATCCGATTGAATGCCATGAAATTAATGAAAATTTTCAATTTTGCAATTTGGGAGATTGTTAAGTTTTAATTAAAAGTTATTGACATAGAAGTTATTTCTGTTAACGTTCTTTTATGGAAATTTTCTATTATTACGTTATCAATTCCGAAAGGAATAAACTTTGGTATCGCCAATTAGTGGGCAAATATCTTAGCGAGGACGAATTTGAGAAGACTCTATTTAATTGTTTTTTAGAAGTTCGCAAAGAGCGTGGCGTGATTAAATTACCTTATAAGGATTAAATATGAAAAAGTTTAAATTGAATCAGCTAGTAAATTGCCCCGCCGATAGAGGTGAGGAGCCTTATATGGGTAAGATTACCTTTATAAGTGAGCAGATTTATAAGAATATTGACGGAGTTGAATATCAATGAATTACGGTTAAGCATCCAATTGGAAATAAAAGCGCGGTTTGGCCCTCTAGCAGATTAAGTTAATTATATGAAAAAGCAAAAATTCCATAAATTTAAGCAAAAAGCGAAAGCTTATCATGCTATTCTTCGATTTGGTATTTTTAATAATTATGCCGTGCGGCCTATTGAGGAAACAATTTCTCGAATTAATAAGTATAAAGGGGTGATTAAGAATTATATTGAGTATTTGCGCGAAGATTTAAAGCTTATTTATAAAGATTGGAAAGGTGGTCCAAAATATAAGCCAGATAATCGAACGGGCGAGCAAACTTATGGATATAAATCTATTGAAGAAATTGAAGGTAATTTAAGTTATATTAGTGATAGATTTAGCGCAGAATTTAGACTCCAATGGCTATTGGATTTGCCTGAAGGGTATAAAAAATTGGCTCAGGATAAAATTAATTTGACAAATAACCAAGTTTAAATATCGTCCTACCTAATGAGCCGCCGACCAATTAAGATTTTTCAAGTTAACGAAGATGAACCATCTGCGAATATTAAAATTAAATGCTCTATTAGTGGACAATTTCTTAAATGGAACGACGCGGTAAGAGCTAATTGGGAATATGATTTTGACGTGGGGCGAATCTCACATACTCAATATTATTCAATTAAAGAATAATTAATAAACAATTTTGCGCATTTGGTGGAATGGCAGACACGATGGGTTTAAACCCCATTTTTACTTAAAAAATAAAGTCTCGGTTCAAGTCCGAGAATGCGCACCACTTTAATATAATGAAAATTCTCCCATACGCTTCTATTCCCAATTTGGGCCTAAATAAAGCTCTCAAAACAGGGTTTAAGTTTACCAATTATTCATTGCATAAAACTCCCGATAATTGGCTATTCCTTATTGTGGATTGGACGGCGAATGATAAATATTATTGGGATTTTAAATATTGCGCCGAATCCAGTTGTTCTTCTGGAATAGTTGGAAATGCCAGTGATTCCCGATTGGTAGAATTAGAGTTTAATAAGGTTAATTGTGTTAGTTTGCTTAACGATAAACCCTATCGCCATAAGTTTAATATCGAGTGCGGGATTTACACTAAAAAAGGCTTTATTAAGTCTCATGATTATTTCTGCGCCAAACCTAATAAACATGGCGTAATTGTTTATTTTTCGCCGCGCAATTTTTACGATAAGTTCAAATTAGTGAGTGAATGGCGGGATGAGGCATATTTTAACAAAATTCTCTCTCAAAGCGTTTAATATGAATAATAAACAAAATAACCTCAATAGGCTGATGAATAAGCTTTATTGCGCGGAGGATAATTTTCAACGAGCGCAAAATAAACGTAGAAAACGCTATTGGGATAAAATTGCCGCTTATTGGGGCAATAAGGTTATTAAAGAATCGTTTCGCCGCCCCAAAGTTCACAATAGATTTTACGTTTAATTAATTTGACAACGCGCCGCAAATAATACAGAGTGAGAACGTAATAAATTATGAACCACAATTTTAAAGAAAAAGATAGGGTGAAAACTCATCTAGGTGAAACCGGAACGATTAAGGGATTTACCTTTATGGGCGAAGTTGTCGTTGAAATAGATAATAGTAAGGATACTCACATAATCAAACGGTGGTTGGGGAATATCAAAGAAAATTACTCGCCGCACCAATTAACAAAAATTGATTAATTTATGAAAACACAACTTGAAATTTGTTTGGATGCGGGATTTCTCATTGAATATCCTATGGTTTTTGTCAAAAGCATTACCCGACACAAAGCTTTGCAACTTTATTCTACAAATACGCCAATTTTGATTACCGATGGGAATAAGTATTATAAGATCGAAAAAGCAACTTTGGTTCAAGATTGGGAAGGAATTTTGTTTATCCGCGCTTATTAATTTATGAACTATATCGCCCATATTCCCTTTATTCCCTCAATGGGTTCAATTAGTCCTATTTATGTAAACGAGAATAAAATGGAAACCAAAGAGGAAAATTTGCTCTGGACAATCAATAATATGCGCGAGCATGATAATTTGCCGCGATTTAGGGATTTTGAGCATTTTAGAGAACACGCTGGACAAAATATTATTTTCGAGCAAACCGAGGAATAATCTATGAAACTTAAAAGTGTTATTTCCTTGCCCGAGAACAAATCCGAAGCCGAAATCATCCAATTCTTTAGCAACGCGGGGTTTATCTTTAATAAAGACTACGAATTTATTAGCCATAAAGGAGTCCTTTATATTAAAGCATTAACTCAAATAATTCTCGCGCAAGATGCTCTAGCTTTTGGATTTAATAAAGTAGAATTAAATTGACTCGGCGCGACTTTTGATTAGAGTTTTCGTTAATGAAACCTCCCCAAAGAATCGTTTGTGCTGCTATGCTAATGGATGACGGCGCAATAATTACAGGCGTGCGGCATTATAGTCCCGAAATGAGGGCGACGTTAAAGAGAATTTACAGTGGAGGATTGAAAATATTTGGTCATTATATTATTAAACCTTATCATTTGAGGGTTAAAGAACAGGGTTTTGTGGATCAATTTGGCAAATTTTTGAATCGCGAAGAGGCTTATGTTATCGCGGAATTGAATAACCAAATAATTGAAAATTTTGGTGGTGCCAAAACATTATATTCGGAATCTTTATATTAGATTTAATTTGACAGCGGGCGACTTTTAAATCAAGCTAGGAGAAATCAAATTTATGAAATCTGCATCACAAGTTGTAAACGCCACGGCATATTTTAACGGTTATAAATTTGGAATTAAGGGCGAAATTTACCCTAATCCTTATGATATTATCTCGTCTAAATCCAAATATGATGATTGGCAGGACGGATTTAATTGCGGCATGGAAGAATTTAAGCGCGAAAATAGTAAATAATGAAAATTACCCAACAACATATTGATTTCTGGGTTTATTACCGCGCCCCGAAGTTTATTAAGGAAATGCTATCCAATAAGGTGACACCCTTTAAAAAAGACACTAAGCCAAATATTAATTCATTAATTCCTCATGGTAATTATGGAATGCCCACAAAGGAAAATGATTGCGCGGTGCATAATACCGTTGAATTGGTTAGAATAGCAAGAAAACGTAATGATTTAGTAGATTATTTGATGCAAATTTGCCAAAATCCGGGGACGGTAATTGGCCCTGAAAAACGCTCTGCAATGGCGTATAAATGGTTGAAAATGATTGAGTTAAGGAAACATTAATTTATGAACGAATTATCCCTATTAAAGCCTTGGCATTGGAAAATTATCCCAAATTGCCGCGTCAAAGCATTTGATTCGCGCAAATATATTGATGATATTAAAACCCCATTAGCCAAAACAATGCGCCTCGCGACGGTAATTAGGCGTTATGGTTATCGCTCACAATATAACACGAATTGGATTTATCCCGATATTTGTGATGTGAAATTTGATGGAGAAGATGAAATTTGCGAGGGCAAATTTACTTATGGACTAGCACCTATTGATAGAATTTTTAATTGATTTAATTTGACTTCGCCGCGCAATAATATAGGTTGAGGGAGTAATAAATATATGAAAATTCACAATTCAGAACCTACCACGTTGGGCGAATTAGTCCGACTTAACAAAATTATCAATGATTGCGAGCAAACTTTGGCAGTTTTTGCTAAAGGTAGATATAAAGTTCCGGCAGGGGAAATTGAGTTGGTTAAAGCGCAATTGAATAAATCTCTGAAGGAACGGGAATATTTGGAAGGGGCGATTGCCCGTTGTGCGAATAAATCTTAATTAGGACGAATTTTAGCTATTTATGAATATTCTTGAACAATTCGGTTCGCTTAAAGAAGAACCTCGCGAAAATTGTAAATTTTATCGTGGCTTTCTTAATTGGAAAAATGAATTTAAACTCGACCCCAATTGGGTAATCGAAGGAGATTTTTGTGATTATCCCTATCGTAAAGTGTGGATTAATATTAGCGATAGCTCTATATTCACATATTGCGAAGGGGATTTGACTCTCCAAATATTCAGCGATAAAGTCGAATTCTACGGCGCGCTATTGCTCGCGGCCAAATTTTACGCAAATCATTAATTAACTATGAATATTACTCAAATTAAAAATCTTAAACGCGGCGATTGGTTCACAATTGATAATGATTTGTGTTATGTAACCCGTGATACGCTTAATGGATTTTTATATTCGTCGCCAGATTTTCATTCTACTTATCAGCTTTATATTGGATATGACGATGATTACGGACTGATTCATCAAAGTATGAACTATGTGGGGAAAACCCGCGAAAATTTTCTCTATTGGATAATGCCGATGTTTATTGCGCAATTTATGCACCCGTTTAAAACTCCTGATATTAAACTTTAATTTATGAATAAAGAATCAAATATCGTTCACGAATCGGCTAATAATTCCCATTATGTTTATAAAATTAGCATTGGCCATTATGAAGTGCGCAAAAATGGGTTAACTCATGCAATTGTGATTGGGAATTTTGATAATCCAGATGAAGATTCTGACCAATTAGAGCGGGCCATTGAAATGTGTGATTATGAAGCTAATAAATAATTGCGCCGCGGCACGATGCAAATACCGTTTGATTGTGATAATGTGCCAAATAACGCGCAATTCAAATTTGCTTGTGATAATCCTGAGCTAAAAGAATCTAAATACGAGAATTGGATTGTTCGCGAGATATTTAATTCTACGCTCTGTTCTAAATATGCTTATTTTCAAGTATGAATAAGCCAATTGCAAAATATATTGGGTTTATTCCGCCATTTGAAGAGGTTCTCAAAACCAAGTTGCATTTGTTTAATTTGTTAATACCTTTAAACAATCCCAAACAGGGCATTATTCACCCCGTTAATTCCACTGTAACATTTGCCACAATTAAAGATTGCGCGGCTAATTTAGTATTGAAGGAAAAAGATATTGAATTATTGGAAAGGGCGATGAGATATTTTAATTATTATGAAAACAAAAATTCTATTCGTAACTCATGATCCATATAAAGCCATGAAAATTGGCGATATTTTGATTAAAAACCAAATTTGGTATGAATCATTGAGTATTGGCAATGGATATGGCGGGACTAATTACGAAATTAGCGTGGAAGAAAATAATTTTGATAAAGCTAAAGAATTGATTTTGCCATTTTAATTATTAAGTTTTTAAAATTTAAGTTGACGGCGCGCAACTAATCTATAAGGTAGAGCTAAATCAAATTAACCATGAAAAACTATAAAATTCGCAATATTATTACTCAAGACAATTCTTTCGACGGAATGGTTGGAAAAGATATTTTCTCGACTCATTCCGAAAAAGATAATTATTTGAAAATTTGGGAAGTTAATAACGAAGAGTCTTCTCTTATTACAATTTACGAACCCAAAGTGTTTTTCGGTGATATTATCCGAATTAAAGGATATGCCGCCAGAGATAACGCGACTTTTGTTTTTGTTGAAATTTATCTTGAGTAAACATTATTTGAGCAGCAATTAATCGCTTAAGATTTTTAAAAACTTAATATTTTTTATTTGACTAAGAGCTAAATTGTGGTAGATTCTAAATTGTAAAGATTAAATCACCATTAACTAATTCATCGAATGACCAAACAAATTGAAAGCGAAATTCCGGTAATTGCTCAAAATATTACCGAGAATAATATCCGAATTGGAAAAACCCTTTGCGAAAAGGCTATTCTAATTAGCGTGCAAATTAGCCAATTTTCCGGCACTCGTAAAGATAAGCGCGTGACAAATGACGTTTCCAAAGACGAAAATTGCGATATTAACAATGTTCGGGTTTGGAAATCCCTGCTTAAATCCAAAAAGAATCGTGCGGTTTCCTCTGCTTCACAGAAATTGCGCCTTCGTTTATATGAATTGAGCGCGCCGTGGAATAATAATGGTGAGCGTATTTGCTCGACCAAAAATTATATTAAGGTAAAACAGGAATTGGAACAGCTAATTGGCAGCTTTTATATCGCCGTTGCTGATTCAATTCAGGAATATGCCGATACGATTGCCAGTGATTATGCTAATGAGCGGCAAATGCTCGGGGGTTTGTTCAATAAGGCGGATTATCCCACTTATGACGAATTCCGCCACTCATTTAAAGCGGAAATTGTTGTCTCGCCAGTCCCTTCTAACGATTATCGAAGCGGATATTTGAGTAAAGAAGATTTGGCCGATATTAATTCGCAAATTGAGGCGCGAATTGAATCGTCAATTAAAGAAACGCAAATTGATATTATGGAGCGGGCGCGGGAATCGCTCAATCATTTGGTTAATCGTTTGATTGATTCCGATGGTAAATTCCATAATTCGGCTTTGGAAAACGTTATTGAGGAAATCAACCAGTCTCGCGAACTGAATATTCTCGATAATGCGAAAATTGATGAGATTTTCAATAGCGTTGCGAAGAAAATTTCCACAATTGACGCGGCAAGTGTCCGCGATAGCGAAAAGGTTCGTAATTCCGCGCTGATTACTGCGAAGGATGCGTTGAAAGATATTAATTCGCTTATGGCGGATTTTATGGCCTAATTGATTTAGGGGAATAGTTCTAAATGGTGAGCTATTCCCCTTTATTTTGCCTATTTAATTTTTAAAAACTTAGATTTTATTTTGTTGACGAAAGATTTATTTTGTGGCAAGCTATGAATAGTTAGATAAACCTTAACTATTAAATATTATATGAAACCGTCAATGCTGGCCAAAGTTCTCCCTATTGCTATTAAAGATAAAAGCAATATTCTGCTAGTTGGTTCGCCCGGAATTGGTAAATCAGAAATGATTGCCTCTATTGTTAAATCAATGGGGTATAAATTCATGATTTTGCATCCTGTTATGAGCGATCCCACTGATTTTAAGGGATTGCCGGTTAGCGGGACAATTAATGGTAAATTGACCGCCGATTTTATTCCTTATGGTGATTTGCGTGAAATGATGGAAACTAAAGAGGAATTAGTTGTCCTTATTGATGATTTGGGACAGGCAAATCTTTCAAATCAAGCTGCCTGTCAACAACTTATACAAGCGCGAGAAATTAATGGGAAGAGAATTTCCGATTATGTTTCGTTTATTGCCGCGACAAATTCCCGTAAAGATAATGCGGGCGTTGGTTCACTAATTACTCCGCTTATTTCCCGCTTTTGCATATTTGAAATGGAAATTTGCGCTAATGATTGGATTAGCTGGGCAATGAACAAGGGATTGCCGATGGAATTGATTTCATTTATCAATTTCAAGCCCGCACTCCTTAATACATTCACGGCGTCAAAAGAAATTCAGAATTTCGCTTGTCCGCGAACAGTTTACAATCTTTCTAAGTGGATTCAGGCCGGCATTATTGATTTGGAAGTATTTAAAGGCACGGTCGGAGAGGGATTCGCCGTAGAATTCATGGCATTTTATCGCACATTTAAAAATATTGGTAATTTGCCCGCGCAAATTCTCGCAAATCCAATGACTGCCGATATTCCAAGCGCGCCGGATGTTATTTATTCGGTATTATCCTGCCTTTCAGTTAAATGCAATAGAATGAATATTGATAATATTTTCGCATATGGCGAGCGCATTCCTCAAGAATATTGCGCATTTATGGTTAATAGCATCATTACCCGCAATCCTGATTTAAAAGAATCGGCGGCATTTGTTCGCTGGGCTGTTAAAAATCCCGATGTGATTCAATAATTTAGAGCCAATTACCCGCCCGTTAATTTTTAAAATCTAAATAATTTTAAATTGACGCGGCGGGTTTTTCTGTTAGCTTGGATAAATAGCATATGAATGTTAATCACCCAAAGGTTAAGGCGGCAATTAATTCGTTAATTTTCGATAATCCGTTTTTTGCTTCAATGATTTTGCAGCAACAGATTATTGAAGACAATTCCACGAATAACCCTACCTTTTGCGTAGATGGTAAACATTTATTCTACAATAGCGAATTTGCTGATTCCCTCACTATTCAAGAAATTAAAGGAGTTCTCGCTCATGAAGTTTGTCATTTATGCGCAAATCATTTGGGGCGGATGAAGGGAAAAGAAATTAAGCGTTGGAATTATGCCACGGATTATTCGCTTAATGGTGAATTGCTTCGCGCAGGATTTATTCTCCCAAAAGGCGTCCTAATTGATGTTAAATATACGGGCAAATCCGCAGAGGATATTTATCGTCTTTTGGGAATTGAAGAGGATAAAAAGAAAGAGGAGCAGAATAAGCAAAATTCCCAGAATAAACAAAAGAGTGACAAATCCAAGGAAAAGGGAGACGGCAAAGGCGAGAAATCGGATGAAAAAGCTGATAAAGGCGATAAATCTGATATATCCGATAAACAAGATAAATCGAAGGGCGATAAGGGAGAAAATAGCGACGAATCCGGCGATAATTCTGGCGATTCAAGTGAATCTAATAATGGTGAAGAAAATGAGTCAAATGATGGCGAGCCAAAAACATTTGGTGAAATTAAAGCTCCCATTGATGATTCTATTGAGGAATTGACCAAGGTTCAATCTAAATTGGCGGAAAATGCAGCGAAAATGGCGGGCAAATTACCTAGCAATGGACTAATTGAGATAATCAAAAATGGTCAAAAGCCTTCATTTGATTGGCAAGAGATATTGAATCGTTTTATTTGCGAAAATTGCGCTAAAGATTATTCATTTAGTCACGTAAATAAACGTCATTTGGGGCGCGGAATTATTTTGCCGACACTATTTAGTCAGGAATTAGGGAAAATCGTCATTGCAATAGATACAAGTGGGAGCGTCAATTTGCGCGACGTGACTAATATGGTTAATGAGGCCGTCAATATATTGGAAAACGTGAGTAAAGATAATTACGAGCTAACCGTAATTTATTTTGACACCATTATTCAAAATATTCAAGTATTTGAACCTAATAGCGATATTAAGCCCTTGCCTAAAGGTGGCGGCGGCACCGATTATAAAGAAATCTTTAAATATATCGCCAATAATGATTTGGGAGATATTAAAGGCGCAATTATTTTAACGGATGGGTATTGCAATAGCTTTGGCGAGATTTCTCCTGATTACCCGATTTTGTGGGGACTTATCGAAGACAATTCTACATTTAAGCCTCCGTTTGGTGAAATCTTTAAATTCAATAACTATTGAGTGATTTGGCAATTAGCCGATAAACCATATAAAAGGCGAATATCTTATAAATAGATAATAAATTTTAACTAATCCAAGTCCGGTCATTAATTTGGCCGGATTTTTTGTGTTTAAATTCATTTAACCTATTGAATATTAACTAATTGCAAACAATTCCGCGCTCTGTTTCCCCATAAGTAGCACATTAAAAGGGATTTGCACTCAATTAATCAATTATCCCCTAATTATATCTAAAAACGACCGCGCAAGGCATGGTTAGAACACGTTTAAACGAGAGGGAAACGCTTGGTAAGGGTAGGCCAAGGGGTGAGGTTTTAAAGTGCTTTAAACGCCAAGGAAACAGGGTAGAAACAGCGTAAAAAAGTAAGGTTGAAAAGCTTGAAAAACAGAGTTGAGAAAAGCACTAAAACAGAGTTAATCAATTATTGGATAAGTTATTGCTAATAAGCTATTTAATAGTGGTTTACCACTATGGAATTGTTTATTAAGTAATGGTTTAATATATAGGGATAACATAGAAGAATGGATAAGGGAAGAATAAGGAGAGGATGAAGAGAAAGATTAACTACTATTTTATTATTAAGTTATTATTTTGGTATTTCGTGCCCATATATTTATTTTCCCCCAAAAATTTTCATCTATTCAAAAATATTTTTATTCCTCAATAATTATTTCATTTCTCAATTAATCTTTTACTTACCTATAAATGTTAGTCTTACCTAATGTTTGTAAAAATTAATCATCTATTCGTTATCCTTTCCTAGTGTTTATCCCTCTATAATTTTATTGACTTATTAAATCAATTGAGTAGTCTTCTTATATGAGAAAATCATTTTTAATTTTGTTTTTGGCCGGAATTATTCACGCGCAAGATATTGCGCCGCAAATAGTTGACGCAAAAACTAATTCCACTTGGGAAAATCAATTAGGTGAAAAAATTAATGGTAAATTGCTCTCAATTGAAATTGATTCTATTACTATTTTGGTTAATGAACAGATATATCATTATCCGATTGATAAATTAGGTGATAATAGTAAAATTAAAATAAATGCTTATAAACGCGAATATTATAATAAGATTATTCGTAATGATTTAGACTATGATCCGTTAATTACCGATAGATTAGGCGCAAATAAACAATTTAAACAATTAGTTGAATTAAGAGCTAAATATAGGGGATTGTTTATTAAGGGCGATTTAGATGCAGTAAATAAACAATTGAGGGAAGATTTGGGCGCGAGTTTGACCCCATTGAATGAATTCCAAAAGAATTACCTCAATAAGATAATTAAGCCCCTAATTGACTCATGGAATGTTAAATCAATTAAAGTCAACGATAAGTAATTTAATTTAGTTAATCCGCCGCGAGATTATTCTTTGCGGCTTTTTTGTGCGCGGAATTAATCAATTAACGTGAATTAATTTTAATTAAAAATAATTGATTTAAATTGACACAATATTAATTTTTATGCTATAATTTTCCAAATGTTCTTAAATCGCGGGCCGATTTTAGGAATCCGCGCACGGTTTGGTGCCCCACTCTAAGGTTTTAACCCGCAAATCGCTTTCAGGATTGAACCTTACTCACCATGAATATAATGAATCATAGTTGAATAGTTAAGTCAATAAGTTTTTATTTAATTTTATTCTTTATTTGCTCGCGAATTTTTTCGTAATAACACTAAGGGGGATTATAGGGGGTTATTAGTTAGATTTAAACTTGTTAAAATTAAATTGACGGCGCGCCACAATTTGATAAATTTCAATAAATGAAAATTTATCGTTTTGAATATCAAAGTCAGGGAATTTATCAAGCAAGGGGTGTAAATCAATATATTGACCAAATAATGGAAAATTTTGATTTAATACGTTCTCCAAACACCCCTTCGCCAATGAACGATAAAGGAATGACCCCGCATTATAATAAAATTGGTAATAATAATTTTCTATTTGGGTTTGCTTCTTTTGAACAATTGTTAAATTGGTTTCCAATAGGAGCGGTTGAGGAATTATTGGATATTGGCGGGGCGACGTTGCGAATTATAGAAATTCCCTCCTATTCAGTATTCCAAGGTGAAAAGCAATGTTTATTTAGTAAATATGCTTTTGAAGACAATATTGATATTAAATCTTTCGAAGGATTTAAAAAATATTTTGCTATTTAAAGATATTGACATTATGTGACAATCTATTAAAGTGAGCTAAATCAAATTATTTTATGTCCCTATCTCTAATAGACATTTCCACTTATGGGTTAAGTGAATTTATTGAATGGGCGAGAAAATCGCTTTATTCCAAAGAGGAAATTATTCAATATATTGCATCATCTCGTAATCTCACTTTAAATCATGCAATTATTGTGGTAAATGCGCGATGGGTTGGAAACACCGCGCCGATTTATTATTGATATAATTAAATTGACCTAGCGTAACAATTTGTTAGTGTCTTCATTGTAATAGATTAATCATTTTGATTGGCCAATTACTTAAATATCAATAAATTAAGGTTTATCATGAATATCAACGAAATCGTTTCAAGCGGAATTTCCGCCGAAGTTATTGTCCATGCCGGAAATATCCGCGCCATTATGTTTGGCCGTGTGGAATTATATGGAAATGGTGGTAAATACAAAATCAACTCGCACAATCCTGATTTTGCCAATTCGATTATATTTACCGAAAAGGATATTGTGAAAATTGATAATACCTCTTCGCGCCACAAGATTATTTATATTTCTCCCGCTATTTAACAATAATTAGATGTATAAATAATCTCAATTTACGCGCTTTTTAGGTTAATTCACCTTATGAAAAGCCCAATTAGTGCCAAATTCCGCGCCGGATTGTTCATCTTTTTCGCAATTTGCACGGCAACTTGCTCAATAAAAGCGCAATCAATAGCCGATTACCGCGCTTTAATAGAGAATCATGAAGGAAATAGAGCAATTCCCTATATTGATTCAATGGGCCATCTCACTATAGGAATTGGTCACCAATTGACTAATAAGGGGAAATCCTCTTATAGTGTTAATGAGATTAATCAATTTTTCACACAAGATTTAAATATCGCAATTGATAGCGCGAAAACTCTTTATCCGAATTTTAACAAATTACCCAAGGAAATAAAAATTAGGCTCGTGGATTTTGTTTTCAATGTGGGAATCACCCGCGCGAAAGGCTTTAAGAAATTTAATCTCGCCATAAATAGTTCTAATTACAAATTGGCAAGTAAAGAGCTAATTAATTCTCGTTATTACTCTCAAGTTAAGGGGCGCGCCGAAAAATTCTCTCAAATATTAGCTAATAAGTTCTAAATAGTTAATAATAAACACTTAATAGTCCGCGAGGGTTAATTCCTTCGCGGATTTTTTGCGTCCAAATATGAGAAAATATAGCCAAATAAACGTTAATATAGAGGTAATGAGAGGTAGTATAAGCTCTCAATAGGACAATATCCGGCGCGAGACTATTATATAGAGGTAATTATACTATTTTACAATTATCATATAAGGAATTAATATAATTTAGTATATTATATAAGGATTTTTACAATTAGTATATTCACCTTATATTATGCCCTATATGCTATTAGAAAAACTTTTATATGCTATTAGATTTTTATTTTTCGCTTATTATTTTTCCCCATTTGTCAAATTATTTTTTATTTTTATTAATTATTTTTAAATTGACTTTGTTTTTATAGCCCTATTATATTTTAGCTGTAGGGGACTGACTTCAAAAAAGCCGCCCCAGATTTTTACAAAAATTTTACAAAGATATATTTTGACAAAATTGAATTTCCCTATATTCGCGCACGCGCCGCGCTTCGTTGTTTGTGGTGGGGTTAACTAGGGAGCTAATCAACTAGGCGGTGCGCTCAACTAGAGGGAAAACAGAAAAGAGGGGAAAATTAATCAATTGTAAGTTGTTTAAAGGCCAACCACTTAGGAAAGGCCTAAAAGAATTAGCGAGAATTGAGTTGAATTCAAAAAGCAATGTCTTAAGGTGGGGAAAGGTTAGATGTTCTTTTCGGTGGCACGCCGCACCGCACTATATTTTTTTACGGTTTCAAAAAACCTATTTACCCGCTTTGACCCTGCTAGGCTGAAACAGCGCAGGCGAGCCAAGGAAAAGAAAGTTAAAGTCTCTTAATCTATGGCTATGCCGATTTAAGAGAGATTAGCTTAAGCTTCTATGGAATGACCCTTAGCAGCTTATTTAATCCACATGAAACACGTTTACCACTTAAACGACGAAGAAGCGTCAACCTTGGAATCTGCTTTGCGGGTTTACAAATCACACTGCCTTAAAGAGGCGAAGAAAGCCTGTCACTTTGGAGACATCGAAACGGCGGAATTCAACCTTACAGAAGCGAAACAAGCGCAACTGTTGATTACTTCTTTGCCTGTTAAAATCTGAAAGCCTTCCCTCATAAGAGGGAGGTTAGCTTAAGACTCTGCGCGTTTGCAGCGTCTTAACTTAACCCGTTAGAAAATTGGGTTTAATCCTACCCGCCAAAAGGGGTTTTCATCATATGGAAAATGTCACCTCGTCCGCTCCTGTTCAGTCCGCCGCTAAGCCTGCCGCCGTCAAGAAGACGCCCGCCAAGCCTGCCGCCGTTGTCAGCACCGTTTACAATGCCAGCGCGAGCAAGACGCCCGCCGCCGCCCTCCGTGCCCTCGCTTCCCATGTCGAAGGTATCAAAGTCCCCGTCTTCGATTCCAAGCCGTTCGACGCCATCCCCGAGGCTTACCGCGCAGCCGCGTTGGATGGTGCGCGCAAGGCCTTCAACGCCGCTCACGGTGACGGCGCGCAGCAGGTCAAAACCGCGCTTGACGACGGGTTCCGTCAGATTGTCGGCGCGTTCTCCCTCGGTGGCAAGTCGGGCGCGGGTCGCCCCTCGCTTCCCTCGTTCTCCGACCTTTCGCAGGTCATGCAGGAAAAGGGGCGCGCCATGAAGAAGGAGGGCAAAGATGCCGCCGCGATTGCCGCCATGATTGGCGGAGAGTCCGGCGTCAACCTTGCCAGCGTGCGCAAGGCTCTTGACGTTGAGTAAGCGCAAGGCGTTAGGTTAACGTAGGCGCAAGGCTAACCCCTTGCGCCTTTTTCATTAACCCTCTGACCTTATGCGCTCAAATGGAAATTGCCATTGCTCTAGTGCTAGTTCTCGCCTTTATATTATTCCGCTAGTGATAGTCTAAGCTTGCGTGTTTCGCTATGTGCTTGTGTGTATAGGCTCTATATAGTGGCTATATACATTTGTATATAGCGAGGCACCCTGTTTATAAAAAAATTTACAATCGTAAAAATTTTCTGGCGGGCGGGGGTATTGCGCATCAAATTCTCACCCATTTTCATTTCAAACAACGACTTACAAGATTAAAAAAATCCACGGGAGTAAATTATTTTCAATTTAAATCTCCCTTATAAGATTATTCCTTCCCCTATGTTTATCCTATATAAAACTCTATTAAAACTAAACAGGAGGGGTGAAAAAATCCACGGGTGAAAATATTTTCCAACTGATTCCCTCAATTAAGGGACACATATTGTAGGAACCCCCTTATCCAGCTATTTTAATAATCCACAAAACAAATCTCATTCTCCAATAATTAAGCTTTAAAAAATAATATTCATTAAATATTTTATCCAATAAACAATCTTCCGCATAACACTCTTTTACATACTGCAATTTAGTCCCGCGCCAGCTTTTATGAGGGTGGACTAATAACCATAAGATGAATTTATTCATAATTTTATTTTTTTCAAAATGTTCTCAACTATATCTTCCAACGTCGGCACGTAAAAAGTATCGCCCCAGATTTCGCGTTCAGAAAGAACTTGCGCGGCCAACTTTCTCACATTTAAATCCGTTTCGCAATCATCGATATTGATTTGCATCAAATTTTTATTCTCATTCTCTAATGTTCTCGCCCGTGATTCTAATTCTCTGATTTGCTCTTTTAATGCTGCTATTTCTAGATGGTCCATAATAAGTCGTGTTTGGCGTGTTAAATTGTTAAAATAAGTTCGCTACGCCACTTATGACGCATTAAACCACCCTCCCATAGTGCTTTTCCCCGTTAATGATATGGAGAACTTTCGCGCCGCGCCGCGCCTTTTCTTTCTCGGGGTCTTCTCGGGAGGATTTAATAAAGTTTGTTCAAATTGCGCAATTAGTTCAACATCACGCTGCGCCCATTGAGGCCAATAATCAAATTCCTCATTAGAATATTTGGATAACTCATGGGGATTCATTGCGCGGACTAAATCTTTATGAGTATTTCTAATAGAGAATAATTCGCTCATAGCTTAATATTTCTAAGACTAATCTTTAACACATGATTTGCCCGTTCATTAATCCACGCGAAATAACTGTCTGACTCAATACCTACTAATTGATCGCGCCAATTAGATTGGCCCGCGCAATATTTTAATGCCTCATTTTTGATTTTAATAAGCTTTTCTAATTTTTTAATCTTTAGCTCTAGTTTATTCATAACACTTTTTTGATTTTAGCTGCGCAACAATATCACATAACGAGGCTTGATTCGCCGCGCTGGAACCGTTAAGGAGAACGTCAAGCTCTTTCGTCAATCGTTTTTTATCTTCGTTAACTTCCTTGTAATCTTCAATTTCGCTGGTTTTATGTTCTAATTGGCGGGTTAATGATTCAATTTTGCTATTCGCCGCCGCGAGTTCATTTTTATGAACATATTGCTCGCTATAAATTTTAATAATCGCTTTCGCTCCTTCTACTTCCTCTCGGCAAACGGTATGTTCCTGTCTAGCCCAACCCCAATCAATCATATCATTTCCATCTACGACCATTGTTGTCTCAGCGCGTTTAATACCTTCTTTTATCCGCGCCAATTCTTCCCTCATAGCAATCACTTGATTAAGTCCGACTTTCATCCATTTATTTTCAGGGACGCCCTCTTCGGGAAGAATAATATAATCTGTGCTGTTCATATAGAAGATGCTCTCTTTTAGAATCGCTTATGTCAAGAGAAATCACACCGCGTTTTTTATTTTTATTCTTTTACAATTAGCTATTCAAAATATTTGGCAACTTGGGTAATTGTTATTAACATTATTAATGATGCCAAATTCTTATTACGGTTACACCTTTGAATCCGAGGATATTGATAAGTATCTATTCAAGTTAATTCTCGTATTTATCACTAATATTATTGAAATTAAAAAATTCGAACAATCCAAAATAGTAATCGAAGAATATCGCACTACCGCGTCTCAAGATACTTGCCCCACTTTCTTTTATATTATTGAAAATCAAAAATTAGGATTAAATGGTTACGTTGGGCGCGAAAAAAATGGCAACGTTGTTTATCTTATCATGGACCACAATCGATTCCGCTATGCGGAACAAGAAGGATTTGAGTTGACTCGTGAAGAGGTTATTAATACTTTTGGCGTATTTAGAAAGCTAAAAACGATCACGGATTTTATTAAATTCATGGGCGGGGAAACCGATTATGAATTTAAAGGTGGGTATATTCTGAAAAAAGATTTCGGTTAAGGAGAAAAGCCCTTTATATTTTCTTTTGCCCAATTATAATAATTGGAGTCATTCTGTTCTACCCATTTGTAAGTTCTCCCAGAATATTTACCAAAGGTGAATACTTTTTCCTGAGATACCTTTTTATTCAATGGTTCGCCCGCGATTATTTCGCCCGTTTTATTAAGGCAATCGGCCAGCGTTATCTTTTTAATGGACAACCACGCCGCGCTCTTTCTCCAATTAGGATCAAATTCCTTTTTCTGTAATTGAACTGTAAGTGGAGTTAACGCCATTTTGTAGCACCACTTCCGCGCACACCGCCATTGGATTTTGTTCCGGCTGAATAACTTTTCCTAATGCCGACAATCTTTTTGGGCCGCTTTGATTTAATTTGCACGCGAGTAGAGTGGGTTAATTCGTTATAAATTATCCCCGTTAAAACTCGCCGCGCAATGTAGCGAAATGAGTAATTACCCTGAAATGAAGGAAGTCTAAAATATGGCCAACTCATATTAATTAATTCTAGAACAAATATCCTTCAACATGTCAATTTCTACTTGCAATTCTTTAACAGTGTTCTTCTCGCCTTTTTGTGTCGCCCAAAATTTTGCTTTCTTTTCGGCCTCGGCAATTTTCTTAATAAGAAAAGTATTAAGTTCTTCTAAAGTATATTTACTCATTAGTTTCGGCTTTTAAAATTTCGGCGCGCAGCCTAATTCCTTCGTCCGCAATTTCTTTGGAACAACATTGGCCATGAACATGCAAGTAAGCGGAGGTATCTCTAATATATTTCCCTAAAAATTCGATATATTCTTTTTGCAGTTCTATTAATTTATCTTTATTCATAATTAAGCGTAATTTTTAACTTTTTCCCAATTAGCCTTGTATCGCGCCTCTTCGTCCTTAATCAACAGCCCAATTCTGTATAATTCCGCGCCCGCTAATTTAGAAATAATATCGCGCTCGTTAACTGGCTCGCGCAGCATAACTTGTTGAAGCACAGAGCATTGAGAAGAATTGAGTTTATCTTTTAGCATATTTAGAAGGAGCTACAATTTGATCTAAATCAACGTGAGGTTCGATTAGCGCGGAATTCTTCGCGTGTTGTTTGAGATAAATTAGGCGAGTCGCCCATAGTCCGGTTAAAACTTTCCCGTTGGCCAATCCAATAGAATATTCGTGGTTTTGTTCGTCGCAACAGAATGATGTTACCTTCATGAGGGGAAGAATCTTGATTGTGCTAACTGGGTCAAGATTTATTTTTCTTATTTACTTTCTCAATAGACTTCGGGGCGCGGTCAAGTTTTTTAGGTAACATATTTTCCAAATCATAAGTAACTTTAATATTCATTGTAAGTTTCGGCACCCCAACGTGATCAATGATCCCCATAAGTTTCGCGTCTTCCGGAGTAATAAATAAATCAGCATTATTTTGCTTCTTAATCATTTTTTTATAAAAATCTTTGGACTTATTGGAATGTTGGGCGAGAATTTCCAATAATTTATCATTTAGTTTCTCGACATATCGCGCCTCATTTAGCACATCAGACGTTTTCCCCTCCGATGAAGTGCTTGCCTCATGAACCAAAATCATTGCGTTAGGTGAGGCATAACGATATCCTCTAGTGCCAAGAGCTAGCAATAGTGCGCCGCAAGAACAACTTAGAGAATTTGTAAACGTAACAACGGGCTTTGGCGAACAAGCAATAATATCATTCATACCCATTAATGAACTAATCGCACCGCCCGGACTAGAAATATGGATGAAGATTTTATCTTGGGGTTCGTCCATCAATTGATTAAACGCATCGGTAAATTTACACGCGCTATATTCATCAAACTCATTAATAGTAATATACTTAGGTCGTGCAATTCTGGCGGGGGCGTCTTCTGGGAATTCAATTAAATTGGCGGGAATGTTAGAGTGAATAATCATAAAGTCAAATATATGTTAATTGGTTGAAATGAACTTGTCAAGATTAACCTTTATACGCTGCCTTGGGAAGTTAATTTTGAATTTAAAAACTAAATTGGGCAAATGAGTAGATTCTTTGTAATATTATGTGACGGGACAGTTCATTCTTTTAACAATTAAATCAAATTTATGTCGAAGCCAAAACGCTTAAAAAATGCCCAAATTGCTAAGTTAAAAAATGAGGAGGGGAGGAAAAAAGATACTAGCCAACATGTATTTCAAAATAAAAAAATAGATTTCAAATTAAATATTCAACCCAAGCACGAATTAACGCCGCGTCAAAAAGAATTTTTAGATATTATTTTAGATAAGAAAACGAACATCGTCCTGTTATCAGGCAGACCGGGGACATCAAAAACATGGCTATCTGTTTATGCCGCACTACTTTGCGTGAATAACAAAACTCACTCAGACATACTTTTCCTGCGCCCGCCAATTGAGGTAGGAAAATCATTAGGATTTCTTGCAGGCGATAAAGTTACTAAGGAAAGTGTTTATCTAACACCGCTTTATGACAAGTTGGATGAATTGCTGCCTCGTCCAGAAGCGGATTTATTAATTAAAAATGAAACTATTGTTGGAACCGTGCCGAATTTTATTCGCGGCCAATCTTGGAATGGCAAATTTATCATAGTAGATGAGGCCCAAAATATTGATGCAACCACTCTAAAGACAATTATTAGCAGATTCGGACGATATAGCAAATTAATATTTTGTTTTGATCCTTTGCAGGCCGATGTTAAAGGTAATGTAGAAGTTATGCGTTATTTTGATTTATTCAATGACGAGTCAAGTAAAGAACGGGGGATATATTCTCTATCTTTTAAAAGCGAAGATATTGTGAGACACCCCTTCTTGAGTTACATCCTTGACAAAATCGAGGGCTGCTATAACCCGCCAATTAAATAATTTAATTATTATTAATTCTACAATAATTTCTTCGCCGCCCCAAATTTGTGTAAATACTGACATGGTGCGGCAAGATTACGAAAAAATTTATTCCGATATTGCGCAATTTATCAAATTCAACGGCATAAAGATAATTCACCGCCAATTAAGTGTTAATTATTTTGTGGATTTTCGCGATGATGTTAAGATTACCATTGATTCGTCGTTGAAAAATTCTCTCGATGGTTGTTTTTCTTTATCATCAGCTTATGAGGAATATTTACTTTGGCGCGAAGGTTCGCCACAAAAGTTTGCTCAAAAAGAAAACGTAATTAACTATCTAACAATAGTTTATAAAAACGCACAAAGAAAACTACTTCAATTCGGGGTGGATTATATACCTAGCGAACTCACAAATGGGGAATTTTCACGAGAAACCATTAATAGATATTTCAAAAGCTAAATTTTATCGTGTAAATATCATCACCCATGCCCTATAATATTCTTGAACCGATTCCTAATGCATCAATTACTGAAATTGGGGTTATTCAACTGGCTACAACTGGAGAAGCCGTAATAGGGACCGATACGACTAAAGCTATTACGCCGCAAGGGTTAAAATCTGGGCTTGATTTAAAGATTAATATTGCTTCTGTGGTTGCAGACGATACGGTTCGTTTCGCCCTCGTTTCCCCTCCCTCCCAAATAGGCCAACTGGTCCAAGTCACGGCGACGGGAAACAACTATGTAATAGTCGATCTGGCGAACCTCGCGAACGAAAACGGATACGTTGTGCTGCCTCCCGCTGGCCCCGCTCAGGTCATTGTGCGCCAAGGAACGGCGGCGGAACTCGCGGTCATTACACTGGCCTCGGGTGAGTTCGGCTACGCGACGGACACGAAATACATTTACATGGGCGACGGTGCGACGCTCGGTGGCGTTCTTATTTCCGCTAACTCGCTTGTCGTGCAGAAGACCGCTCTGGCTGTCGCTGGCGCAAACCTAGGTGGCTCTGGAACGGTTGGTTCGGTTGGATCGACAAACACGCCAACAGTTGATGTTCGTAGCGGCAATGGCGGAGCTAATCACGCTACCGGCACCGGAAATGGCGGCAATGGCGGGGGTGGCGCATCGGTCCCTCTTGCGGTCTATGGCGGAAATGGCGGCGCAGGCGGAAGCGGTGCCAACGGCGGTGCGGGCGGAGCAACAAGCACGTTTTCTATCAGGGGTGGCACGGGCGGAGCGGGCGGAGCAGGCGGAGCAGGCGGTGCTGGTGCGAATGCTCGTGCAATAACCGTTCGGGGTGGCAATGGTGGAGCGGGAGGACCGTCTGCCGCTGGTGGTGCTGGCGGTATAGTTGGCCAACTTACCAACGGCGCTTTGTCTATTGTTGGCGGTTCTGGGGGTGCTGGCGGAAACGCAGGCGAAACCGGAGGGGCTGGTGGTGCCACTGGTCAAATCGTATCAAACGGCGGAGACGGCGCGGCAGGAACGGGAGGCGCAATAGGAGGCGCAGGCGGCATTGGCGGGTCTCTTTTGATGGTCGGCGGTGCTGCATCTGGAAATACAGTCGGCGGGGCCGCTGGTTCCATCACGACTTCCGCCAACGGCATCCGCGCAGGCGGCTCCATCAACACCTCTGCGGGCGCAAGTGCGGCGGGCGGCGCGATAGACATAAGTAACTCTGGAATCATTATTAAAACGGGGACAGGATCGCCCGAATCGGTTGTAACGGCCAATGTAGGCTCTCTTTTTTTAAGAACTGATGGTGGCGCGGCGACTACGCTTTATGTTAAAGAATCTGGCGCGGGTAATACGGGCTGGGTCGGGAAATAAATTATGATACTAAATGGAGGATCGGCAACCCCCGCACCGACGCGCAAGTTTACGGGGGCTTCGTTGCATCCATTTTGGTTTGATGTAAGCACTCCAACTCCTTCGTGGGTTCAAATATCCGGAACTTCGACTGGACAATCTACAGTAAATGATGCGGTAATACAGTCTTATACAACGGCGACTCAAGTTCGCAATTGGAATTTATCCATTATCAATAATGTAAGATCGGAATCACAAATTGTTACTATAACGTCATCTAATGAAGCGATAGCAACGGTAACAGGGTCAAATATTCAATATGCCTCTGATGGCACAGCTATTATTACAGTGGCTTCGTCTGTTCGCTCGGTCCCATTTTCACTTAACTTTGCATCGCGAGGTGGTCAACTAACTACGTCTTTTGTATCATGGGTAAGCGGGTGCGCATGTAGCCATGCTTCGGCACAAGTTGATTCTCGTATAGCAGGGAAAACGGCATCTTCCGCGAAACCAATTTACACAACTCAAGATCATATTAATTCAATTTACACGCGCAACGTCTCATGCTGGGCCTATGATATCGATTTAACTTGTATGAGTCCTTGGAATTCTCAGGGCGGGTCAAATTTCGCCGGTGTGCTTATTAGTCCTCGGCATGTTTTATTCGCGGCTCATTATCAACCAGAGGTGGGCACAATTATGCGTTTCGTTAAAACAGATAATACGGTTGTAACTCGCACTATAACGGCCAAACTTACTCACCCTGCTTACGTTCCATATTTTCCAGATTTATGCGTGGCGGTATTAGATAGCGATGTTCCCGCAGGTGTTAATTTCGCAAAAGTTTTACCCGCTAACTATGCTAACTACTTCAAAAGCGCGCAGTATCGAGTAGCTATAATGAGCACGGATCAAGAAAAAAAAGCTCTTATAAAAGATTGGCTCGGTCAATATACGGCAAATAGTGGCTATATATTAGCTAATAATGTTTCCCCTATTGATTCTAAAAGATTAGAATTTGATGAATTTTTAATAGGTGGAGATAGTGGAAGCCCATCTTTTCTTATTATTAATAGCTCGTTAATTTTACTGGCCGTTGCGACAATATCTGGTGGAGGAGCTGGCACCGACTTACCGCCGCAGAAGGCCGCAATCAACACGATGATGACTACGCTTGGTGGAGGCTACCAGCTTACCGAAGTAGATTTATCATCATTTCCAACTTATTAATATTATTATATTAATTTTAACATTATTCAATTATTTTCCCTTTCCCTTATCGCTCTGTAATGGGTAATTAATATTCAACTCCAATGTCCTATAAGATTTTCCAGCCCATTCCTACTGCGAGTTATACTGCCGAGGGAGTAATCCATTTTGCTACTTCCGGAGAGGTTATTTCTGGATTAATCGAAGACGCGGCGATAAATCCCGCGACGTTAAAATATTATTTTGATAATAGCACGGGGACAAGTGGATTTTTGCAAAGTGAAATTAATTTGTTAAATAGTCAAACTGGCGAGTATTATTTACGTAGTAATCCTTCTGGATATATAAGTTCTTCGAGTTTAACACCTTACGCTCTCGTAACTTCTTTGGAGTCAACGGGGCAAACGCTGCAAAATGAAATCGCTCAATTAAATGGGCAAACGGGAAATTATTATACCAAAGATAATCCCTCCCATTATTCAACCAGTGGAGATTTGAGTTTAATAAGTGGAAATTTACAAAATGATATTAATAATCGTTTATTAGCTTCTCAAACGGGTAATTTCTACCCCTCATATAATCCTAATAATTACTCTTCCAGCGGCGATCTAACCTCCTCTTCTGGCTATTTACAAGGTGAAATCAATTTGATTAATTCTAGTGGGTTGATTTCTACTGGAAATGCAGATTTAAGATATTATCCAAAATCTAGTAATCCTAGCGGTTATATTCCGTTAACAAGCGGGGACTCTCGCTATTACGGAGGGAATAATCCTAGCGGGTTCATTTCTTCGATTCCTTATGCTTCAAATATTAGTTCCGGCGCAATTTATCTTGGCGCATACAATTGTTTAAGCGTATACACTGGAAATGTTGTTTCTCGCTCGGGTGTTTCTTCTAATGATGGCGCGACTCCAAGAACGGGAATAGATAGTGTATTACTTACCGCCCAAACAACCGGAGCGCAAAATGGTCCGTGGGTAACGAATTCCGGTAATTGGACTCGCCCAAATTGGTATTCTAGTGGCAACACTGGGCAAGCGTTTTATGGGGCGAATATTTTTATAACTAGCGGGACTTCGGGGGGCGGAACCACTTGGAAAATTAATACTACTGGAGCGATTACTATTGATACTACAAGTGTAAGTTTTGCTAAAATCGTAAATACTATTGCTACTACGGGGAGCCAAGGAGAAGTAGCTGGCCTTGCTACGTCAGCCGACGTCCGTGGATTTTCCGATAACACCAAAGCTGTTACATCACTTGTGCTCATTGATTTGATACAGCAATATCGCATTCGTGATCTTCTTCTTCCCACACCCACTAATACTGGCACCGCATCGTGTGGCGCTGGAGTTGCGGGCGATATAAACCTGCAAAGCGGAACAACGGCCAATTCTACGAGCACAACGGGAATGAGCTTTGTCTCATTCACAAATGCAAGTGTGGCGGGGGCGGGTTCTAATTCAGGTGTTGATTGGACCAAACCTATAACATTATTTTTCTCTTGGTATTACGTTTTTCAGACAGCAAACGGTATATTTAGAATAGGAATTAAACCACTGGGGTTTGGGCAACCCGCTACTAGGGGTGTTGTTCTTGAATTTAGAAATGCCCGTATGTGGGTGGTTGCCCACGACGGAACAACACTCACACAAACTGATACGGGTGTTGATACCGTCAATATGTCTGGAGCTTACATGACAATAAGTGGTGGGAATGTTTCGGTTTATGGAAAATTTAACACACTTCTTTGGAGCGGAGCAGCCGGAGCGCCCACAACTATAGGCAATAATGGTGATAATAACGTTGTTCTGAATATTACTAACGGCGCTGATGCTGCACAACATCGTATATCAATAGTCCGTAATGTCTTTATACTTGGAGGTTAATCCTATGCCACTTTTTATACAAAAAAACCCAAATCCACAAACGCTTATAGCAAAAACTTATGCTAATTTGTGTCCTTCTGGTTACGAACCTAGCACAGAAGAAAACGTTAAAATATGGGTTTCTACTCAACTTGCCGCAGGATGGACGCCCGCCCCCGTTGTTCAATCATCTGAAGATTTCATGCGACAGCTAGTTATTACGTGCGAAAATTACTCTCAAAACCGTTTAGATGCTTTAGCAAAATCTTGGGGCTACGATGATATAGTTTCATTAGTTTCTTATAAAGGAGATTTAAACCCAAGATTTAACGCCGAGGGAACCGCTGGTTTCAACGCTCGTTCTGCGGAATGGACGGCGGCGGATAATTTTCGCACGAAGGTAGAAAATGGATTAGTTGAGCCTACTTTAGAGAATTATATTACGGCATTACCTGTTTTACCAGATAAGCCCATTGTTTAATATTTGATAATATGAATTTATCAAAAATAATCTTATTTAGCTTTTTTGTTCTTCTTTCCGGTTGTAACTCTATTAGTTCTAAATTGGGCTATGTGGAAAAATCAAAAGCCGCGCAAGAACTAAGTTTGGTCATTGAAAAGAAACAACATGATATAGAATTGGCTAATCAAAAAATTCTCGCCGCGAAAGATTCCGAAATGGAACAATTAGAAGGAAATTTCCAACAAAATGCTGATGAATTATATGGCGCGCAAATAGCTTTAGAAGTAGAAACTATTAAAAGTCGTCCCGTAGAAATTGCTTCTACTCATGTCATTGCCGCCGCTGCATTTGGGCCTAAACCTTCTGTAGATGGAGTGTTAAAACAACAAGAATTGTTAAAAAAAGAACTGGATATTGCGAAGGTAACTAATGAAGATTTACAAAAAAGATTAAATGCTACTCTGGATGAAGCTGGGGCCGCGCATAAATTGCTAGATGAAAAAACTAAAAAAGTTACTCAAGTTATTAAAGATAAGCAAGATATTGAGAAAATAAACGATGAAAAAATTAGTGCCGCACAATCTAAATTAAATGACGCCAATGGGAAAATTATCTCTCAGCAAAACGAAGACTTAAAAAGTAAAGAAGCAAGAAACAAAGAGCGTATGTGGTTAATTGGAATATTTACTTTTGTGGGAATCGCTCTTGGCATCGCCGCAATATTTGCCCCCGTGTTGAAAAAACAATTCGGCATCGGCGCGGCGGTTAGTTTGGGAATCGCAATTGGCATAGTGTTAATTCCTCAATGGGTTATAACAACTGTTGCGTGTGTTCTGTTTACAATTTTAATTATTTGGGTCGCTTATGATATAGTTGTTGCAAATCGCGCCGCATCAAATACTTACCGTGCTATTCAAGATATCAAAGTTAATAAACCTGAAGTATTTAAAGAAGTCGCACCCGTGTTAAGCGAGTGGCAAACTAAGTATACGAAAGACGGGTCAACTGTTCCTGATGTTAAAGCTATGGATCATATTGATGCCGTGCTTAAAAAAACTGATTCACTATAATTACAATTTTGTCACATTTCACAATGAGCTTCATCGTGGTTATCTCATTTTAACCTTAACTCAATATTACTATGACTCTATTCATTATCTCAGTTCTCGCCCTCGCTACCGCTTTCGCTGCTGGTATTCTCGTTGAAAAGAAAAATGCCAAACGCATCAACGCGGGGCTAGACGCCGCAAAATCTGTCACTAGCTCGGTGGTTTCCGCCGCCAAATCTGTCTCAGACGGCGTAAAAAAGCTCTAATTATCAAGTAGTTAAGTTTCACACTATATCAAAATTGGTGTAGCTCTATTATTGGGCTACACCTTTTTCGCGTTTAATTTTGACGCTTATATGAAATTTCTATAACATAGTTTATAACCAATTCTATTATGTCTAAGCTATTCTGTTCTAATTCTTCTTGCGCCAAGGCGACTTCTTATGAAGGGATGAAACCCAAATTCTGTTCTCACTGCGGCGAACCTTTTGATTCGGCATTTAAAGGTGTCGCGGCGAAAATCATTACGCCAAATGCCCCCGCCCAAGTTTTTCAGCCCCAAACACAGACCCCCAGAGCGAAGTCTGTCCCGCAATATTATCAGCAACCGAGAACTCGCCGCCCCATGTTTGATGAATTTGGCGAACCAATTGAAAATGAAGATTATGTTGTGCCAGAAGTTTTCGAAATCAAAGCATCAATTCAAGGTAGCTCTCGCAAGATGAAGTTTGAAGAATTAGCAACCGCGCCAGTTGATAGAGAAGCGGGCGAACGTTCTAATGGTGGGCAATTTGACGTGCAAAAAATTCTCGCCGACGCTCAACAAAGTATGAGAAAACAAATCGCAACGGATGTTGGCGAATAATATTATATGGAAATCATTTTACCCAAACGCTATGAAGACTTATCTAAAATCATCGATGGAGAAATAAGAAAGCGGCGCAATAAATGGAAATATACCCATTTGGAATTTGAGGATGTTTCGCAGTCTCTTAGGCTCCATATTTGGAAAAAATTCTCTAAATGGGACCAACAAAGAGATTTCGCGCCTTGGGTTAATAGAGTAATTACGCGGGCGCTGATCAATATCATTCGAGATTCTTATGCCAATTTAACCAAACCTTGTGTAAAGTGCGCGGGCAATGAAGGTGATACGTTTTGTCGTTTTACTCCTTCTCATCAACAATGTAGTGAGTGTCCAATGTTTAAAAATTGGGCAAAGGGCAAAAAACATGCATTTGACATTAAACTTCCGGTGAGTATTGAGAATCACACTGACGAAGTGAGCAATATTTCAAGTAAGTTCTTTGATATAGAGGGCGCGAAAGTGCTTTTGGAGATTGAACTTAAAAAGATTCTTAACCACTCACAGTATCAAGTATTTAAGATGCTATATATTGAAAATCAAACCGATGAATATGTGGCGGAAAAAATGAATTTTAAAACCAATGAAGAAGGGCGAAAACCCGGCTATCGTCAAATCAAGAATTATAAAGACGTTATTTTAGAAGCCGCTAAAAAGATTTTAACCAAAGAAGATATAGTATAATTATGAAATTTTGTTTGAAATATATTATTGATAAATTCCATTTTTACGTTTGGAAAGAAATAACGGGATATAGACCCGATAGAACGGATTGGTATTGTCTATTACGTTCCCGTCGAGGCGGAGAAGTCCAATATAAGGCATTTGCGATTTTTGGGGATAAACAATGGCACGATATTAATGATAGCTCCGGTTGTATGCCGTGGGAGCATCCAGAAATTATAAAATCTGCCCGATATCACGGCTTAATTAAATAAAAATGGCTACACCAAGTAAATCGGCTCATATTAAGTTCTCTCCCGAACAAGAGCAAACTATTCGCGAACATTGGGATAGGTTAGATTTATTAACGTTGACTCAACGAGTTTTTAACGATCCAAATCTTAATGGGCATAATGCCGAGGCGCGGGCGGTTAAAAAATGGATAGTCGATAATGTTGATCCAGATGCGAAAATTAAAACCAGTAAAGATGCCAAGGGGTTGCCTTTTATTGATAAAGATGCGCGGACTTTGATTAAAAATAATCCAGACACGAAGCCTCTGGAGTTGGCGAAATTAATTTGGCCCAATATCAATATTACTTTCGCTAGTAACGAGTATCGGGCGGTGTGCAATGCGTTGGTGGAAATTAATCCTTGTTATATAGCTCCTGAAGATAAACTCGTTAGTGATGTGGAATATAAGCCTGTGACTTCTATTGCGAGGCTTATCCCGAGAGTTAATACTTACGTAATGAGCAAAGAAAAGGAGAATAAAAAATTCTTAGACGCCGAGAATATCAAGCCGGACGAATTAAGGAATTTAACAGCATTATTAACCTATATTCGCAGTTATAGATATATTCAGCAACAAAATAGATTCGTAAAGGATATTGACAGGGAATTAATGGAAAGTCAATATATTTCATTTACTTATGATAAGCCCGACTTACTTCCAGAGGAATTAGACTCCTACATTTCTTTGTGCGCGGAGATTGTTAATTGCTCACAACTAGATAGAATGATTCAACTTTATAACGATAAAATTCATGAAAATCTTACCGAGGAAGGGGCGAAAAAATTGAATTACGCGGATTTAGATCAAGTAGCTAAAATGAGAGAGAGCTTAAAAGAATCTAAAAAGCACGTTGAAAAATTGAAAGAAGGTTTGGTGGGGGCAAGAAACGAACGGCAAGATCAGCGCAAACAAGAAAATGCGACTATGTTGCATCTTCTTGAAGCCTTTAAACACGAGGAGTCACGGAAACAATTGGCGGTTATCGCCCAAAAGCAACGAACATTAGAGGCTCTTGAAGTGGACGAACTTGCCTCTATGGATGACGTTGTGGGGCTTATCGCCGGATTTGGGAAAAACCGTGCTAAATTTGGTTAATATGAATGCACCAAAAGATTTTGTTTGTTTACGAGATAATTCAATTCATAATAATTTAAATGAACTAAACTCTCATTTGAGGAAATTAAAAATTACCCAAGCCGCGTATTATCTATATTATTATCCGCGCCATGATTTATTAACGGGGGCGAAAATTGAATTTAAGAATTATAATCAATATTTTTCAACTTGTTTCGTCCACAAAAACAATATGAAAAAGTATTGTCTAAATGATCCGGCGAAAGGCTTGGAATTTGGTATAAATTATTTAAAAGAAAGGGTCGCGAGAAAGGGTGTTAGGAAGGCTTTTCATCAGGTGGAACTAAAATCTTTGCCATGCCCGACTATTAAATTTTTTCAAGAATTTGGGGATTATAACAAAATTTGTGAAGACATGGGATTAAAAGCTCAATTTGATTATACGAAAGAATTGCAATTTGAATATAATAATTTGGATAAAGCTGTTGTAAATTTTGATACAAGGGAACAGCAAATTATCAAATTTAATAAAGTAAAATCGGAATTAAAAACTTTAAAATATGGTGATTATTCAATAAACGAACCATATAATAGTGGTATATTTATTGAAAAGAAATCAATTTCAGACTTCGTAACTTCTTTTGGAAAAGACTACCAAAGATTGCGCCGTGAATTTGAACGATGCAAAGAGGCGGGGCACTATATGGTTGTGCTTGTTCTGAAGCCATTTTCTAAAGCTTTGGGTTTTGATTATCAATTTGAGACGCGGTATGCGAAAGTCTCTCCTGATTATGTTTTTGGAAATGTGAGAGAGATAATCAAAGAGTTTAATAATGTTCAATTTTTATTTATAGATAAAGAACGCGCTGAAGAAATTGTTTTGAAGATTTTTCAAATGGGTAAATTTGTTAAAAACTTTGATCTTCAATATAATCTAGATTGCAAATTATTATGAATAATATACCCGAAACGCCAGAAAAAATATGCCCCGAATGCAAAGTAAAGAAACCTATTTGCGAATATTACACTCGCCAAAACAAATGCAAGGCATGTGTTAAAATTAGAGTTAAAAAATACGGAGAAGAAAACAAAGAAAAAGTAAAAGCCTCGCGAGAAAGATATTATATTAACAATAAAAGGGAGATAAATAAGAAAAATGCCGAATATCAGATCAAAAACAAGGATAAGATGAAGGCGTATCACGATAAATGGCGAGAAGATAATTCGGAGAAACTGAAGGATTATTATCTAAAATATCAACGGACGGATAAAAGAAAAGAATACGCAAAAGAATATCAGAAAAAGAATAAAGAGCGCAGAAAGGCATATATTTTAAAAAATAGAGAAAAATTTAACGAACAGGCTAGAAATAGACTGCGAGAAAAAAGAAAAAACGATCCTCTGTATAGATTAATACATTCTCTTAGATCGGAAACCGTTCGCGCTGCTAAAAAAGGATATAAAATTAAGAAAACTTTAGAACTATTAGGATGCACTATCGAATTTTTTAGGGATCATATATCTTCTCGGTGGCGGGACGGAATGAATTGGGAGAACTGGAATAATAAACCGGACGGGTGGAATTTGGACCATATTTTACCTATTGATTCTTTTGATTTTTCTAAACCGGAATCTTGGGAAAAATGTTTTCATTATACTAATTTACAACCGCTTTGGAGAAAAGATAACAGGGCTAAGTGGAATAAACTAGACTGGAAACCAGAAAACAAAAAGGATAAAAATGGCATGGATTGAACCAAAATGGCAAGAAAAGAATTTTAGTGATTTTAATCAAGAAATTCTTGATTTAAAGGGGACTCTTGAGGACGAACAAGCGCGAATACTGCTCGGCAAGTTTCTTACTTATAATCTTCAATTTACAGTTGAGATTTTATTTGGCATTAAACTCCACCCTCGTCAAGCTATTTTACTTCGTAGTTGGTTCCATCATAACTATAACATGGCTATATGGTCACGCGGCGGCGGCAAAAGTTCAATCGTAGGATGGTTCTCGGTTTTATACTGTTTATTCAACCCAAAAGTTGCGGTTCTCATTGTAAGCCAGAACTTTAGATCGAGTAGACGTATCTTGGAAAATCTTGAAAAAATTATCGAAAGTAAAGAAGGTTATTTAATTAAACAATGCACTAAAGGCGGGCTATCTCGTCGTAACGATATTTTTAAATATGAATTTAATAATGGATCAACATTGACCGCTGTGCCTCTTTCTGGCGGTGATGGCTTACGTGGTTTGCGCTGTCAGGTTTTGATTATTGATGAGGCGGTTCTTATCTCAGAAGCTATTATTGAAACTATTTTGAAGCCTTTCCTTGTGGCGTCCGGTGACATTAAACAAAAACTAAAATTACGCGAATTAGAGGAAAAATTGATAAAGAGAGGTATGTTAAAAGAAGAAGACCGCGAAGTATTCGCATCTGCTTCAAAAATGATTTTATTGAGTTCCGCATCATATCAATGGGAAGATTTATATAAAATATATCAAAAGTATCTAGAAAGAATTGATAAAGATACTGAATCTGATATTAAAATAGCTTCCTATTGCGTCACTCAAATTAGTTATAAGGCCGTGCCAGAAGACTTGCTTGATAAAGGCGTAATTAAAGACGTAGAGGGTGGGAATCTTTCCCAAGCAATTATTGACCGCGAATATGGCGCAAAATTTGTTAGTGATAGCGCGGGCTATTTTAGTGCAAAAAAAATGGATATTTGCACTATCAAAGACGGTCAACGCCCCACAATAGAAATTATAGGAGAAAAAACCGCTGAATACGTTCTGGGTATCGACCCTTCGTTTTCAAGTGCGGAACATAGTGACCATTTCGCGATGAGTTTATTAAAAATCATTGAACGCAAAGATGGTAAGCGTATAGGTATGCTCGTCCACTCTTATGCTGTGGCAGGTGGTGACTTAAAAGACCATATTTTGTATTTATACTATTTATTAACACATTTTAATATCGTTTATATTGGAGTAGACTCTACGCAGGGTAACAACGAATTTACAACTTCGGCAAATGAGTCTAAATTATTTAAAAATGCCAATTTAGAGCTTCATGGGATAGAGGCTGATTTCGGCAAAGACAGTCAAAGCGAGGTTGCGGGGCAAATTAGGGTTTCTTATAACAAAACTGGAGGCAGAATTGTTCAAAAGCAAAACTTTAATAGTTCTTTCCAAAGATCGTCTTGCGAGTATTTACAATCTTGTCTAGACCATTCTAGTATTCTTTTTGCGGGGAAAGCATGTGCAGTTGACGGTGTAGTTGACTCTATGAGGGGTGATTATCCAGAAATATTAAAAGAACATAAAGAATTTAAAGACGAACAGGCTGATTCTTTTATATCTAATCAAGATTTTCTTATTGATTTGACAAAGAAAGAATGTGCGCTAATTGAGGTTTCCACTTCCGCTGGCGGTATTTTATCGTTTGACCTTCCCCAAAGTTTGCGCCGCTCAAAGTCCCCAACTCGCGCTAGGAAGGACTCATTTAGCTCTCTCATGCTCGCCAATTGGTGTCTAAAGAACTACCTCGCATCCCAAGATATTAAAATCGAAGATGTTCCTTCTACATTCACGCCCTTTGCGGTTTAAAGTAAAAGTAGCATTTCACAAAGCACAATTTGTTGGGTATTTCTCCTCTGTAAAGTCACTTTGAAGTCACAATTTAACATTTATGGCCCGCTCTTATAATAAAAAATCCGCTTATTGGCAACAACGTTCTGCGCAGTCTCAGGTAGAAGCTATTGGTGGAAATCCTTCCGTCCCAGTCGTTAATGTAACTGATAAAATTGATTACGAAATCAACGGCGGCGATTCTTATATGTATGGGGAGGCGTCCAATAGTAGCACATATCGTCAGCAAAGTTCTCTCGTAGACCAATCTATTTTTCATAACGCATTTCCGAATTTAGATGGCGGCGTGCTTCCTTATGCGAATACTAATGCCTATTTAAATATTACCGAGTGCATTACTCTTTGCCAAAAAGCTTATGCCAATGTCGCGGTGTTTAAAAATACAATTGACGTAATGACAGAGTTTTCGACTGCCAAAATTCATTTGCGCGGTGGAAGCGAAGCCTCGCGCAGTTTCTTTTATAAGTGGTATGAAAAGATTAACTTAGGTCAACTTAAAGAAGAGTTTTTCCGTGAATATTATCGTAGCGGTAATGTTTTTCTTTATAAAATTGATGGTAAATTTTCCAAAAACGACTATATTAAACTTCAGGCGGCGGGGGCTTCTAGGGAAAAAATTCCCCTTCGTTATATTATCATTAATCCGGCATCCATTGCTATCGAAGGTGGTATTGGCTACGCGGGTAGATATTTAAGAATGTTATCGCGCTTTGAAATCGAACGCTTACGCCAACCCGTTACCAGCGAAGAAAAAGCAGTATTTGATTCCCTTGACAAGGAAACCAAATCATATATTCGCGCATCAGTTGGCGCGGCGTGGAAAGAAATTTATGTAAGTATCGACCCGCAAAAACTTTCTTATGTGTTTTATAAAAAACAAAGCTATGAGCCTTTTGCCGTTCCAATGGGATTCCCCGTGTTGAACGATATAGAACACAAATTGCAATTAAAGAAAATGGACATGGCGTTAACTCGCACTATTGAGAACGTTATTCTATTAGTGACAATGGGCGCGGAAAAAGAAAAGGGTGGTATTAACTATCAGAATATCAAAGCATTACAAGAATTGTTCGCAAATCGTGCGGCGGGGCGCGTAATTGTTTCTGATTATACAACTAAAGCAGAATTTATTACCCCTGATATTCACGAAATTTTAGGTAAAGATAAATATGAGGTTGTCAATCAGGATATCCAAGATGGCTTACAGAATATTTTGATGGGTAGTGAAAAATTTGCTAATCAATTTATTAAAACAAAAGTCTTTATCGAAAGGCTTAAAGAGGGGCAAGACGCTTTTCTTAGAAACTTTTTAATGGTTGAAATGCGCAATATTGCCGAAGCTATGGGGTTTAAATCTTGCCCGATTCCTATTTTTGAAAAAATTGACCTTAAAGATGAAATCCAGTATGCTAAAGTTATCACTCAATTAGCCCAATTAGGGTTACTTACCGCAGAGCAAACTTTTGATACATTGGAAACTGGATTGCTCCCTGATCCTGATACGGTTGAATCATCCCAAGAGAAATTTAAAGACTTGAAAGACAAGGGATTACACGCGCCGTTAATTGGAGGTCAAAAAGATGATGGTCGTCCTGATGGAAGTAAGGCTCCGCAGACGACTAAAAATATTAAACCTATTGGGAGCGGGAAAAGCAAAAGTGGCAAGGCTAGTGATATTTATTCTCAAAAAGCTATTCAAGATACCTATGTATTATCTAGCAATTTAACTGCTACAGCGGAAAAATTACTCAAGACTAAATATAGCGTTAAAAAATTAAATAAAGAGCAAAAAGAAGTAGCTTTTAATATCACTAAACAAGTTGTGAGCGGGAACGAAATTTCTCAATGGGAAACTTCTCTCGCTTCGTTTATTAATGACGAAAAGCCTGTCGAGAGCGAATCCGTAATTAGCGCGGCTCAATTAATCGCGAAGGAATTTGATTTAGATTCTTACAATGCGGCGATTATGCTCCACTCTAAGGGTTTAATCAAAGAGTAATTCCCAATTAAGATAATTTCGGGTAATAATTAATTATGCCTCTGGACACGTCTTTATATCCTTTTTCCGCTAGGTTCCAATGTTTTGCAAATGTTATCACTCCTACGGATAAAGAGGAAATGGTAGCGAAAGCTTCTTTGAGCGATTTAAAAGCATTGCTTCCAGAAGGCGTTGACCCCGATGAGAATCCAGATTTATTATATTTTGCGGCCAATGGTGCAGTTGCGGGTATGTCGAATTCTAATGGCGATTCAATCACCGTCGAAAAAGCTCTAGAACTTTATCCATTTACTAAAAATAAATATATCAATGTTGACCATAAAAAGGAAATTGTCATAGGAACATTACTTTACCCCGGCTTATCTGCTTATGGTAGCAATGAGTTAATTACTCCCGAAGAGGCGGGTAAATTAGATACTTTTAATCTTTCTCTTATCGGAGTTGTTTGGAAGGCAATTAAAAAAGAGCTAATTCAAGTTCTAATCAATGCCTCGGACGTTACGCATCCAACATTTGGTAGAATTTCATTATCTTGGGAAATATTTTTTAAAGACTTCGATATTGCGATTGGCTCTAAGATTATCAATAACGCTAGAATAATTTCCGACCCAAAAGAAAAGGTCAAATATTTACCCTTTTTAAAATGTAAAGGTGGCCCCGGATTCGTTGATGGCGAGCCAATTTATAGAGTTATCACTGGGGATGATGTTATTATTGGTGGTTATTCTTTTGTAACAAATCCCGCCGCTGATGTAGAAGGCGTGGCGGTTATTTTAGATAAAAAAGTAGAGAATAATACATTAATTATTGATGACGCCGCCGCTAAAGCAAGTTTAAATAATTCATTACCAGCGAAAAATAATGCAATTCTCATTTCACATTCTCAAAAAACAATTGTAAATACTAAAATAGATAAAATTATGCCTACCATCCTTAAAATTGAAGATATCGCCGCTAATTGGGACTCTTTCAAACTTTTAGAAGCTACTGCCGCTAAAAACGAGATTGACGAACTTTTCAAAAGTGGTATTCGCGCCGCTGACGAACAATGGCGCAAGCAACTGGTTGAAAAAGACGAAGCCCTTGCTAAAGTCCAAACCGAGTCAAAAGCCGCCCTTGAGCAAGTTCAAGCTGTCCAAAAACAACTTAACGAAACTCAAGCTAAGTTACAAGATATCGAAAACGAAAAACTCAATAAAGTAAAGGCCGAAGTTTATAACGAGCGTATGGCTGATATTGATTCTGAGTATGATCTTGATGACGATGACCGCCAAGTTTTGGCCTCAAAAATCAAAGAGATTAAAGCCGATGATGAATCTTACGCTTCATTTAAGAAAGAGTTTGCTGTTATGTGTAAGGAGAAATCCAAAGCTTACAAAGACGAAGCCAAGAAAAAAATGAAAGAAGAGTTCCTTAAAGAACACGCTTCTGCTCTTGCTTCTGCCGAAAAACTGAATGGCAAAACTCCCGAACAAATTGCTGAAGAGGCACTTGCAAGTGCAACTCTCGAAAATATCACTCTCACCAACGGACTTTCCGTTAATAAGAACGTTCTCGCTAGTATGACTGAAACCTTCACAAAGGGAATCAAAATCGCTGCGCCGAATCGTAAATAATTTTAACCTTAACAAAACAAAAATCAAAATAAGCTAAAGCTTACCTCCTATGCCTACTATTATCAACAAACTGTTTCCTTATCGTTCATATAACGAAACCGATGTAGTCTCCCTTTTTGCCCACTCTAATACTGGTCAAGCTGGCGAACTTGTTTCTATTGTTAACTTCGCGCCTGATTCTGGCGACGGTTACACCAATATCGCCCCCGGCAATACTTACCCGAATGTTTATAGCGTTCGTTATGCCACTACTGCCCGCGTTACCCCTTCCGCCTCTGGCGACACCAAGTATGCCGCTCTCGGTATTACTCTTAAGGACACTCGCGAGTATGACGAAAACGGCGAAAAGCTGATTTTCCACCCGCAGCTTATTGAGAAACTTAATTGTATCGTTTCCGGCCAAACCGTTCCGGTCCTTACTCGCGGTATTCTCCAACTCGCCTCCGCTGCTTACGTTGGCATTCCTCTCCCCGGTTATGTCGGCGTAATTGATAACGGTGGCAACGGTATTATCCGCGCCCTCGCTCCTACGCAAGTCACTGGTGCTGCTACTGGTTACGCCACGAATCAAATCGTTGGTAAGTTTATCTCTAGCTCAGGTTCCAAACTTGGCGGTTCCGCTTTCTTCAAACTGGAACTCTAATACGATTTTTACTATTAACAAAACCTTTAAAAAATAATTATTATGAATAAAATCGTTCTAGAAAATAATGTTGAGCAAATCGAGCTTATCAAAGCAATGGCTTCTAAAGACCCGATCAAAGCGGGTCAAGCTCAACAGGCTTTCGCCGCTTCAGTCGGCCCGATCATCCAACAGGTGATTAATCAGGCTCCGGTTGTTTCTAACATGTTCAACCCGCTGCCTTTCCCCGAGTATGGTATGCCCTCCATCCCGCTTGACCTTTTCTATGACATTCGCGATACTGATTATGTCCGCGTTTGGTCACAGTCAACCCCCGGCGGTCTGCCTACTAACGAAGTGCATGGTTTCCAAGAGTTGAAATTCACCACTTATGACCTCTACAGCGCGGTTGCTTTCCTCAAGAAATTCGCCGCTCAGGGTCGTATTGATATTGTCGCTCGTTCGTTGAACAAAATGGCTCAGGAATTCCTCGTTAAGAAAGAATTCAACGCCGCGACTGTTCTTCTTGCCGCTCTTGCTCAGGCTTCAACCCCTGTCAACGGTGTCGCTAAGAAACACGTTATTCGTTCTGGCACCGCTGGCACGATTGTTCTTGATGACTTCCTTGCTCTGTTCAATCTTAGCTCCCGTATTCTGAGTTCATTCGCTGGCGGCACTCCTACTTGGTCTGCTGATAGCGTTACGGACCTCGCGGTTTCTCCTGAGATTGTCCGCAAGCTGCGTGGTTTCGCCTTCCAGCCCATGAACACCATCGGCACCGTTACGAATATCCCTGCTCATGACGCCCTTCGTCAAGAGGTTTACAAATCCGCTGGCGTTCCTAGCTTCTACGGAGTGAACATCATGCAGATGCAAGAGCTTGGTGTTGGTTACAAATACAACACTCTGTTCGGCGCGCTTGCTGGTTCTACCGCGTTCCCTGATGCTACTGGCGCGGGCACGACCGCCTTCAATCCTGCTACCGAGCAAATTAGCATTGCTTTTAACGCTAACATTGAAGGTCTGTTCCGTCCCGTTGCTACCGATAGCGACACCAACTCCGAAGTTGTTGTTACTCCCGATAATTCCTTCGCGGAACGTCAGAAGAAAATCGGCTTCTATGCCTCTGTTAATGAAGGTTTTGTCTGTAGTGACGCTAGAGAGCTTACAGGTCTGATTATCTAAGAACAACTTAGGTAAGTAAATCAAAACCCCGAGGAGAAATCTTCGGGGTTTTTTATTTTTCTCTTAAAATAGTAGTCACGATAGTTCACATGAGTCTCCAAATCGCGTATAGTATATTGCTATGCCAACAGGTCACAAAATATATTGGAGCCAAAACGAAATTGAACTACTTAAACAAATTGGTAATTCTAAAAAGATTAGCCAAATTCAAAAGGATCATTTTCCCTTGCATTCTATCGAACAGTTAAGTAGGAAGCGTGCTGAATTAGGTATCACAATAGCGAAAAATATTCCTTATGAACAATGGGAATTAGATATTATTAAAGAAAAATATCAAAAAGCTGATAAAGTGGAAGATTTTATTCATTTATTAAAAGCTGGGCGGCACCGTAGCCAAGTTGTTATTCAGGCAAACAAAATGGGACTATATAAACAAATTGAATATAACAAAAATCGAGAATATTTTGATGAGCCTAATTTGGAAAATTGCTCTATTGCGGGGTTTATTGCTGCTGATGGGAACGTTTATAAAAATAGGCTAACTATAAAATTAGCTAATAAAGATCATGATTTTTTATGTAAAATACGCGATAGCATTGGATATTCTGGGCCAATTTCCGTTGTTGATCGGGTAATAGAAGTAAAAGTTCATCCCGAATATCAATATCCGGCTAGAGTAGCAAAATATTCTATTCTTCAAGTATCCTGTCCCGAATATATCGAACCTCTCTCTAAAAATTGGAATATTATTCCTAATAAAAGTCTAATTTTAAAATGTCCAAATATAAAAAACTATGAACAATGCTTGGCATATCTTGCTGGATTGATTAACGGGGACGGAAGTGTATCCCTATTAAAATCTCCAAAGTCTAAAATGGGAAAATTTTTAGATATAAATATTACGGGGACTAAAGAAATTTGTGAGTGGGTTAAATTTATGTGTGATTTAATCGCCCCATATAGCTCGAAAGCCTTATCTAATATTTTTGTTTCTGAAACTGGGAAAAGAGGTTCGGCGGTTACTTATCATATCGGCGGTTCTCGTGCCGTAATCATCGCCCAAGAAGTCCTCAAACTCCAAGATAAAATCCTCCTATTAAATCGTAAATGGGATAACGCAAGAAATTATATCAAAGAACAAGAATCTATCGAAAAATATATGCTAACCCAAGAGTCTTTAGAGAAAAATATCTCTTATATAACTCAAAATCGTCATCTTTTCGAAGAAAAAATTTCCCAATATAACAAAAATGGGTTACTCTCCTTTAACAACACCTAATTATGGCTAAAAAATCTAAAGTAAAATTTGAAGAACTAACCGCAGCCGATGGACAGGCAAAAATTGATTCATCGGGGCTAATCGACACGGCTCCGTTTGACCCTACCGCCGCCAATCCTTACGGCAAATATAAAACCGTTTACGAAATTTGCGGAATGAAAGACCGCACATATAAAACCAATGATATTAAAGTTTATGAAGCCTTCCTTCGCGAAATGAATCTTGCGGATTTACAGGGTCATAGTTATGATATTGGAATTTTACCTACTGATAATCGGAGTCTCATGATTGATAAGCTACTCCGTGAATTTAAACTTAAGACAAGTGAATATAGCGGTGCGGTTATTCCTCAAACTAATTACGACCATATTAAAAACGATCCCGAGTTGCAGAAGAAAGTTAATGATATCTTGAGTCGCTCACGATAATTATTCGTTAACATCAACGGGGGCTATTTTAGAGAGTAAATTTCTAATTTAGCCCTTTTTCGTGTAATATTTGATATGTCTTGCGATCTATATAATTTAGCCTCTGGTAGCTGGGACGAAATTGGTCAACCTACCGCAATCTCCATCGGCTATATTTCCGGTTGGTATATTAACAATATCGGCAAACTTAATAACGCTATTATTACTTCTTATAGCGGTATCGGCGGCACAGGTATTGACCCATGTTTAGGCGCAGAAGAAAGTGATATTTATAAAGAACTTTACAAAGTTCAATATTATGATCGTCAAGCTAGTTCATTTTTGGGCGCAGCGGGGGTGTCTCTTTGGACAGAAATCAAAGATGACGTAAGTGCCGTGAAGCGTCTTTCGCCCAATGAAATTGCTAAAACTTTTATTAATTTACGTAAAGAAGCGCAAAAGAATCTTGATAATATGATATTTGCGTATCAGCGCAATAACGCAAAAACAGTCGTTATTGATATGGGTTCACCAACCGAAGTTATTCTCTGGGGTTCTGACGGCACTATTAATCAAGATAGAACTTATTTACACTAATTATGGCGGGATTTATTTCAAGCGCGGACGAAACAGATTTTAGGAATACAATGGCGTTGGTTCATGAAACATGGGCCAAACCCGTGATAATTTATCAAACCTCTCAAAAGACAGTAATTAGCACTAACCCCAATCATAATTTTCTCTATAATAGCGGTCCGAACCAAACGCAAATTCAAGAAGTTGTTAATAGCGGAATATATAATTTAAGAATTCATTATCCGAAAGACGAAAAGATTAACGATTTTACGGAGGGTGGGACAAAATCTTCTAATCAAACCAACCTGCGTAAAAAAGATTATTTGGTTAAAATTATTTGTAGCGGCGATGCCCTTCCCGTGTTAAATAATTGTAAAAAAATCTATTTTAATGATTCGTTTTATCAAATCGAATCTGATCCTCGGCCTCATGGCGTAGTTAGCTATCAGTTTTATAATTTTTATCTCAAGGCCGTTAATTAAAAATGGGCATTAATATTGCAGTTTTTCGTAAAGAAATTGATAAAGCTGTGGATAGAAGTATTTATCCTACGGCAAAAAGGAGAATCGAAAAACAAATAGAAGAGTATAAACAAGAGGCAATTAAAAAATTTGAAGATTCGCCCATTACCCAAGAACTCTCAGAAGCCTCAATGGGGAACTCAGATACTCGCAGTCAATTTCTCACAAATGGAAATCTTTATGGCTTAATGGGGTTTAATCAAGATGATGGTGATCCCACGGAGCCGATTAAGAACGCCCTAGAAGAGGGTATTAATATTATGTCAATTAATAAACGTAATACTAATGATAAAATGGTTTATCGAGTAGAGGCGCGAGTGGGGGTTATTACCGTTGATGAATTAGAATCAATTTCGGTCCAATATAATCATTTGGGTTGGACAGGGAGAAGTTGGTTAGATATGGTAAAACGTGGCGTGGGGGGCTTCCAACGGACAATATTTAAAGATTATAGTGAAAATGCTAATTCAAGGTCAAAAATGGCCTTGCAATCTAAAAATGGCAACGTGCGCGGCGAAACTTTTAATGGGGTGAAAATTCCCTATGTGAATGAGTTCTTGGCCGAACTGAAAGCAAAAATTCGCGGGCAACAATAATCAGTGTAATTAAATCGTGAAACAAACCTTTTCCCATACTCTTCTTGGCTCATTTTATTTGTGGTTTGACCATTATTTGTTATCCACGGGGGAGGCGTTTTCTAATGAAACCACTATTTTTTATCCCTCAACTGATGCAAGTTTGCCCGGTTATGTAACTTACGCATCTCCTTATAAGCAATTAGTTTACGACTCTAGTATTCCCGGCGCGAATGTTTTAAGTGGCGTTGCCCCCATTAATACCGAGCAATTTATTGGAAGAGGAACTAGCGGGCTGATGTTTGATTATCAAAATGGTAGAATTTTCTCTAATTTGGCCGTTTCAGGGGAACTTTATAATTATATTACGGGTTCTTATAGTGGAACAACCCCCGCTTATGTTCAAGATTGTAACGCAACTTATGTTTATTCTGGCGGGCAATTAGTTTCAACTACGGGAATATCGCAAGGGTTTTATTATTTCTACAATGCGACTAATTTGGATTTAACTTCTCAAACAATTCCTGCATTTAGTGGCAATTATGCGAAAAAGGAATTTAACACTTATATTACTTCGGAGTCTAACCAACAAATAGTATTTGAATCAATTATGGGCAACGATAATAATGTGGGTTTGCCCGCAACTGGTTTATCTCCATATATTTACGCCGCGCCGTGTTCAGTTATATCGCTTTCAGAAGGAGATAATGAGCCATTTACTTTCGGCGGGCAAGATTTGACCAAAATGAGCGCGAATGTGATGTTGATTTGTAAAGACCAATATCAAATAGATGGAGTTCTTTCTCTGTTAAGAGATACTAATAATTTAATGTTTCCATTAATTCCCTTGGATTATATGCCATTGAACTTTTATGGAGATATTAAGGATAATTTAAGCGGGGTTTACAATTATAATAATTATGTAGCCCAATTTGGCTATGCGAACAATTTGGCTTGGGTGAAGAAAGTCCATGTGAGTAAAGTTAGTGAAAAGACCAATAATGTTAATAATTACTTTGTGGCGTTTGTAAATTTTGATATAAACATGCAACGCTATCCTCGTAGGAGCCAATAAAAAAGAAAATACCCTTTAACACTTCACTTTCCCCCAAAATTGTTGTAATGATTATTTATCAAACTACATCTCAATTAATAATCAATAATTACTATTTATGTCTACTCCTGTTTTTAGCCGCAGAATTTATCAGATCAATGGGGTCATGGTGGGGCCAAGTGGCGCGAACGCTTCTGGCGCACATTTTAGCCTTGGCAACTCTGGGACGAACTTACTCCAACAGATTTCTCGCGTAACAACTACTCGCGATGGATTTCAAGCCAACCGCACAAATATTACGCAATTTGGCCAACTCGCTCCCATTGCTCGTCTTGTGACCCAATCGCCCACCGTTAACTTAAGCTATTCTTATTATGCAACTGACGGAAGTGCGGAAAAAATGGTCGGCCTTAATATCTCCGGCTCTGGCCACGGTTCCGCCCTTCAACATATCATCGACCGCACCCAAGCCGAAAAGAATTTCTTCATTCCTACGGTTGCCGAGGGCACAGATTTAGCGACCCTTTCTGGTAATTCTGTAGTTGACGTTCGCGGTTTCGGTAATGCCGCCCTTTCTTCTTATTCCGTTTCTGCTGCCGTTGGTGGTTTCATGACCGCTTCTACCACTTGGGAGGCTCTTAATGCCACTTATGATGTGGGCGGAACTGGCAACGCTATTCCTGCCGTTGATCACAATACTAGCGCGCAAATTACTGGTTATACTTATAATATTCCTCTGGCTACCTCTGGGACGGTTGATCAGCCTATTGCAATTCGCCAAGGTGATTTATTTGTTGATTTATCTCAAGTTTCTACGACTCTTGGCGCAACTGTTACTGGTGTCGGGGCCGCGAATATTCAATCGTTCACCATTAATGCCCCGATTTCTCTCGAAGTTCTCCAACGCTTAGGTTCTAAACAAGCCTATGCTCGTAATATTAATTTCCCCATTAACGTTACGTTTTCGATTGATGCTCTTGTCAATCAGTTGAACAACGGTTCTGTTACTTCTTTATTCTGTGATAATTCCACTTATAATCTACAGGTTTCGGCCACCCTTCCGAAATGTGACTCTACTACTGGTAATTCTATTCTGATTTACACACTCGTTGGCGCGCAACTTGATTCAGCGGAATTCTCCGAAAGCGTCGGCCCCGCCCAGACTGTCACGATGCAGTTTAGTGCTCCTATCGGTGGTTCTAGCGATACACTCCACGGATTCTATATCTCTGGGGTAAATCCTTAATTAGTTAGTCAGTTAGATATAAAATTCTCCTAGTTAATCGCTGGGAGATTTTTTGTGCCTAAATTTAATTTCACATTTATAATCATTTAGGTTAATCAGTTTTAAGGAACAAGGTGGGTTAACAAAGGATTATTATGGAGGCAAAAGATTATTTACAATTCAACGCGATTAAAAATGTAAAAGGGATTTCCGTGCAATTTTTAGAAATTCTTGAAGATATTCAATATCAACATGATGAGCAATTTTATAAACTCCTTTCCGCGCTTCCTCCCGAGTATAAAAATCTAGTCATCCAAGCTAATTTTTTCGATAAAGAAGCCTATGGACATTTTCGTAAAAGAGTTCTCGACCATGCGGGTTCCGCGACAAGAAATCTCCAAGACGAATTAGATAAATTTGACATTCAATTTAAAAATTAATAATATACTACAATGACTCCTCCCAGCCTAGAAACACCGCAAGGCCCGCAAAAGAAAATTATCTATGATTTTCTATCTTCTATTACTGATGAAGTAGAAAAATCAGAAACCCGCATGGAAAACGGGGCGGAAATTACTGTAAAAACGAAAGTCCAAGATAAAATTCCTGTCAAGATTCTTATTTATAAACCCACTCGCAAACAACGTGAAGAGGCCGAATTAGAATATAGTAAATATCTCTATTTTTGTATGGATCAAGGGTTATACACCAAGAATCAAATTGCCAAAAAATATAATGATTTTGGTGGAGATTTGTCCAAACAAGACGCTGATTATTATGTGAAGCTTCAAACCGAATTGGCGATTAAAATTGGCGAAATTCAACATTATAATTCTAAAGATATTTCTACATTGACCGAAGAAGAAAAGGACGCGGGCGCGAAACTTTACGCCGAACTTTCTATTCTAAAACATTCAACTATTGATTTTGAAACCCAACGCAGCGCGATTTTCGACCATAGCGCAGATCAAAAGGCATTTTATAGAATTCTTAATTGGTTCACTGTGTTTTTGACTCATAAAGAAATTAATGGGAAGGTTGAGCCTATGTTTAAAGGCGCGACTTTTGAAGAAAAACTTGATGAATATGAACGTCTGGGTGAAGAAAAAGATGAATTGTTTTTCAATGTAAGAAACAAACTTTCAGCTATTATCGCTTATTGGTTTAGCGCATCGCCGCAAACTCGCGAAGATTTTAAGCCTATCGAGGAAGAATTAGGAATTTAATTCCTTATGGTTGAGCGGAAACAGTTAGAGTTAAAACGCATATTTCATGCGATTTCAATAGGTTATTCGTCGGCAAAAATTGGCTCTCAAATTGTTTATATCAAGCATTTTACATTATCCGACCAAGTTGATTTAGATTCAAATTATGAGCAAGTTTACGAAGAATCTAAATCAAAGGGCTTGCCCACTGAAAATGAAGTCGTAGAACAATTAAAACGTCAAGGATTTTGGAAGCAAAGCGATGAAGAAGAAATTAAAGCAATAATGCTTTATATTGATAGGTTGCGCCAAACTAAAACTAAGCAAACTATTCCGTCTCAAGTAGAACAAACTCAAAGACTTATAGAAGTAGAGTTATCTAAATTAGATAAAAAGAATAAGCAAAAATCTTCCCAAATAGGCAACACTTGTGAAAAGTTGGCCGCGAATAGATTAAATGGATATTTTATTTTCAAATCCTTTTACAAAGATAAGGGGCTAACCATTCCATTATACTCTGAGGAAGAATTTGATTTGTTAGAGGATGAAGCGTTGGATGATTTAATTAAAATTTACAATAGCGCAATTAATAATATTAATACTAATAATATCAAATTAATATGTTTGCAATCATTTTTTCAAAACTATTTTTATTTGACTGAGAATTTAAGCGATTTCTGGGGGAAGCCAATTATCCAATTAACAAGTTTTCAAAGCGAAATTTCAGCTTATGGCCGATATTTTAAACAATTATTGTCAAACACCAAGGATATTCCCGATGAAGTTCGCAATGACCCTGAAAAACTCATTGATTTTGTTAATTCCAGCAGTAATATGAAGGAGGAAACCAAAGAAAAGGGTGAAAATGCTCTATCTATTATGGGTGCGACAAAGGAAGATTTGAAAGCAGCGGGGCTAGAAACAGGGAATCCATTGGCGTTGCAAGCACGTAAAAAGAAGGAAGCGGGATTGGGTGGGTTAACTTCTAGTGAAATCCAACAGATTCAAGAGGGACAGACGCTTTATAAGTAAGTTCACTCTTGGGGGATTTTTGTGTAATATTTTTCAAGGAATAAGGATTTAAAATATACCCATGCCCGAAGCATTCACATACAGCGCGGATTTTGATTTTTCTAAAGGCTATCGCACGGCGGCAGAGGCACAAAAGAAAATTGAGGCATTAAATTTTAGTAAAATTAAGCTAGATTTTGATTCCGCTGGGCTAAATAAATTAAGCGGCCCGTTGGGTAGATTAAGTGGTCAAGCAAGTGAGTTTAGTAAATCTTTAGAGGCTTCAAATGCCCGTGTTCTCGCATTCGGTTCTTCAGTGGGGATTCTCGCGGCGGTTTCCAAGGGAATGAAAGATTTAGCTACTAATGGTATCGAGGTGCAAAAAATCCTCGCTAATATCAATGTGGTGTTGAATCTCTCGAAGTCTGGATTAGAATCTTATTCCAAGCAACTTTTCGATGTGGCGCGCAACACGGGGAGTAATTTTAAAGATATTGCTGAAGGAGCGAAGGAATTAGCTCGTCAAGGACTCGGCGCGGCGGAATCATTAAAAAGACTAAATGACGCGGCGATTTTATCAAGGTTAAGCGGGCAATCACTAAAAGAATCAGTTGGGACTCTAACTAGCGTTATTAACAGTTACAATAAAGAAGTTATTACTTCTACTGATTTAACTAATAAATTAGCCTCAATTTCTTCTCGTTTCGCGATTTCGGGTAAAGATATTGCCGATGCGCTTCAGCGTGTTGGTAGTTCCGCCCAAGATGCGGGGGTTAATATTGACCAATTAATTGCGTTAATTACTTCCGCTCAACATATTACAAATCGTGGCGGCGACGTTATTGGTAACGCGCTCAAAAGTATTTTTCAGCGCGTCCAACGTAATGACACGGTGGATCAACTTCAAGCAATTGGCGTCGCCGCGAGAGACGTGGCAGGCAATACTCGTTCCGCCGTTGATATTTTAAAATCATTAAGTGATGTTTATCCGAATTTAAATAAAAGCCAGCAAACTTTTATTACGGAATTAACGGGTGGCGTATTCCAAGCAAATCAGCTAAAGGCCGTAATTAACGATCTTTCTACTGGCTATTCTACTTATAAATCCGCGCTTGATGATTCAATTAATTCTACTGATACGGCAATCAAACAAAATGCGAAGCTTAATCAAACTTTAGCATCTAATTTAAATGTTATTGGGCAAAATTACAAACAAGCTACTGGAAAATTTGGCGAATTAGCTATTAGCCCAGTAATTAAAAAAGTTGTTTCTACTTCCGATCTTTTAAGCGAGACTTTTGTTGGGAGCGGGAAAGGACCGGAAACCTCTGGTCAGAAATTTGCGGAAGGATTTTTTAAAGGTATTGGGAATTTCGTTGCTGGCCCCGGCACGGTGATTTTTTCCGCTATTATTGTTGGGTTACTTAGAAAATCTTCTGAATTTACCAAGGGGGCTATTAAGAATTTAATTGATGTCGCGGTAGGAAACGAAAGAGTCGCGACCACCCAGCAAAAGATAAATCAGTTATTACAGGCCGCAGGAACAGACTATCAAAAATTAATCGCGGGAGCTAATTCCTTAGCGGAAGTCGAGTTGAGAATCGCGGCAATTAGAGAGCGTTCGCAGGGGTTGTCTAATATTAAATCATCTCTGGCTATCGGAATCGCCCAAAGGGAATCCGCTGGTTCGCTTGCTAAATTGACCGGAAGAGTAAATAATTATGCTGATCCTTTACAAGAAGCAATCAACAGAGAGAAAATTTCTGGGGTAAGCGAAAAAGATATTTATGTAGATACTGATAAGAGATTGATTTCTCCTAGCAATCCAATGGGATTATTGGTTGCAAATAAACGTGACGAGCCATTAGGTGGATTTCAAGGGGTGAATAGAGCTTTGGCAATGGGTGCGAATCCCAATATTGCCCAAAAAATTCCGAATTATGCCGCATTTGATAGTTTATCTAGAAATTTAGGAGTAAACGAATCTCCCTTTTCTCAATTTTTAATTACGCCCGAGCAGTCTTCTAAATTAAGAAGCCTTTTTGGTCAATTAACAAATTCCGTAACCAAAATTGATAAAGAAGTCGCTTATGGATTAGGTTCTTCAATCGAAGATTATATTAAAGAAATCAATCTCACTAAAGAATCCCAAGCTAAAATTCGTCAAACTGTTGGAGCACAATTTAATCGCCTTTACAAATTAGAACAACAGCCTAAAATATTTATTGGCGGAAAATTATCTAAGGGCGGCTCTGGCGGCGGTGAAGGTGCGGGCGATTTAGAATCTACGGAAGATTATTATCTTAGACAAACTAGAGAAAAACAAAATAGAGAGGCCTCATATACTCCCGCTGAAAGAGCTAGAATTGCCGCCGCGAATAAAATGGATCGTGCCCTGTCTTCATTCCAATCTGGAGATGTTGATGAGTCCGGTAGATTGTTAAAAATCAAAAAAACTCTTGAATCTAAATACTCTGGATTACGTGGAACTTTTCGTGGAACTTTTGAAGACCAATTGCCAGAAGATAACGCGGCTATAAGAAAGGCTCTAGGGGTTAAAAGACTTAGCGGGCAAGAAAGAATTTTTGCCGAATCAGAAAGAAAACAAATTTTACAAAATCGCCGCTCAAGAGTGACGGGTATTGGCTTTGGAGCTTCTTTAGGTGGGTCGTTACTATCTGGTGCGTTTGAGGGTCCAACTAGCGATATTATTAACGATACCGCCGCTGGTTTGTCTCTTGGCGCGCTAACTGGTAATCCTGTTGGACTAGCTGTGGGTGCGGGGGCTGGTTTGGCTTATGGAGCGGGAAAAGCCGTCGCGGGCGCTCCCGATAGAGCATTCAAAAAAGCCGCCGATGAATTTGAAAAAATGTCAGCGGCCATCTCCGCATCTACAAATTCGGCAGAAAATTATGTTAGAACTCAACAGCAACTTAATGAAGTTTTACAATCTGGTGCAGCGAGCGAAAAAGATATTAATACATTAACATCTTCGTTGACAACTCTATTTAGTGAAATTACTGATAATAGATTAAAACAAGATATATTAAGTGCTGGTGACGATATCAATAAATTAGGTGATAAATTATCTGAATTTGCTAAAAAGAGTCGCGAAATTTTGGCTGAAAAAGCCATTGGAGTATCCAGCGCGGGGGCTTTGGCACAAAGAGACAATAAATCATTGGGTTTCGGCGGAAACTATCGCACCGAAGATTTGGTTACTATCGGCAAAAACGTTGCGCAGTCAGGGAAAATCAACAGCAGTAATATTGGAGAGTTTCAAGCTAAATTTGATGAACTGTCGAAAACAATTAACGAAAGTAAATTAGAAGAGACAATTCGTGCTATTGGCGTGCCAATTAAAGATATTACTGATTATTACGCGAGATTAAATGTATTAAGTTCTGCTTTAGGAGAAGCCAAATTAGGGAAACAAGCCGAAGAAATCACTAAAGATTTAAATGCTTATCTTGTTGCTTTAAGTAATTTTCAAAAAGAATTTCGTAGATTAATAGATACTAGATTAAACGAACAAAAAATTACTTTGACGGGTGATGTTGCGACAAATAATGTAAGAAGTTCCGCCGCGAAGTCCGTTCTCTCTGGGCTTTCCTATGGGTTAACTGACTCTTCAATCGCTCGCGGGGAGGGTATTATTCAACAAAGAGCCTTACGGGATCAAACCACAACTGGTTTAAAAGATATTAAATTGGACGCGAGCGGGAAAATAGCGTCATTAATTACAAATGTTTTACAACAAAGTGCCTCTGACGCGCTTAAAGAAGAAATTGGTAAAACCGACCCAGATAAATTAATTCAAAAAATTCTAAATCTCGATACGAAAGACTTTAAAGGTGGTATCGCGGGCGAGGATATTGGCAAGGTTAAAAATCAATTGTATCAAGATTTAATTGATTATGAGAAAACCATTGGCGAATTTGGGATTAAACAAAAAGAAGCTACCAAGTTACTCGATATTGAGATTAACACTCGTTTAGCCGCCATTCGTCGTCAGGCTTTAATTGGTTCTTTCGGCGGCGTAGGCAATTTAGGAAAATCATTAGATACTTCTCCATTTGTCGCCGCTTCGCAAGCCGCGTCTTTTCGTGCTATTGGGGAATATCAATTGGGGCGCGGGGACTATGTTTCTAATAATCAAAAAGCGGTATTGCAAAATCAAACGGCTCGCGCTAGATTAACCGAGTCACAAAGCGCGATTGAATTAGCCAAATTATTTCCAGAAATTGCGGCGGTTAGAACTCCCGCTATCCAAGCTAAAGTTTCTAAGTCTTTCGAATTTGAAGATAGACAAAAATTAGCTCAATTAACCGCAGATCAATTAAAAGCTACATTCAAATCTGAATTAACTGGTAATGGAATTAGAACCCAAAATCTATCCGTTGGAACTCTAGAGATATTACAACAAAAGATTTTCAACGCATTGAGTGCAACGGGGCCAAATGGTCAACGCCGCCCCGGTGGAGATAGAAATTATGATGGGGCATTGAAGATTCTTGATGATAGCGGAATTAAAACTCGTAATCCAGAACTTTACGATAGATTTGCCTCCGTTTTGTCTCAGGCTCAACAAATTCAGGGGAATATTCCTGACGCGGCGAAAAGTAAAGCGAAATTATCCGTCCCCGGCTTGTTATCAGAATCGGATCAACAGAAAATTAATGAAGGATATTCTAGTGATAATAATTCCGCGCAAGTTGCTATTAATACAGCGGTTACGGCGCGTAGATTGGAAGATATCAAAGGTTTACTTGCCGTGTCAAATGACGCCCTGCTTAAACAAGGGGAAGTTAATAAATTAAGAGGGGACGCGCAAAAAATATTGGAATCCGCTGGGAAAAAACAACAATATAAAGACGCTTTATTTGATACTGGATACGTGAGACTTCAAGGCGATCAACTTCAACTACAAAGTTCTTTTAAAGGAGCCTTTCAAAAGGTTTCTGGGAAAGATTACAACGAAGCAAAATCTTTGGCTGCTGATTCTGGGGCTGTTTCCACGGGGGAAATTTCTATTTTTAATAGATTATTAAAAGGGGGTAATGCGAAAGATATTTTTAAAGATGTTAAGGATAATCTAAAAGACAACGATGCATTTTTACAGGTGCTATCTCCAGATGTTAACAAAAGAGATGACGCTTTAAAATTACTAATCGCTCAATTTACTAATTCAAAGTTAGTTAAGGGTTTAGAGGATAACACCACGGCAATTAACGAATTAAACAAACAATACGCGGAGAAAAATAAAGATATTGATACCGCTGGGAAAGTAGCGAATGCCGCGAAAGAAGCCAGCGCGAAGGCGACGGAAGAATTTGGGAAAAAACAATCTACGGCGGGAACTGCCATTGCGGGAAGTGGTTCGGCGGCAGAAAATGTTCAAGAGCAAATTGCTGCGGCAAGAAAGACTGCGGCGAAGAAAGTTAATTCGCCGGATTATACACCGCGAAATGTTACGATTTATGGGAAAGGGGTGAGCACTCTTGATGATGATGTAAGATTTGGAAACTCTAGTTCGTTAGTTGGCCATTCTCCAGAACTTAATCCGGCTTATCAAGACTGGAGAACCCATCGGAACTTTAGTAAAATGTCCGATAGGGTCGGAGATTCACCAAGTTTTCTCCCCTACGACAGTAAAACTAATACTCGCGCCGGATTCCCCGAAACTTATCCCACGAAACCGAAGGAAAAGGATAAAGATTCCGACGATACGAAAAAATCCCAAGCCCTCCTTGAGAAAGCAACAAATGGAATTACTCTTGACGTTGCGCAAAAAATCCAAGCCGCAATCCAAGTGACGGTTAACGGCGCGCAAAATAATGAAGAGTTAAAATCTTTCATAACCGCTTCCATTGGTGCGTATTATAAAAATCTTCAAGGGCAAATTGACGAACTCAAAGGCGGGATAGCTAAACCCTCCGCCGCATAATGTCACTTAATTTTCAAAATGTTCGCGTATTAGGCTATAATCAAACGAGTAAATTCTTTGGGGAGAACTTTCGTTATCAAAATCAAGCATCGTTTACAATTGAAGGATTCCTTGATAATATCACTAATGATAGCGGGGTAGCTAATATCCAAAATCAAATTGATCAATTCTTCTCTGGCGATAATGATTATCAGCCCGTTATTGTCAATGGCTATACATTTGGCACGGGAAGAATTCTCAACATTAGCTTTCCAGTTTCTAATGACGTTAGAACGAAAAATTACTCTATAGACATTACTTGTTATAATTCTGGTAATTTGTTTAATTTAACAGGCTCAACTTATTCGGGGTTGTCCTCTTTCGATTATTCCTCTATTGAATCATTCAGCGAAAATTTTACTTATAATAAAAACGGCCAAGAATTTAGCTATTCTCACGGAGTAAATGTTAAAATGTGGCGTGGCGCGGCGGGAAATAACCCCATTCAACTTGCACAAAATCTAGCCGTGGGATTAATGGCGGGCAATAGTTCTTATGGATATTTAACCAGTGGGGAAAATCTCACACTAGGCCGCACAATTTATAGCGAGACTTATGATGCTATTACTAATCAATGTGCATTTTCTCAAAATTATACCCGTCCCACGAATAACAGTGGATTAATTTACACTTTAACTGATTCTTTTTCTCGTGACGAAGCGGGCAATGCGACAATTACGGAGAATGCAACGGTGCAATCAATTACTGGGGCGGTTAATCCGGTTTTTGCCAACCAATTATGGCAAACGATGGATAATTTAATCACCTCATCTTTTGCTCGCGCATCGGGAGTTTATAATAATTATAGTGGGATAAGTTATCCATTATTTTCTACTTATACGAGTTTATCAAAGAATTTAAATCATTTCGAAAATAAGGGTAGCTACTCTATAAGCTACACTAATAAATCCGAACAGAATAGTGGATTTAATTGGACTTATACTAATGAAATAACTAAAAATAATCAATATTTTACAATTACTGAGAATGGAAATATTCAGGGTTTTGGCAATCCTATTTATGTAGGCTATCCTCGGGCAAAAAGTGGTTATGGAGTTGTTAAAACGGGAATATATGCCCGCTCATATTCTTTTTATACGGGCCAAATTCCTTATGCGACTCTTTATGGGATCAATCTGGTGTCGCAATCTACTAATGGGGACCAATTTCAGGGGCGGCTTTCTTACTCCAATTCTTACACGGACAATCCAGTTTATGCGACGAATAATCCATTAATTAAACTCCAAGAGATTAATATCGAAGATAGTTATCCTGTTCAATTGATTAACAAATTCAATATTCTCTCATACAAAGAAATTGTTCAAAATACTCAAAACGTGACATTGGGACAGCGTAATATTAACATTAATTTATTAGGATTCCGCGATACTAATTTATCAGGATTTAAAGCGCAGGCTCAAACAATTTTCAATAATAATCTTCCCAGCGGAACAGACCCATTTTTAGAAAATATTAATTATAGCTATAATCCTATTAGTAAAAATTTCACGGCTCAGGCATCTTGGGGTTATCAGTCGGTAGCGAATATCTACCCCGCGTAAAATGTCCACTTTAATCCGATATAATAACGCTTATCCTTTTTCGGGGTTTCCCACTCCATTTATTGGTAGAGTAAAGGGCAATATCTCCTATGGCGAACGTTGGGGCGCGGAACAAACTTGGTCAATAGTCGGACAAATCACGGGTTGTCAGTTTGATAATTTAACATCCGGCCAATTACAAGTTCTAAGTGGATTTAATCAGGATTTTGGAACTCTTAATTTAATTGAAACGGGCGCAGTCATTGAATCCCTACAAAATGTTATTATCCAAAGTATCGTTTTTGACAGCGACCGATATGTAAATATTCTTCCCTATAGAATTACTCTCAAAAGTTACCCATCGGGATTTTTCTCTGGTTATTATGGAGTCCTTGAGCCAAAAGATACTTGGGAGCTAAAAGAGTCCAATAATGGAACTCTCGATATGGCGCATACTATTTCGGCGCGGGGTTTTAATACTACGTCTGGCACAAATGCATTTCAAAATGCGAAAAATTTCGTAATTGGGAGAACGGGGTTTAGCAACTTTACATCTCCGGTATTAATTCAAAATTGGAGAAATAGCGGCGCATTGATTTCCGTGGCGGAAATTCCCGATAGATTTAATGGAAGTTTTTCAATAATAGAAAATTGGAAATTAGATCAATATCAGCCTTGCGATTATGGTATTCTTCGTTATTCAATTGACAGCGAGCAAAATCAAATAGGGTTTAATCACGCTTCTATAAAGGGAAGTATCATAGGTGGCTATGTGGATGATTTTAATTTGGCGAGAGACAGAATGAGTGGTTTTAACCCATTCAACTCGTTAATGTATGTGACAAATTCTGGCGTTACTTTCAACCCAACTCCATTAACGAAAACGATAAACGAAGATTCTTTCAACAAAAAAATTGATTTTAGTTTTTCTTATGATGATAATCCCAACCCCCAAGTTAACTTAGAGTATAATTTGAATATTAATAGCGGTGATGATGCAATTTCTGTAGGAATTAATGGCCAAATTTTTGGGCGCGGAGATTTGTTAGACAAATGGAATAAAGTAAATCAATATTATTCGGGGCTAAGTTTTTATTCTTTGGCTAACTCTGGTTATTTAGAATATGCTAGTGGATCGTCCTCTGCGATTTTAAACTATGTGCCAAATTCAGAAAATATTATATTTGATAAATTTAACGGCAATATTAATTTCTCATTCCAATTTAATAATAAAGAATTACCTCAATCCGTTGGTTTTGAACAACTCCAATATAATTTGTCCTTTACACCTCCTTTGCGCAGAATTGTTTCCGAGCCTCTTATTGACGCAACTGGGGGTTCACCGCGTTATCAAACAACTGATTTAGGATATGTAAGTCGTGGTGCGATGAATATTCAAGGTTCATTCGTCGGCCAAAGAAATATTACGGGGGTAAATGAAACAACTTATTTAAAACAATTCATTAATAAAGTCTATTATGATTACACCAGTGGATTTGACAATTTATTTCTAGAAGAATATAAGATTGGACTAGAAAATACTAATAATGGTAATTTTACTTGTAGGTGGTCTTATGATTCGTCTGACACCTTGGGTAATACGGGCAATTATACTCAAATTTTAGTGCTCTAAGTTCACTTTTCTCTCGTTTTGGGTTAATCTTTTCTTGGTAAAAGGCACAAAATGAGTTCCACCGGCATCAACTATTTCTATAATTACTTAGGGCTGAATCCTAATAATTTTGCCGTTTTTTATCCGTTCACAGGTCAGGTCAATAGCCTTTTACCGTCCGTTCTTAATGGAAATTCCACCTATTCGGGATTAGTTGTTGGAAACACGGGGCTTTGCGCCAATGGAAGCGGCAATTTCAACGGGTCATCATTTGTTCAAGTTCAAAATATCCCAAATGGCGGTTTTTCTAATAATTTAACTTTTTTATTCACTTACTCCAAACCAACTACGGGCGGCGGGGTTATTTTTAGCTCCTTAACTGGGACGGCGGGGGGTTATTATTCAGGATTTAACATAGGAGTGAATGATGCCAATAGACTATATTTTGAATATAATAATGGCGCGCCAGTCGTTTTAACTTCAGATGTTATTTATGGACAAAACAATGCCGTCGCAGTAGGAGTGGGGCTAAATAATATTAGTTTTAATTATTATGATTTTTCACAAAAAGCGTTAATTAATGAGAATTTTTATATCAATTCATCCTACCTATTGCCCTCTGACTCTTGGAATTTGGGAAAAAATATCTGTCCATATTTACCTACATTAAACTTTTCTGGGTCTATGGATACTTTTATAGTAACCAAAACCAGCTTGCCAACAAATAGTTTAACCAAATTATTTTCTGGACTATATTCTATTGCAAGTGGATTCCCATCTATTAGCGGAACATTAACAAACTCTATTACCACTGGATATCAAACTATTTTCACGGGGACTACAGGAATAAATTCTTACACAGAGTCATTTAGCGGATATAGCTCTAGTAATCCTGATTATCAAAATTTAATAAACGGATATTACGGAGAGCCGATTTATGTTTCTACCGTGGGACAAAATTATTATTATAGCGGTGGAATAGTATCTCCAATAACCGGGATTCCTTCTGGCTATTATCGGATGATAAGCTCTGGCGTCACTGGTTCTGGAGATTATAATCCCTATTATATTCAAGATTCGGGCCAAATTTATCTTTATAGCGGCGGAATATTTTCTATTTATACAGGTTATGTTGATGCTAGTTTGATAACTATCGAAGGGTCATTCCTCAGTTATGGCTCCAACTGTTCTCTTTATCCCGTTTTTAATATCGTTCAAAATACCGGCTATTTAACTTCTGGGTATCAAACTATTCCACTGGGGAATCAAGTTACTGGATATTATAAAATATCCGACGCTTATACGGGTTATATTGTTAATACTGGCTACGAAAATGGGTTTGGAATGGATTATATTAGTTATCTATGGGAGAGAAACACTGGCGATCTTCAAGAGATTATTAGTATTACTGGGACAGATATTGTAGGCTACCTTGGAAAACAAGCCTATTACGATCAAATACAGGGAGAATTTGCCTCAAATGGAATTTATCAATCTGGGAATTTGAATTTGTGGAACAATGGGGTTTTGCAACTTGAAAGTGGATATTCTATTTCTGGGCAATATTATAATTTGACCGTTACTCCAATTGCAGACTATTACACCTCTGGAAATCAATATTTTTATTCAAATAGATTTGTTAGCGGTTCTGATGCAGAATATTATGATCATTCACAACAGCAAAATCGCTATATTTTTTATAAAACTGGTTCTGGGTATCTTTATTCGGGTCAGCTTTCGTGGGGGCAATATCATCTTTATTTGAATGGTCTAAGAATGGTAAGTGGGATAGATTATACTATTGATGTTTCTGGGGCGATGAATTTTTCACCTCAAATATCAGGAATTAGCGGGACTATTTATTCCTCATTGTTATATACTGGAGAAATTCAACAAACGGGCCGATATGATAGATATTCAGGGACGAAGTTCTATCGCGAATCAAGCAGCTATTATTTAAATGGAGCGAGAATTGATCCTAGCTTATTTATCGAGCATAGTAAAGTGGATTTAATTAGTGGAATAGCTATTTATAACGGGAACTTATTATCAATTAATGACGACGATGATTCTTCAACCCTTTACTGGGGCTAAATAACATGGCTATTAAACAACTAGATAATGTAAAAATTGACGGTATTAATCAAGCCTTTGGCGGGTATATTTACTCTGTTCAATATGACGCGAATTATGGTGAACAGCCTTCGACTCTTCGTGTCACCGTTACAAACGAAACGGGGATTTTTAATATCAGTCCGGATTCGCTTTATACGATAGGAACTCCCGTTCAAATAGATATTGGGACAAAAATTACCCTCTATATGTATCCTATGGAGTATATTATAGAAGAGTCACCAAAGGGGAAATTTTTACAAATTGATTATGTAGATGAGTCAATTGTTTATTTGGATAAGCAAATTATAAAATTAAAAAGTCGTGGAGTCGATAATGAAAAAGCATATGAAAATACTATCGTTATTGGCTTCGAGAGTATTATTAATAGTGCATTAACAAATTCTACGTCTCAATTGTTCGACTCTAGTGCTTTATTGAGTTATTATGATCCGTTAAAAGTCCCCGATGTTGTGTATTCTTTCCCGCAATTATTAGAAAAGATGCGCGGGCAAAATATTTTGGGGGGCACGGTTACTTTGGATAAAGCCGCCCAAAATTATTATCAATCTTATTGTGGAAGGCTCAGAGAGGTTTTATCCGCGTGGTGCAATGATTTGGCCCTTGGGTTTTACTGGGAAAACAGAAAACTTAATTTCGTGGACTTAAATAATCCCGCTAATCTTTCGGCAGTTGTGACTTTAGCGAATAATGCTAGAAATACTAATGGGGTGGCGACGGCAAGCACTAGATATTCGATTAAAGACTCATTTACCCGCGCTATTGATGGACAGTTCAATAAAGATGGCGAGCTATTACCAGATTCACCCCCATCAACAACTAATTTCATTATGAATTATCTGGATTTAAGTCCTACGGGGCCAACTCCATTAAAAGCAAAGCATTTGGGACTAACGGAACCCGCTGTTTTTGAAAATAGAGTAAAAGCAGCCTATTACGGGGAGGAAGCGTTTTTATTATATTCTTTGGCGGTAAATGGGGTCGCGCTGGGAACAAGTAACCCATCAGATTATATGGGGACATTATTTAACGTTCGGACTTTAAACACTTCCATAGGAGGAAGTGATAGAGTTGTAGTCAACCGCGTTTTATCTGGATCAAAATATCAACCAATTATAGATAATTATGACTGGTATGCGGTAGGATGTTATTTCGGTGGAGATTTTCAAAATCTTTATAATAAATATAAAGCATATGCAACGGCATTGGGCAAATTTTTCTATATCAAAATGCCCGGTCAAACCGCCGCTGATGTTTTAACGGGCGCATTAACCAGCGATTTTGAAACTTACACAGAAGATACTCTTTTGAGTAATGTTAAAATTCTAAGCGAAGTTATCGCACCTTTATCCTCTGAAATAGCGGGATATTCGACAATGACATTGGGGGACTTTATAGAAAATAACCCCTTACCGATAGACGGACAAACTTTGGTTGGGCAGACTTCTCTACCTCCCGCCGTATATGTTATAAAAGCAGTTAAGCCTATTTGGAAGCCCCAAGATAATTTTGTGGACAAAAATGATGGAGTTCAAAATAATCCAGCTAGCGCGGGCACCGTTGGGTTTTTCGGCAATACAATCCTCGTAGAAGGTTCTTCGGCGGATTTTAGCGGAAGCCATACGGCAACCGTTGGTGGGGTTGAAAAAACTTTGACTTATTCCGTTTTTTACTTTGGAACTAATACAAAGAGTAATATAAACGGGGACGGATACGCAGAGCTTTTTTCAGCAATTCTCCCCCCGAAAACGAATCCATTTACTGTAAGAGTGACCAATTCTCAGGCTTTAAAAATTACAAATTTCGCGCCCAAATTACAATTTGAAAATTATATACCGCCAAAAACTGCCAATGTTAATTATTATGATTTGACTAGATTGAATATTACAGAACAACAAATTCTGGGTGCAAGTTATTTCTATTATGGAAATTATCAAACAAATATATTAAATAGGGGGAATTTCGACACAGTATTTAATGATTTATCAAAAATTACGTCAGTTGATCAACCCGGCCCATTCTTTTCCGCCACCTACACGATTCCCAATATTGATATGACAATTCCTACATTAAGTATCGGCCAAGGATTTCAAGGATTCAGTATTAGCATTAGTGATAATGGGATTAGAACCAGTTATATTCTCGGCACAGAAAAAATGAGAGTGAGAAACCCTGATGTATTTATTCGTTATACTTACGACAATGCTTTCAATAGATATAGATTAATCTATTTACCCTCAATTATGTTAAATTTTAATCACAACCCTGCTTTTCGATGATAACTAATTTAACGGGATATAATAAAAGAAGTATCGCCACTCAAACGGGGGATTTTACTTATGAATTTTCCATTAATCTAAGCAATACTACTGGGTCATGTTTATTAGGGTTTTCTGGCGCGTCAGGAAATGTTTCTAGTTACAATTTTGTGAGTGGGAAAATTTATGACGGGAACTCCCGCCAAATTTACTCTTATCAAAGTGGGGCAACGGTAAATATAAACGGGGCTTTTTCTTCCTCGGGGCACAATATTTATGGCAATTATATTCCGATTAGTTTATCCGCGCCGAGAAATTTAGGGCCGATTGAATATTTTTATATCAACCCCCAAAACTGTATAGTAAATAATTTAAGTTTGTATTTTAGCGGTGATTATCCCTCTTTTTCAATTTCAGGGGTTAATTTCTCAGGCAATAACCCAACGGGAAGCGGTTATTTTATAAATTCTATCACCAATAATAATTTTAAAATATTCTCTGGATACGATGGAAGTGGTTATTATCCATATAGTGGAAACACAGGAAATATAACAAGCGCGTCCCCTCAATTATTTTATATTACCAAAAACTTTACCGATACTGATTTGGAGAATTTATCAGATAATGTTCAAGTCGTTCCCTATACTTTTTATACGAATTTCGGAACCTTTTCTACTGGTTTGAGCATGATAACAACCTATCCCATAACCCAAATTTTAAGTGCGAATTTTTCAAATGGTATTTCAGGAAGTGGCAATTTGACAAATTCGTTATCTTGGGCTAATTATAAAGGCTCGGCAGAATATACTATTTCGGGATTGCCCGCGTTAGTTTCTCTTACTTGGGTTTCTGGGGCTGCTAGCGGAAATTTTACCGGCGTATGGGGAAGTTCCATGACGGGGCAAAATGACGGGGCAAATTATCCAATGAGTTACGTGTCTGGATTAACGGGTTATACTGGATATTTATCAACTTTCGGCAGCGATGGAATATTTCATTCGCTAAATAGATTGGTTTATGACGGGACTCAGCAAATAGTTCAATTTGGCTATTCAGGATATAACACCGGATATTCAATATTAATTACTGGGAATTAAATTTCTTTGCGCCAAGGAATTTGCTTCACTCTTAGATGACCGGCACATTCCCCCATTTGTTCGTGATAAACGTGGTGGAGAATATATTTATTTTCGTCGCCGCCTTTCTTTTTGTCCCAAATTACGTGATCTGCTGGGCAATGGGGTAGAACCGCCATTCTTAGTCCTGCTGGATACCATCTATGCCAGCCAATAAATAAATCTTCTGTGCCCTCTCCTGTATAGCCCTCGAAATGGGCTAATTCAAGAGCCTGTTTATTCATTAGGGTGCAACCCATTCCAACCCAACGAGTTGGGACGGTAGAACCGTATCCGATTGATGGATATGCTTGGTCGAGCCATCCACGCTGCCTAAATCCATACTTGCCAACGACTTGCCAAATATTTCCATCGGGAGGACACTCTTTAATCTTTTTATATAAACGTTCTTTTCTATCAATTAATTTATCAGGGCGATCTTTAAAAGTCCATTCTTTAAGTAGCTTTTCGTTGGCCTCCCATACCCTCTTTAATTTCCAAGGAAGTATTCTTTCGTGAGGAAGAAAATCTTCGGCGATTGGATTTTGCGGGGTGCCAAACCCACCAAGAAAAGCCGTATTTGGATAAGGGCACATTGCCACTGAATAAAACCCTCCATCAAAATTGCAAGTATCAAGCAAACATCTTAGCGCATTAGGCTGTGGCAGGGTATCGCTATCTAACGACCAACAAAAATCAGATTTTGCCTTGCGCGCTAAAGAATGAGCGACGGAACGCATATCCGCGATAAGTAATTGGGCATTTTTCTTATAATTTGCCGATTGACCTTCTATGAATTGCTTATTTTGAATTAGTTGAACTTCATGGCCAGATAACTCGTTTTTCCAAAAAATCTCTATTTCTTTTAACTCTTTTGAATCATCCCCAACGATAAAAATATGAGCTTTTTCTATTTTTGCCAAATTCAGCGCAGAACAAACCCGTCTAGCCTGAGCCTTCATCGCATAGGTATAAGATTTTGTAGCACAAACAACAACTGATAAAACCATATAAAGATACTATCTAAAATTAAACAAATTGTCAATATAATTCCCCATTGACAGCGGAAATAGAAGTATAAGTTCCATATCCCGCTTGCGTCATATCGGGAGATGCTATCGTGGCAGGTAATCCTTGAATGGCCATTATTTTGGAGCTAATATCTAATGTAAAAAACGATACATTTAATTGAGTCGAATAAGAAGATGTCCCCGCGCTATCTCTCAAAGTATATCTCCAATCAAGGGCGTTTGATAGAGTTGCATATTGAACTTGGTTTTCGTGAGGAAACCCCCCTCCCGCTTGAGTCCCACCATTATTTTCTAGGGCAAAATAGCCTCCATTTCCGCCTATTGTTGCCACGTTTGCGGAAAATGAAGTCGTTGTAATATCTGCAAGAACCGTCACGCTCCAATAAGAATTTGATCCAAGGGAGAAAAAATAACTACTATCGCTTGTTGTTGCCGAGGTAGAATAATCAACAGGAGTATTATTTGATTCCCGTGCTCCTTGCGCCGATTGATATCCAATATAAAAACTAATTAGCGCGTCTAAATATTTTCCCACATTTTGATTTGAACCGATTTCGCTTCCTTGATATCCTCCTATAAGCCGTAATCTTTCTTGAGTCATATTACCAACTGAGGTATTTATATTCCAACCGGCGGGACTTGCGTAAGTAGAAACGGTTTCCCCTGCGTTTCCTCTCCAACTAGCGTAACTAACAATAGAGTAGCTATTTATAAGCGACGCCATCGTAAACAAATAACTATTTTGATTTTGGTCCCATCCAATCTTATTTATTGATGTCGTAGTGTCAAATGTTAATTTAGTCCACTTAGAATAAGTTCTCGCGCCGGATGCAGTCGCCGTTGAAGTCGTTATATTTTGTATATTAAATGCCGTCGTTGTCGGAGTTGGTAAAGAAATTACTTGCGTGTAAGATAAAGATTCTGGGGTTGGAATCTCCCCATTGAATCCATATTGAGTGACCGTCGCAAAAAGATTTTTAGAAGAATTTTGCGCGATCGTTGAAGCTAAAGCCAAAAAATAAGTAACGGTGTGATGAAAATTAGACGAAGAATCTGTTCCTATAGAAAGAGTAAACGGAGAGCCTTCTGATCCGCTAAATTTCCAAGAACCAAATGTTTTAACTCTAAATTCTTCCAAATCACTTGACGCGGCCAAAAATCCATTGGCCGTTGTTTTAAATTCAAAAAGATATTCCGATGGAAGGGCGGAAATTACTGGGGCAATATATTGATAATTGGGAGAGTAGGTGGATGATACTCCTTGGGGAACGAAAGATGTTATTGGGGATATTCCCACTGTGGTTATTGTCCAAGTGGTATTGTCATAGCTGGTGCTTACATAAGTAGAAGTATCTGTCCCCGTGTCGGAACTTAAAATGGTCGAGATTATTTGGGTGGTATATTGTGTTTCTGTGGTAGAAACTCTAATATTACTTTCAACGCTAAATAGGGCCGTGGAAGTATTTGCTGATAAAGTTGATATTAAATAAGTGCTGGAAGTATAATAAGTATTGGTTATACCCGTGGAAGCCGTATCTACCTGAGTAGAATACGTAAAAGTAGTAAATGGAAAAGTCCCTATGTAGGTGCCGTATCTTTGCGAAAGGGTCATTCCTCCGTTTTCTACCGTTATATAACTATAATAATATGATGCGGTTTCGCCCCCGATATAATCTGTTTTGAAAAAGTAAGAGGCGCTTCCGTTATGAGTTTCTATCGAGTGGCTGACTATCCCAACGGAATCGGAAAATTGATATTCTTTTTCGTTTGCAAGACTGATAAAGGAAAAATCTTGATGGAAATTTATAAAACTTCTGCTTGTTGTTTGGGAGGCCGAGAAAGAGGAGGTTATAGTTTGATTATAATCACTGTGGGTATAATATGTTCCGCCAAAATTTGATTGAAAGTTTGAATAAGTATCATTTGAATCAAAGACATTATCTTTTGAGGAATATTCTTGTTTATATTGGGCTTCTTGTGTATAACTACTCATGGTAGAACCAGCCCACGAAAGGAAAACACTATCAGATGAGGAGAGGGTATCGTCATAAGACGAAGAATAAGATGTTGCATTGCTCCAAGGTGCGGGACCATCCCCTATCTGATACCATGTTAAAGGCATGTTAACTCGTGGTTGTTAGAGTATAACTGAACCAAGGAATCACTGGGCGTTCTCCAACAGCTATAGTAGAAGTTTTATCTGTGTAAAACATTGTTGCTGGGGTCAATTGCTGGCTACCATTGCCAATTACTCTGAAAATCGCCCCATCTATAACAACGTGAGTTAAAATTGAAATATTTGTTGGCGGCGTCGTTTCTGTAACTGGGTATCCTTCTGGGGCGCTCGTGCTAGTAGAAAAAACGGCAGTTTGGACTTGCGCGTTGGCCAAAGTTACATCTAAAATAATATAATTCGTGCCAGTTTTAGGAATAGTTAGCGCCAAATAATTAGACGGCAATAGCCCATTAATCGTGCCGGGGTAAAATGTTCCAGTGTAACTACCTCCGTTATCTACCAAGACTAAATCTAACGGATAATAGGATATTCCACCACTTTGAATTATAGTGGGGAGCCTTATTCCTTTAGACGCTGATTGAATTACCGCCATGAGCCAAGAAAAGATACCCTTTTCCTAGCTAAAAGCGAAATTATTTCTCTTTGGTAATAATACTCAGTAAGGCATAACTATCCCTCGGACTAATATCCTTCCATTCTGTCCACTCGGAAGGATTTCCCTCTAGCTCCCATTTATCCTTTATGGCCTTTTTAATCAAAAATTCGAGTTTAATCCCCTTTGCGGCACATTTTCTCTCAAGATTAATGTGCGGCGGGCTAATTTCCATAGTTTGAGGGGTTTCCTCACTAAGAGAACTACCAATTTCGTCAAATCCAAGGGTGGGAATTGCTAAAAAGTTTCTTACGGCACGAACAAATGCACGATTAGCGGCAATTGTTTCAAGGTAATATGCCCATTCGCCGAGTTTATTTTTACCAATTGGAGAAGTATTATTGGTTGACGCGCCGCCGACATCGCCATAAGTCACTTCTCCTTCTGTTTCATAATTTTGCCGCCAAGTAATATCGCAAGTGACGCTTACCCCATTCATTCCGTAACTGGGGCGAGAAAAAACCACTTTATTATACCCGCGAATTTTCGCAATATGTTTGAATCCCGCAAGAAGAATGAGTTGATATTTTGGGTCGCACTCAATGGGGTTTAGCTCTTTTAACTCTTTATTATAAGTGCTTTTAATATCGGCCTCTTTTTGGCGATTAAAAACAATGAATTGAGGTGGAATCATCGCTTTATAATCTACCGTGCCATCTTCGTTATATTGATATACAATATTTGGCAGAAGCCCGTCTTTATCGCGTTGGACAATTTGTGGAGTGCTCATTTTTGAAATATATAAAACAAATTTGTATCTTTCCAGAATTCTGATGTATCAATTACGCTATGAATATTCTCATTAAATGATTTAATTGGCAAATCGGCTTCCCAGTGGGGCTTTGAAATGAAGATTTTACCATCGCTGAGAATAAATTTATAGCTTTTAAAGTAAAAGGAAGAATCAAATTTTGTCTCTTTGAAGTCAAGAGGTTTTTCGTCCTTTTTAAAGTTTTCCACCAACGCAATGTCAAAAAGCCTGATTCTCGTGAGACGCAAATCTTCTTCGTTCTCTTCACTAAAGAAAATAACTTTCGCGCCGGTTTCTTTTAGTTTTTTACAATATTCAATATTACAATTTTTATCAACTCGGTAATTAAAAAATGCAATATTTTTCTTAATTTCTTTAATTAGTTGCAAATTAATCTCTTTTTCGCTAATAATGGAAACCTTGCGTTGTTTACCAATAATAGATAAACATTCTTCATTAAAATGATAATCCATGCGAACTATTAAATCTTTACCCGCAAATAAATCTGGCGGAATTAAATGGTTGGGGATAAATTCTAGCACTAACGAGGGATAGTTTTGACCAAAATATAAGCTAGAATAGCCGATTTCTTCTTTAATACCTAATTGGGCCAAAATCTCTCGCGCAATATCCTCGGGCTTATTTTCATTAATTGATTTGGGAAATTCTTGAACAAAATAGCTGGGTTTATTCTTACAATTACGAATTGCAATATGTTTTCCCCAAGCTGGGCCGTGACTATTTGGGTGAGTGGGGCCATATATTCCGATATTTTTCGTATCAAAGATTCCTGCATAATGAAGAAGAATTGAATCGGTGGAAACAATTAGCGCGCAATTTTTAATCAAATAGGCTTTTTGGGCGGGCGGCATTCCCATGAGAGAATATTCCGTGCGAAGTCGATTATCTTTCTCTTCCCCTAGTTGAATAGTAATATAGCCATATTTTTGCAAAATAGGACCAATAATATCAAGAACGTCTTGGCCATAATCATAAATTTTACTCTGATGGGGAGAGCTAAAATTAAATAGCACGACTTTTGATAAGTCTTTGGAAAAGGGAACGTATTCTTCGATAATTTCTGGTTTATTGGCGACTAAACCTGTCGTAAGGGCGTAGGAGGAAAGGAGTTTCATACTGAAATTGTAGGGTAAATTGATTTATCACTATTATTGTGAATAAAATTAGGAAACTTTTGCGCATTAACGTGAGGGAGAAATAGATATTTCACATAGCCTTTATTCGCGCCGCCCTCCATTAAGATGAAATTTTCAAATTCTGGCATAAAATTTAAATGCTTATAAATATAAGGATTGCCATTTAGGAGATTTTTAAACTCTGGATGAGTTGCTACATAAATATCGCACTCTGGATAGGTTTCTTTACATGATTTGAGTAGAGATAAAGTATGCAACACGGCGGTTTCATCCTCGGGAATAGCAAATAAAATCCGATTATCAACCTCTCCATCGAAAAAGTCTTCAAGTTTGATGCCCAAATTCTTATTATTATCGTCCATTGCGACTTTAACGAAATATTTATAAACATCGGCGCGGGACACACCTTTAGAAATTGTCTCTAGCCAATACTTTCTCCCATCACCATTAATTGGTTCGGGTTGTTTTAAAATATTGTCATAAAGGGTTGTAAGAAATTCATTAACATCAGAAATTTCTGGAAAAGGATATGAAGGATTCTTTTTAACATAATCGAAATTATAATCATAAGTGACTTCTGACAAAGCATCTATAAGCTGTTCCCATTGCTTTCCAACTATTTCTGGTGAAAATGTTTTGAGCGCGAATTCTCTCCCTTGCTCGCCAAGTTTTTTACGAGCCGATTTGTCTAAATTAAAAATCCGCCGCATAAATTTTGCCACTGAAGACGCATAAGGGGCTGCACGGTCAAATTGAGTTTGAAATTGAATAGTTTTCGCACTCTCGATAGTATAACAAAAAGATTCATCGGTAAAGGTTTTGCCAAAGGAGTAATTTACCGTCGCGATGGGTAAGCCCGCGTATAAAGCCTCAATAATAGGCATCTCGCAGCCGCCAGCGTTTGCCAAATGGCAATAGGCATCCATTAGGTTATAAACTTCATTGAGTTTTTCTTCGCTAACACCTTGGGCTACATTACAAGTGATTTGGGATTTAATCGCGCCGCAATATTTGCAATCTTGATCTTGGCCGACAAAGGATTTAATCTCATATTCGCCGCATTCACGGCAAAAATACGTTGTGAGAATATCGTTTTTATTAATCCCTAAATCCTCGATTAATTTTGGAATATCCCATCCTTCTGCGAAATTTGTATGGAGAAGGAGTTTGGCATTTTTAGCCTCTGGATTATTACGTTTAAATTCCGCGAATCCTTCCAGAAGGGGTTTTACTTCTTTGCGCAATTGAGAACGAAACACGAAGCCCACTACAAAGGTATCAAGAGGAATATTGAATTTTTTGCGCAGTTCATTCTTTTTAGAATCGTTTAATGGCCTAAAATATTCGTGTTCAATAATCGCGGGAATAGTTTTTACATCTTTAAACCCAATTCTCGCAGCTTCTTCTTGGGCAAACTTAGCCCAAACAGTGAAAATTTTAGAATTTTTAATAAACTCAATTTGGTCTTTTAAAAAAGGAAGAGAATCGAGAGTAATATGCGGCACGCAATGAAACTTATTCCACCAAGCCTTTTTGTCATAATTATTAAAACTCCAAGAATCATTGCTAAAAATCATTACATCAGGACGATTTTCTTTGACGAATTTATCAATTAGCAACGCGCCGTAGGAAGCATCACGAAGTTTGCCGGGGTCATTTTGCAACACCATTAATTCATTTTGATTATCAGGTAAACACCCCTGAGCCTTAAATGGGAGTTTTTGTAACTCATGCGCCGACCAAGGAAATCCCGTGCAGAAGTAACGAATATCGTATTTATTAGTAGATAGTAAATATTTGGCCAACGCCCGCCCATTTCGACCTAATCCAGTTTTTGAAATAGGGGAATCTGTGTGGATGGCGACGATTTTTTTCTTTTCGGGCATATAAAAGATACTAATGATTTTCTATTTAAATGTCAAAAATAAAAAGCCCCGAGAGAATTACCTCGCGGGACTTGTGTAAGTTATTGATAATTAACGACTAAAATGGGATATCGCTCGTATCCTCATCGGCAGGAGCGGCTTTTACCGTTTTGGTCGCTTTCGTAGTTTTGTCTGCTTTCGAGGCAGGTTTGGCCTCGGCCTTCGGAGTAACTTGAGCTTTAGCCCCGCCGCCAAATGTCTTTTGAATCTCCGCCTCAAAGAAATTATCAACATCCTCTGTGTCGGTAATATCTTGGCCCTTTACACGGACTTTCTTCGTGGGAGGAAGCTCGTCTACCTGAAACTTCCAACGAATCATTTCATCCTTCTCCTGACCTTCGACAGGACGCCAGAGGGAGATTTGAGGATAACGTTTACCTTGCGGGTTAGCTTTAGCAAGATAAATGCTAAATTTGACCGATTCTCCAAGAGCAACGTTTAGCAGGGTGTTGAATACTGAGCGCGAAAGAATGGTGTAATTAAAATCAACGTAATAAACGTCGCTTTCGTCTTCCACTTTAACGATAACTTTCTTAAGAGGATTACCCTGATATTCTTCAAGTTTGGTCGTTACAGAGGTAACATTACCATTAAAAGAAGTGCTAGTTTGAACCTCTTTATAAACTCCTTCTACTTTTTGAACGAAAGAGAAATGAGGGTCTACGGGTTTCTTGTCCTTATCCTTTGTGATTACGCGAACCGAGAAAAGATTCTTGTTCGACGCGCCGCCTGTTTTTCCAATAGCCATAATATTTGTGTGTTGAGTTTTGTTGTTTGTGTATTCAATTTAAATAAATTACTTTATCTAAAAGGTTTCCTGAGTGTATATTCAGTAAAATTGTGCTGTGAGTGTCAAGTGATATTAATTCGATGGATTACTTATTTCCCAATAAAAACTTCCGCTGTCGTTTACATTAATAGTCCCAGAAGTTGTTAATGAGCGAACTGAGAAGTAGCTGTTTGCAACGATTCCTGACGGGGCAAGTTGTCCTACTCCAGTAGAATTAACAATTAAAGAACGCTGTAGAAAAATAAACCCGTTGGCGTTAATCGCGGAAGTAGTAATTGTCGCGCCGCCCGTTATCAATCTTCCCGTGCCAATTAAAGAGTTGTTTCCAGTGGGATATCCTACTCCAGAACCGATAGGGAAATAAAGATTCCCAGAAGTATTCCAGTTCCCAGATAGCGTGCGAGTATCGTAATTTAGAGAATTATTGCCGCTAAAATCATTAAATTGAGCACTATTTGGGTCGTAGATAGTTGACGCGCCAGAATTAATTGTTCCAGATTGTGAAATATTTAAATTGCCGCTAAGTTGAATCCCGCTTCCCCCGGAAATATTAATGCCGCTAAAAGTCGTTAGTCCCGAAAAGTTATTTGAACCATAAAAATTCTGATTTCCTGTTAAATTAGCATAATTAGATGTTAAATAACTATAATTAATCAAATCTCCAGATTGAGACGGTGAATTATTTGTTTTCCATTGGCCGGATAAGGTTCTCGCGGAATAATTTAATGAAGATACGTTGCTAAAATCTTTAAAAGTCGCGGTATTTGGGTCAAAAACATTCGGCCCATTGAATCCAGAGGAGAAACTTCCCGATTGCGTTAAATAAAGATTGCCGCTAAAATCAATTCCCGTGCCGCCGATTAGTTGAATATTACGGAAGGTATTTTGACCTAAAAATGTTTGATTGGCGGATAGAGTGGGCAGACCCAAAATAGGAATAATCGCGCCGCCCGTTAAATAATCATAATTAATGATATGAAAGGGAATTGTCGGATTTGAATTGTCACTCTTCCAATCTTGCCCGCTTAATTGTTGTCCAGTCCAATTTAAATAAACAGAAGCGTTGTTTTGCAGTTGTCCTTTACTCCAAGAAATATTATTGCCGGAATTTATTTCAAAAATAGTATCTCCGTCTTGATAAATAGGACTAAAAATACTTAAGTTATCCGAATTTAGTCCAGATTGAAAAGAAGCAGGGGCTAGAAATAATTTCACGCCGCTAATAGTTTGCCCGCTAACGGTATTTACCACATAAGGATTCGCGCCGAAATTTCCAGTTTGAAGAAACCCCAAATTAACCAAATGTCCTGTCCAAGAGGGTGCCACATTAGACGCCCATTGGCCGGATAAAGAGCGCGAGTTCCAATCTAGGGCGATATATGCTCCGTTGGTTAAATCATAAAGTTGGGCCAAATAAGGATCGGCGCTGATATTTGATAGCGCGCCTACTTCAAATTGACCAAATGGGTTGAGATTATAATTTGTGCGACTAAAGTTAATTCCGCCTGAAATTGAAGTATTGCCACTAAAATCAATTGTGCCGAGGAAGACTTTGCGGCCTGAAATTCCGGTTTGGTCGCCATAAATCAACACAGCCTGAGAACCCGCAAGCACAGAACCGATATACCCAGATAAATTAGGTAAGTCGAGTTGTTGAATTCTAATGGGAGAATAGGGCATGAGAGATTACTTTTTCTTCTTGGCTCTTTTAAGAACAACTTGTGGGCGCGTATCCAGATGATGTTTAAGCCCCTTGCGAGTTTTTGAATAGTTATCGAAGTGCGCCAATTTCACAGGATCACGATTTACCCCTTCTTTCTCTTCTCTAGCAGCAGATAAGCGGGCGGATTCGTCCCATGCCTCGCCGAAGGTCATTTTTTTATCAGCGGTTCTCCGCGAAAAATCTTTAGCGGAATAAATATCAATTTTGGCAGTATTGCTTGCGGCATTAGGAATTGTGAAGATTCTATTCCATAGTTGACCAGATTCATCAACATAGTTGTGCGGCTCGTCCATGTGCTGAAACAATTCAATCGTTTCTTCCGTTTCGGGATGTTGATACAAATAATTTGGCATACCTTATTCCTTGATTAAATTACCCTAAATTGATAAAAAAGTGAAATTTTATTGTCTATCGTGAATTATTAACGCGGGCGTTAAGATTAAACAACGGTAAATCATTAAGAAATATGTGCAAGTAATTGATCAACAGTATTTTGCCAAGTGAATTTATTTTGAATCTCTAGGCCCGCGCTATTAACTCTCGAAGCAAGACTTCTTTTGAGAACGATATCAAGTTTATCGCTGAATTCATTAGAATCAAAGGTGTAAAAATTACCCTGATTAAATAACTGCCCCTTGTGAAAGAAAACCTTATCTTCGGCATCTTCTTTTCCGTTAGGTTGAACAAGCACGGCATTATCTTCTATCGCCCATTCTTTAATTCCAGTAGAGTTAAGAACAATTGCATGTTTGCCTAGTCCTGTCATGTGAAAACTTGGTAGCGACCAACCTTCGCCACCACTCATATCGATGACGATATTTGCACAGTTATAGGCATCGTTAAGTTCACTGAGGGTAGTTGTATAGTGAAAGGACGAAACATTCCAGTATTCCTTGTTTTCAAAGATTTGAGCCAAAAGCTGTTGGTTCTGTTCTTTGCTAAAAAAGGGGTTATAAACATGGAGATGCAGCCGATGATTACGATTGTTACCATATTTCTTTAACCAGAGCCGCGCCGTTTCCAATGTTTTCTTCCGTTTTTCAAATTTACCATTAATAGCCCAAACGGTGGTATCGTTACTTAGATATTTTTTACCTGTGGCGAAAAATTGGTCTTTATCGAACCCAAGGGGAATATTATAAACGGGGCGTTCTACTCCATAATCGAGAAAAGTTTGGCGAGCCTCTTCATTTGTGACGAAAATTTGGTGATGATTATTGAGAATATTGGTTTCGCTGGGGGTGAGTTGGTCTAGCTCAAAAAACGTTAGGAGGTTATTTTTCGCGCCTACATGGGACTCGCTGCCGTTTATGTGCCACGTCTGAAGGGTTGGATTATTACGGTTAAACGAAGAAAAGAAATTTTGGGCATTTGAACGAATTTTATTTTTTAATTCATCGGAGGCTTTATCGAAGCTAGAAAAATCAAGCGACCCGCCCTTTGCGAGAATATTTACGGGATATTCGCGGCGATATAATTCTTTAATAATATTGAATCCGACGAAGCCGAAGCTCAAATTATTTACGGCGGTATCAAATGTAAGTGGTTTATTCATAATAAATTAGGCAACTTGCAGTTTCTCTTTCAATTTGTTAATAATCTTTTTATTTTTTGTTCTAAGCGATTCATGAGAGTAATTACTGCGATCTTTTAAATCTCTCCAAGACACTCGCCCTTTATCTCCATTAATTCGTTGGGAGAAAATTGCCCGAGTTTCTTTATCGAAATGGGACAAAACTTCGTCAATAGTTTCATATGTTTCGTTAAGACCCACATTGCTAACCACATTGTCTTCTGAAACGGGCGGCGCGAAATACTCTTCTTGAGAATCAATCTCAATAGTCTTAATTTTTTCAGTTTTTTTACTCTGAATATGTTTTAAGCACTCATAACGAGCCATTTGGCCAACTAAATTACAAAAAGTGCCCCGCGAAGAATCGTAATTAAGCGCGGCGTGATAAATATTGAAGTCTTTGTTGTCGATTACGTCGTTGAAATTAACATTGGGGTTGCTTTTGAATTGTGAGGCGACTTTGAAATAAACGCCACTGTGACGGTGAATTAGCTCTTTTGTGGATTCGTTGAGTTGAATTCCCTCTCGAACATTATTGATTAAAGTCGTGTCGTCCAAGTTATTGATTATCATTATTTTGAGAAAGTTTTAGATAGGTTAAATTTAAAAACATTGTAAGCACGGGCGTTGTGCAAATTAAATAATACGGATATTGAGAACCGAAAATTATAAATAACGTGCTCCAGAAGGAAAAGCACGCGGGGCAAGATAACGCATATTGAATTTTCGCGGGCAAGAATTCCGTATGAAGTTTCACATATGGAGAAATTCCCTCCGAATGGTTAATTAACCAGAAAAAGAAGTAAACGACTAATGGAAATATAACTAGCATTTAGAAGATACTAATCGCTTATATCATTTTTGTCAAGACTATAATCAACTATTATTAAATTTCGCGGCAGATATCCTCTAAATGATAATTCACTATAGTATCTATTTGAAGTAATTTTCTTCACTTCGTTCAGAAGAATTCCTTCAAGCTTCGTTTCACTACGCTTTAGAAAGGATTTATTTAGAGAAAAAGTTTATAACAAATCTCCCCTTGGAACCCAAGCCGAAGGCTTATCCTGTATTTTATAACAGGATTTGGCCATATTTGGCAACCCAATTGAAGCGTTCGGCTTAAGTGATTCCGCCCGCGTATTAGTTTTCGTTTCTCCCCTATGTATACCACAATGCGTTAGTATTACCCTGACTACTCGCTATTACGCAATAAATTACGCCCCATTCGGATGCCTCAATGGGTATATTAGCTTTTGTCTACATCTCCATGAATTTTACAATTCACTTTCTAGGTTGATGCCTTCGAATCAGAGCCTACGGATGAAAACCTATCAATATGAGTTATGAAAGAACTTTATATTTGGGTGTGTATTCGTATAAAATTAAAACCAGTCTTTCGGCCCATTTCTAGGGTTACTCGCTCTGGTTTTATAGCTAAGGGAAAGATTTTTCTTATTCTGGAATGGATACCAAATTGTCAAAAAATCCGTGATAGGATAATATTTTGCTCATTTTTTAAAGGTAACTACGGCGGATTCGAAAATCAGTCCGCAAATGAGGGAACATATGATGATATGTAAATGATTAGATTTTGTCAAATTTTTCTCTTTTTACCCTCTTCTTTCGGCCAATACAAAGTATCTTTATGTCTCTTCATTATATCTATAAAGCTCTTTCTATAAGGAACTTCGAAACTGGAAGCTCGTAAAATTCTAAAATAGATAGACTTTCTAACGCTTTTTCCCAAAAGATAGGAAAAATCTGTCGTTGAAACCTTTAAAATCCCCTTTATTTTTAATTTTGCCATGTAATTGGCGTCATTCATCTTATCTATTAATTTTTGGTTAAAATAATAAGTAGTTCTTTTTTCTCTAGAAAGTTTCGGGCCATTCTTTTGAAAATTGACAAGCCCCTCTATGGTATTTTCTTTAGACCCTTTGTTATCTTGATTAATATATCCCGATTTTATCGCTTCATGAATTTTACAATGGCATGACTCACAAACCGCAATCAAATCACTATCTAAAACATCAATCCAATTGCGGTAATTAATATGATGAACTTCGTCGCACGGAACGGGTTTATCTTGACCGGAACAAATCTCACATTTATAATTGGCCCGCGCTCTAATAGAGCTATTTAAGTTTTTCCAATGTAATGATTTAAGATATTCTGGGTAGTCTTTATAAAGATTCATAATTGATGATAAACGAAAAATGAATTAAATAAGTCAAGAAAAATCTTGACTTATATTAAACAAAATAAATATATCATCTTATGCAGTTAAAAACTAATTATGGTTCTAAAGTGGAATACGTCGTTCATTCCAAAGCGGATAAATGTTCGATTTATGTAAAAGCCTTTGAAACAGTGATTCCTATGCTAATACTTGATTTTGAGAATGAGTCTCAACAACTAATTAAACAAAGATTAGAAAAAGATTTGGCAGAAAACGCAGAAACGGTTAGTATCTAAATATGAATCAATTTTTTGGAGTATAGTGTAACGGCTGCACGAGCGGCTTTGACCCGCTAAGTTTTAGTTCAATTCTAAATATTCCTGCCAATTAATAAAAATAACTATGAAAATCCTAACAGAAGGTCACAAATACATCGCCGCTAATTTTGAAGACAAAAATAACGGTCAAACCATTCAATTTATTGAAAAACGCCCAAAAGTTGACAATGGAGATTACGTTAAAGTCTGGTCGCAAGCGAATCCAAATGGCTCTCCAACGAATGCAAGTTCCACCGAACTTGAAACAGTTAATGATGGCACAACTAACGAAGAATTACTAGAAATTCTTATTAATCGTCTAAATTACCTCAATGGTAAATTTCCTTGTCGCGAAAACTCCGTTGCGCTCACACACCTCGATTCCGCGCTTTTATGGCTTGAGAAACGAACAAATGACCGTAAAAAGCGTAATGTGGAAGGCAAAAATATTTCTTAATATGGACAAACTCAACGCAATTGCCTTTATCGAGGCCGAAATCGCCGCGCAAGCACAAATGGAAGAACTGATTGGTGAGATTCCTCAGTCGGAACAAGAAGGTTTCGAGTCTTGGCGCAAAGAATGGAATGAACTTTTGGACTATGTTAAATCAACCTAAATTGGGCCGCGACCCGGCCAGAATCCGGCCATTTTTGGAAAAATTAGAAAAAATCTGGACACAGGATAAAATTGATCAACAAAGATTTGGCCAACTCATCGAAAATCTTATGTTTACCCAAAAAGGTCCAAATAGAATCGGTTTGTGGACTCTCGAAGATAAAGATTTCGAGAAATTATTAGATAATTGGATTGAATCACATAAATAAGCTATGCCACAAGTAAAATTAAGCATCTATTCTTCGTTATTTAACGTAAAATCTAATAAATTCGACTATAAAGATTTTATCGCTCACGTTGCGGCTTTCGCCGATGAAGTTATCATCTCAACTATTAAAGATTCTGATAATAGCGCAAAATTGTTAAAATCTGCCGCGAAAAAGTTCCCAAATGTGGAAATTTTACTTACAGAACTTACTCCTGATAAGCCAACTTTTGACGGTGCGCTAAAAGACGCCGCACTACAAAAATGTAGTGGTAACATTCTTCTTCAACTTGACGGAGACGAGAGATTAGGTATTACAGATCGCGCCGCGTGGGAATATTATTTGCAGTTGCTATTAGAATCATCAAGTTTTTCCTGTATCATGCTGCCGTCAATTAATCTTTACAAAGACGACGAGCATTTTAGTGATATTACCTATAAATGGTATTTGCATAAGCGTGGATTAAAACGCGGCGTTGTTGATTTCGCGAAACGTCCCGATGGAACGCATAAAATTCATGGTGATGGGGCTTCTGACAGTTGCGAGTTGTTAGATGAGAATAATCGGCTAGTAAAATCTGTTCAAATTGTTCCCAATAACAACATGGCCCTTATGGATTGGTGGAAGATTCAAGACAGTCAATCGCCGTTTATCGTGCATCATGGATATAAAGATTTAGATCGGCGCGCTGAAATTAATAAGAATTTTTGGTCCAAAATGTGGGAAATCGAAGATGGTAGACCTGTTAATTTACCGATTAGCGCGGAAGAAATTCGTAAACCTTGGCTTCCGCTAGGAAGAAAACTTTAAAATATTATGAACAGAGAAATTAAATTTAGAGTGTGGAATCGTAAAAGAAATAAATTTATCCAAGATTGGATTATTGGGGTGATAGAGGGCGCGGACACTAATAATGGGCTGGTTGGGTTTATATCTAAAGATAAAGAAGATAATTTGTGGCTTACTCAGGGGGATTATAAAATAGAAGATATTAAGGTCCAACAATTTACAGGGTCAAAAGATGTTAACGGGAAAGATATTTACGAAGGCGATATCATAAAATATTATATCCGATCCATAGAAGATAAAGATGACCGAGGGCATGAGGACCGGTCTAGTGTTATTTATTTTAATTCATATTTTGCCTTTTCCAACATTTTATATGATGACTGCCAAAAAATGCCTCTAGATTTTAATGTGGGCGTTCTAGGAACCAAAATTCTAGTAGAGGTAATTGGTAATATTTTTGAAAATCCAGAATTACTAACCAAATGAATAGTCTCACTCTCGTCGCCCCGTCATGGCATGGCACAGATTTGCTTAAAACATTCATTCCCAACGCAATAGCATCTTTTTCAGAAGATTCGCGCCTGATTGTTGTCGTTAATGAATATTCCAAAGAAGACGAGATTCTAGTTAACGAATTCAAACTCCAATATAGCGATAAATTTGATTTTATTCTTCGCGAGGATAATATCGGCCCAATGTCGGTAGATTATGCGAATCCTCTAATTGATAGTGAATTACACGTTAATTGTAATAACGATATGTTGCTTCCTAAAGGGTGGGACGCTCAAGTAATTAACAATGCGGCGCGAAACAAAAATATTACGCAAAGTTTATTTCTTTTAGAACCCTACGGAACGGGCAATCCATTAGTCATTGTAGAAAATTTGGGCGATTATACCGATCCCAATACGGAAATTAAGTTTAACGAAGGGGTCGCCCAAGGAAAATGGAAATTAAATAATAATATCGTGGGCTATAATCATCCTATTGTGACTAATTTTAAAGACTATCTTGCGGTGGGCGGATATTCAAATAACTTCGATATGAGGTGGTCAAGTGGGTATAGTTTGGATAACTTTTTCCCTTGGAGACTAAAGCAACTAAAGAATGATTATAAGTTTGTGACTCTCAAGGACTTATGTGTTTACCATGCGATAAGTTTAACAAACAAAAGACAATCAGCAAGTTACAGAAGTAACAATGGTATCCAACATTTTATTGATTCCACGGGCTATCACTGGTTAGATTTTAATCGAGAAATAAATGCGTTTTCTCCGATTAATATTGACTAAGAGTGGGCAAACATAAGAATATTTTTTATTATGAATAGAGAAATTAAATTTCGCGCATGGGATAATAAAAACAAAAAATGGCTAGACCAAGTTCCATGTGATGAATATATGTTGGACTCTGACTGTTGGGATTGTCCAGACCAAGATGATATGGAGGATATGACATTTTTTTATCCTAACAACCCGCTGGGGCCAGCCTTCGGAGGGCGAATTATTTATCAACAATTTATTGGTCTGAAAGATAAGAACAAAAAGGAAGTTTATGAGGGTGATATTCTCAAATGTGACATGGGCAGAGCGGGCGAACAAATTTGCAAAATAGAATATGCCGCGCCGGAATTTAGATTTACGTTGGTTAGCGAGGAGCCAAGTATTCCACTAGATTTTACTTTTAATTCGGTAAAAAGCATGGAAATTATCGGGAATATATTCGAAAATACAAAACTTTAAAAAATAATGATTTTAAGCAATAAACGAATTTTCATTACTGGCGGCGCGGGCTATCTTGGGCGAGCGATTATTAAAAAACTATATCAAGATAATCAGATAGTTGTTTACTCTCGCGACGAAGCCAAACATTATTTTTTGAAAAAACAATTTCCTAATATTATTTGTGAAATTGGAGATGTTTATAATTACGAAAGGATGAAGCAGGTTGCGATTGAATATAATTGTAATATTGGAATATTCTGCGCCTCACTCAAACAAATCGAAGCTTGTGATGACGCGGCGGAAGAAGCGGGGCGAACAATTTATCAAGGGGCGATTAACTCTAAAAAACTATCTAAGGAATGTTTCTTTTTAGCTTCGTGTTTCGTCTCGTCAGATAAATCTTGTGCGCCGAGCACCCTCTATGGCCAATTAAAAGCGGCGGCGGAAACCTCCTTTGTTTACAAAGAAAACGATAAAAAACTTAGTTATTTGACTGCTTTTTCTTCATGTAGATACGGAAACGTGGCTGGCTCAACTGGCTCACAATTGAAATTAATGTGGGATGCTATTAGAAATAATTACACACTCAAGTTATTTTCAGAAGAAATGACTAGGTTCTTTATCACAGTAGAAGATGCGGTAGGTTTAATTCAAACAAGTCTTCATCATAAAAATGAAGTTATTATTCCAAATTTGCCTTCTTATCTAATCAAGGATTCTTTTGAGCTTTACGCGGAAGAATTTGGATTAAAGTATGAACTGGGCCAACCTCGCCCCAACGAGAAACTTCATGAAGTAATGATTAGCAGGGAAGAATTGCCGCGCACGAATTTTGTCGCCGATATTAATAAACCTTATTCGACATATTATACTATTGGACAATCAGTTAAAAATAATCCGCCACAATTTAAAGATAATGAGTTTTCTTCTAGAAATGTAGTAGTTTCTAAAGAAGAATTTAGACAATTTCTCATCAAAAACGATTGGTTTCGTTAATTATGCCTATTAGCAAAAATTATACAGATATTACTCAATGTCGTTGCTGCCACGGCGAAAGCCTCATTCCGGTTTTTGAGTTTGAAAAACCCGTGCCCCTTGCCGGACACTTCGCGGAGTCTTTAGAGGAGGCCAAAAACGCAGAGCTGTTTCCCCTCACTTTGGTTCAATGTCAAAATTGCGGCGCGGTGCAAGTTAGAGAGAATATTTCCGATGAAGTTCTTTTTAAGAAGTATAATTATGATTCAAGTTCAATTCCCGCTTTAGTTGCTCATTTTAAGGAATACGCAGATAGATTAATTCAAGCAAATGGAGATAAAGATGGGTTTACGTTCTTAGAAATTGGAGCGAATTCGTTTCCACTAATTCAACATTTGCCCAAAAATTGGAATATTATCGCAGTTGACCCCTCTGATGTGGCAAAACGCGCCAGTAAAAATCCCAAATTCAGCCATGTTAAATTGTTTAACGAGGGATTTAATCTTGATTTTGTTAAGCAAAATAACTTGGAATCCACTGTTGACCATCTTTTCGCGGCGAATTGCCTCGCTCATATTAGCGATTTAAAGCCTGTTTTTGAAGGAATTTTCGCCGCGTTGAAACCAAATGGTCTATTTTGTGTCGAAGTAGGCGATTTGGACGCGATTTTTGACGATAAAGCATGGGATTTTATTTATCATGAGCATAAAATTAATTATTCGCTGCATTCGCTTGTGAAGGTCTGTTCTTTAGTAGGGCTTTTCCCGATTTTTAATCTAAAAATTAAGAATCACGGAGGTAGTCTAAGGGTGTTTTTTTCTAAAAAGAAATTCATTTACGACAACACTAAAGATATTGAATTTGATAAACTAAAATTCAAATATTTCAACGTTCATTATAAAGCACGTTATGCAAATCCCGTGGCGCAAAAAATGTTGAAAAATCCAAATAATATCGCCTATGGAGCAAGCGGAAGGGCCAATACTTGGTTTAACAATATGAGTGATATTAGATTTAGCTACGTGGTAGATGAATCTCCGCTACGTCAGGGGAAATTTATTCCTCAAGTTGGAATTCCGATTGTCGGCAAGGAAATTTTGGAGAGCGAGGAGAATAAAGATGTAATTGTTACTGCGTGGAATTACATAAAGGGGATTAAAGAAAAGAATAAGCATCTAAAAGGATTAAATTTTATTAAACCGTTTTGATTATGAATAGACCTATTAAATTCCGCGCATGGACAGGATATCAAATGGAATATAAGATAATGGCGGGTTATCTTGGTTCTTTTTATTGCGACGGGATGAATAAAAATGATTCGGCGTGCATGAGTGATGCTAATACAATCTATGGAGATAATACGCCAATTATGCAATCCACCAGTTTGAAAGATAAACACGGAAAAGATATTTATGAGGGTGATATAGTTTTAGCGACAAAAGATAGCGGGGCGAAGACAAGAAAGGGAAAAATATACTATGTTTATTTCAATCAAAAAATGTCTCACTATGGAATGATAGAAAAATCATCTTATCAAAATACCATAACTTACAATTTAGATTTATACAAAGAAGGGTATGATACGGTGCAATTAAGTCGCCCGAAATCAAACGCGATAGAGATTATTGGAAATATTTACGAAAATCCAAATTTATTAAAATGAGTAAAATAAAAGTATTAGTTTTCGGTAACGGACTATTGGGCGCGGAATTAATCAAATTATTATCTTCCGCCCCGAATATTCAACTAGGGGTTGCACGCCGCCAATGTGATGACAATATTAACGGAACTTACGCCTGTTATAATTTTGACGCAACGAAGGACGCGCCATTTTTCGCTAAAGATTATGATTATATTATTAACACAATTGTCGTTAAAGGTGAAGATAATCCAGAAAATAGCCTATTGGTAAACTCGCTCTTTCCCATTCAATTAGCGCGGAATTGTAAAAATGCCAAAATAATTCATATTTCTACGAATGGAGTTTTCGCTACGAAGAATTTTAGTGAGTTACCAAAAGGAGAGTTTAACGAAAAAAATGCAAGTTCTATTTATGGGCAAACTAAATCGTTAGGTGAGGTTCTCACTCCAAATGTTATCAATTTACGCTGTTCATTCGTCGGGCGTAATGGGGGATTGTTAAAATGGTTTAGTGAGCAAAACGAAGAAGCCACGGGATATTGCACTCATTTTTGTAATGTGGTTACAAATATTGCGCTGAGTAAAATTATTTGCGGGATTATTCTCAAAGGCGAATTTGATAAATTAGTTCAATTAAGCAATATTTTCCATATTGTGCCCGCTGATGATATTTCCAAGGGGCATTTGCTTTCATTGGCGAAACTTTATAGCGGCAAAAATATTAATGTCAAACGGAAAATTGTAGGACTGGAAGATTCAACTATTTCTACGGTATTTAAGTCTTCTAATGAACAATTTTGGCGCGGCGCGGGCTATGATGGAGTGCCGACTATTGAGAGTTTAATCAAGGAGATTTATGCATATTAAAGTAGGTGATATAGATGATTACAAATATAACGTTATAGACTTATCTACAGGAGATAAAATAAGTTTCTGTTTAGAGGCTAATGATGAAACCGGAGAATATACCTATTATGTCGTAGATAAAGATGGAAATTTTAAATTTAACGAGGGTGAAACTGAGTTACTAACCGAGACGAAAATTGGAAAAATTAAATTGGTTAAAGTCAAATAAATTATGAAAATTTTAACCCTTTGTCGTGGCGGGCACGTAAGAAGTGTCGCATTAAAATATCTTTTGCATTATAATTGCGAGGAACGACATGATGTTATTGCATGTGGGTGGGAATCTAATTCTCAAGAAACTCGTGAGATGCTTTATGGTTGGGCAGATTATATTGTTGTGATGACAAAAGATTTCGCTCAATATGTGCCAGAAAAATTTCATAATAAACCTAGCGGTGGAAGAAAATTATTTTGTTATGACGTTGGAGAAGATAGATTTATGAATCCATTTCATCCAGAAATACAAACTATGTTAAAGTCGATGATTAAGAATCATGGGTTATTCGCTAAAAATAAAGAAAATCAAACAAAGGAATATCCAGTATGAGAATCGGAATTATTTATTGTGCATTCAACTGCGAAGAATACGTTAAAGATTCTATTCGCCCATTAATTCTCGCCCGAGAACAAAAACTTTCCGGCCACGAATGGGTAATAGCTGGAATCAATGTTTGTTTCAAAGAATATAAAGAGACGAAATATAATGTTGATGATTCTACGGGGGATTATTTAGCTACTCAAAATTTAGATTATTTAATTCGCGAACCGCAATATATTAGTGAAGCCGAAGCAAGAACATTAGCTTTAAGAAAATTATTGGATGACAAATGTGAATTGATTTTTTTAATCGACGGCGATGAATTGTTCCAAATCAACGACTTACAAAATATTACAAAGTTCATTGAAGAAGATAAATTTTCAGCATGGTATAAATTTAGCTATAAGAATTATTTGTTCGATTCTTCTACCTATCTAAAACTTCCCTTTCAACCGCCCCGTGCCTTTAGAGTTCAATATAACGGCTATAGGTTGAATAATTTTCGCCACGATAATGAAGTGGTTTATCATGGGATTATTACGCGGGATATTAAAGATTTCGAGAGTTTTCCTAGTAAGATTATTCCTCCTAATATAAGTTGGATAGTCCATAAAACTTGGATTTCTTGCGAAAAAACCAAAAGCAAGGTGGAATATCAGCGGGGCAGATGGGGAGGGAGTCTATGTAGTTATAAATGGGATGAAACTAATAACAAATTAGTGTTTAATCCTCAATATTTCGCAAGATTTGGGAAGCCAATTCCAGAGTTAATTAAAGAGTAGCTATTAGTGTTTTTACTTGACCAAAAGCGCACAACCTACACGCTTTTTATTATAAATTGAAAGACTAAAATCTTTTAGCATTTTAATTTTCCAAGGACCAAATTTTACCGTAATAATAACTCCACTCAAGATGCTCAATCTCAAACAAACTAAGGAATATAGCGACGGCACAGCAGATTATCAATTTGAATTTGATAAAAAGTTTGAGGAGTATTATTTTGAACAAACTGGGAGGAAAACTATTGATTTGGGCGAGGTTAAAGAGTTTATTGTGAAGATGTTGGAAGAGAGTTTGGGTGAAGAGGGGAAATAAGGAGAGAAAAATTTTTATTATGAGTTTACAAGCATTATCTGATTATGTAGTCTATTCTAAATATAGCCATTATCTTCCAGAGAAGAAACGGCGCGAAACATGGGAGGAAATTACCGATAGAGTATTCGGGATGCATGAGCGTAAATTTAGTAAACAATTATCCGAAAACGAAGAATTTAAAAAGGATTTTGATTTTGCCAAACAAATGGTGAAAAAAAAACGTGTATTAGGCTCGCAACGCGCACTCCAATTCGGTGGGAAATGGATAGAGAAGCATGAACTTAAAATGTTTAATTGTGCCACGACGCATATTGATCGTCCGCGAGTCTTCCAAGAGGTTATGTATACTCTTCTTTGTGGCACGGGAATGGGATTTAGCGTCCAAAAACAACACGTTAAGAAACTCCCAGAATTAATTTCGCCGACAAAAGGCAAAAAAACATTTAAAATTTCTGATGATATCGAAGGATGGAGTGATGCTATAGGAGTAATTACTTGTTCATTTTTTAATTCCGATCATGAATTTAAAGATTATATTGGTTATGATGTAGAATTTGATTATAGCGAAATACGCCCCGAAGGTTCGCTTATTGCGGGCCAATTTAAAGCTCCCGGCCATGTGGGTTTAGCTAATTCTCTTGAAAAAATTCGAAAAGTGTTGGTAGATAGAATTAATTCAGCGGGTTTTTGTGAGGGAGAATTTACGAATAAACTAAAACCCATAAATGCTTATGATATAGTTTGTTATGCTAGCGATGGAGTCTTATCGGGAGGAATTCGTCGTTCGGCGACCTTAACGTTATTTTCTGTTGATGACGAAGAGATGGCTAATGCTAAAATTGGGGATTGGTATATTACAAATCCTCAACGCGCACGATCAAATAATTCAGCAGCTTTACTAAAAGGTAAAACAACAAAAGAACAATTCTCTTCTTTGATGGAGTCAACCCGCAAATTTGGTGAACCCGGCTTTGTTTGGTTAGAAAATTTAGATATTATTTATAATCCATGTTGTGAAATTGGCATGATTCCTGCTTTAAATGGAGAAACGGGAGTTCAAGTCTGTAATTTAACAGAAATTAACGGTAAGTATTGTGATTCTGAAGATAAGTTCTTAGAATGTTGCCGTGCATCTGCCATTATTGGGACAATACAAGCGGGTTATACAAATTTTAAATATCTCACTAAAATTTCTAAACAAATTTGCGATAAAGAAGCTTTACTTGGGTGCTCAATTACTGGAGTAATGGATAATCCTGATATTTTATTGAACGCTGAAATTCAGCGGAAGGGAGCTAAATTAGTTCTTGAAATCAACGAAAAAATTGCTAAAATTATTGGAGTAAATAAAACTGCCCGCGCCACCTGTATCAAGCCAGCGGGAAGCACAAGTTGCGTATTGAAAACATCTTCCGGTATTCATCTCCATCATTCTAAAAGGTATATTCGTCGCGCCCAAGCGAATCGTAATGAATTTCCCCTTAAATATTTTGTTGAACATAACCCAGACGCCGTAGAAAAATCTGTTTGGTCGGCAAATGATACTGATTATTCAATTTCCTTTCTTTGCGAAGTCCCCAAAGGAGCGAAATTAAAAAATGAATTATCCGCTATTGAGTTTCTTGAGCAAGTAAAAACTACTCAAAACAATTGGGTGGAATATGGAACTCGGCCCGAACTTGGAACCGATCCTACAATGAGGCACAATGTTAGCGTCACCGTCGTAGTCAAAAATGAACAAGAATGGTTAGATGTAGAAAAATATATATTTGATAATCAACAGAATTTCGCTGGAATTTCGTTAATTAATGGTAGCGGCGATCTTGACTATAATCAAGCCCCATTTTGCGGAGTTCTTGCGCCAGAAGAACTTGTGAAAGAATATGGTGATGGTTCTATCCTCGGTTCTGGACTTGTCGTGGATGGTCTTGCGGCGTTTGATAATAATCTTTGGGATGCGTGTTCCGCTTCTCTGGGGCATTTAAGAGTTAACACTTTGGAGGAACCCAAAGTTCCCCTAAAACCAGTTAGAAAGAATTCTAAGAATGAAAAAGCATTTTCCTCTGCGTTAGCAGATTATGCTATTGAATTGAGTATTTATTATAATGAATTAGGAGAATTTAAACGAAATGAACTTAAGTTAGATTGGATTCGTCGTATGAAACAGTTTTCCGAGCGTTATTTTAATGGTAATTTAGTTAAAACTACCCACTGTTTGAAGCACCTTAGTCTTTGGCATACTTGGTTGAATCTGAAGCGGACTTATAAAGAGGTGGATTGGTCTAAGGCGGTAGAAGAAACGGAAGAATATGTTGGGGCGGATACTCTTGGCGCGCAGGCATGTAGCGGCGGATCGTGCGAAATCAAATGAACGAAAAAGCAAAGCAATATATCGCCAGAGCTAAGGAAATTCATAAAGATAAATATGATTATTCTTTAGTCAGCGATATTTTTTCTAAAGATGATAGAATTGATATAATTTGCCAAGAACACGGAGTTTTTAATCAATGTATAAGTAATCATGTGAATACGAAGCAAGGTTGCCCTGCTTGCGCGGGAAGAAAAATGAGAACTAACGAAGAAATGCTTAAGTTGTTTGATGAGGTTCATGAAATTAAATATCAATATCCCGATTTTCAATATAAAAATAATCGCCAAAAATTAAAAATTGTTTGCGAAAAACATGGTGAATTTACCCAAGTTATAAAAGAACACCAAAAAGGGGCAAATTGCCCCCGATGCGTAGGTAATCAAAAGATGACCACGGTTGAATTTAACGAAAAAGCGAATAATGTTCATAAAAATAGATATATTTACGATAAAGTCGAATATAGCGGAAACGATAAAAAAGTAACAATAACTTGCCAAAAACACGGAGATTTCGAACAAAGTCCGCATTTTCATCTAACTGGCGGCGGTTGCCCAAAATGTCATTCAAATTCGTCTAAAATAGAAAATGAATGGCTAGACTCTCTTGGTCTTCCATGTTTAGAGAAGCAAAAAAGATTTATTTTAAATGGAAAGAGATATATTTTTGATGGCTATGATAGATGGACTGACACGGTTTATGAATTTCATGGAGACTTTTTTCATGGAAATCCTAAATATTATTACGGAAGAGATAAAAACGGAGTAAGCGGCAAGAGATTCGGGGATTTATTTAAAGCGACTAAAGAAAGAAAAAAGTTTTTAGAAGGGGAGGGATTTAAGGTAGTAGAGATGTGGGAAAGCGATTGGCTCGAAATGAACGGGAAGAAGTTTAACAAAGAACCAATGCCTCCCGATAAAAGTTTGGCGTTGAAACACGCATTTGTTAAATCTTGGTATATAGCCGATGATGAATTTTTCGATCATACCAATTACGAAAATTTATATCTTAATATTTATTAACAATGGATTGTATTTGCCATGATATTTCTTTTAAAGAAATTCTCTCCAAGGTCCAACCCCTCGGCGAGAATATTACTATAGAGAAACTTCAAGAACTGAACATTTGCGCGACAAAATGTAAATTATGTATTCCTTATATTAAAGAACTTTTCCCATGATTTATTTACTTCTAGCCTTCACGATTCTCTACCGATTACTCTGCCCCAGCGCATTACTTGGAATCACGCCATTATTTGCGCTATTTTTCGTTTCAAATATTCGGAATATTAATATTATTTTTCTTGGGAGTTTGCTCTGTGATATGGCTTTATCCTTTAAGCACTTAACTCCATATTGCTTATTACCATCTTGTGCAGGGTTATTATTTTATGCGATTCCAAAACAGCTAAATTGGTTAATCGGCGGCGCGTTTATTCAATATTTAATAGCAAATACTGTTAGTTTTTTCACCTCTCCTTATTACGCGAAAACATTTAATTCTTGGATAGAATGTAATTTCACTGGTAATTTGAATTATCCGCCGAGTTATTTATTTTTAGCCAAGTCCATATTAGGAACTCTAATATTCAGCATCATCTTTTCTTACGTGCTAAAATTAGAATCTTCGCCGCAAAAGGTTGCTTGTCATGTCTAAATTTGGCCCAAGCGATCCTTATGCATATTACGACGATTTTGGTAATCGTCATTTGTTCTTTTCAGACAGAGAATTCATGCATTTTATCGCACGGTTAGCAGTAAAATCAATATTGGACAACCGCAAATAATTATATTTCAGTTTTGGGCGAATTTTGGGTAATAACTCTTTACAACTCATTACATTATGCCCCCTGTAAATTTAGTCAAAATCTCCAATATAGAATTGGTAACTTATTTGTTATCAATGGTTAACCAATATAAGATTTTCCACTGGCAAACCACCTCTTATAGCCAGCATAAAGCCTTTGACAGTATCTTCGGTGATTTAAATGGATTAGTTGATGATTTTGTTGAAACTTATATGGGAAAGTATGGAAGAGTGATAGCCCTCGGTGGGTTTAAGATTGAAGTGGATAATCTTACCAAGGAAAATGCCCTAACTTACACTGATAAGTGTATTTATTTTTTAACCGAGAAATTGCCCTCGAATTTAGCCTCAAAAGATACCGATTTGCTAAATATTCGTGACGAAATGTTAGGTAAATTAAATCAATTAAAGTATTTGTTAACATTAGTATAATTTTCTCGTTTAATTAATTTTATTCTATTTTTATGTCCATTAAAGAACCTCCACAATTCAACTCAAATATTCCAGAGCACTTGCTGGCGAATGTAAATCCCGAGATGAAGTGGATAATGGAGAATATGAGCGTGTTGACACAAAAAAGTGATTATTTAGTTACAACCCAAGGTGAACAGAGCGCAAAACTCGATATTTTGGACGGAAAAGCGACGGTGACAAATGGAAAAATTGCGCAAGCGATTTTAGATATTAATACGATTAATGAAGAAAGGGCGGCGCAAAAACAGGATTTATCAGATATTATTGGAATTAAAAGATTTGGAGAAAAATATTTATTCAATAAATGGGGTGCGGTAGTTTTGGTGATTTTTATTTTTGGAAGCATTAAAGTAATAGAGACTCCCGCAATTAGAGAGTTGCTTGTGAATTTTTTAAGTTAAAAAGACTTGACTTTGGCGGGGCAATAGGGCTAAATTTCCTCTATGGATATAGCTCTACGTTATGATCAGATTTATCTCGTCCCGAATTTTTCTGTTTTAAAGTCTCGCAAAGAGGCCGATACGTCGATTACATTTTTAGGGCGTAAATTCGATGGAAACTGGATGCCGTCGAACATGGAAAGCGTTATTAATCTTGATATTGCAAAATGGTGCGCGTTTAACAACTATTTTTACATTTATCATCGTTTTCACGGCGCGACGAAACAATTATTACAAAAAGCAAGAGCCGAAAGCTGGCCTTTTGTGTCCATTTCCATAGGAGTTCAAGAAGAAGACAAACAATTAATCCGCGATATCAAAGAGTCTAAATGTCGCGTGGACTGCATAACAATTGATATCGCTCATTTTAACTCGTTTAACGGACAAGAAATGGCGAGATTTGTTAAGCACGAACTACCTTCGGTTAAATTGATCGGCGGAAATGTTGCTACCCAAAGTGCTGTAATGGACGCTATTTCTTGGGGGTGCGATGGGGTCAAAGTGGGAATCGGCGGGGGTGGAATCTGTTCTACGAAAAATATGACTTCATTTCACGTCCCGATGCTAAGTTGCGCGCTTGATTGTTCGGTGACGTTACGATACACGGATATTATTTTTGACGGCGGCGTTAGAGAAAATGCGGATATTATCAAAGCAACTTGGGCGGGGCTGCAAAAGCAAAAACATGAGGGGTTTACTCCTCGCGTTCCTATGATTATGTGTGGGGGGCTAATTGCGGCGTGTATTGATGCGGCGGGAGAGAATATTTACGATGGTTGCATTTCTATTAACCCAGAAATTCCGCTCCCCAAAATTATTTATAAACGTTATTGGGGGTCTTCGTCAGTTAAACAAAAAGACGGAGAACGAAAAAACATTGAAGGTTTCGAGGTAAAAATTCCTTGTAATGGGTTAACGGTGGCTGAAAAATATCAAGAGATTAAAGAATCTTGTCAGAGCGCGATCAGTTATAGCGGGGGGTCAAACTGGAATGGACTAATTAATGTAAGAGCGGTCCAAGTTTAATTTATGAAATCTCAATCCCATATTAAAAGAACAATAGAACAATTCGTAGGAGCAAATACCACTATTTGCGACAATTGCAGAAAAGAAGTATGCGATAATGGTGAAATGTTAATTGGAGGCTCATATAATGGTGGATTTTACCATGTTGGCCGAGTCCCACGGTCAACTAGCTTGAATGAATTACGCCGTGATAACAATTGGGATTTTTGTTCATTAAAATGCCTCAAAGTTTGGCTTGACAACGAAGTAGCAAAAGGAGAAATTTAACTATGGCTGATATTAAGAAAGAGTATGAATAAAAGGTTTGATACAATGAAGATAGTAAAATGTGGGGAATCAACTTACCCGCAACGAAGAATGTTCGATGAAAGAATGCGCTCAAAAGTCGGACAGAAATTAGGAAGGTTAAAACTTATAGAATATGTTGGTAGGTTTCAAAAACAACCTTGTTTTTCTGTCGTTTGTGATTGTGGGGAGTCGGAGATTATAAAATACTCAATTTTTCGCAAAGAAGTTCGCCATAGCAGGGGGTGCTTTAAATGCTTAAAAGACTCAGAGGCTAAAAAAAGTTTTGGTAATAAAAGTCATACGTGGAGGGGATGTGGAGAATTACCAATGTCGATCATGTCTCAAATTAAAAACGGAGCGAAAGACAGGGGGCTTGAAGTAACAGTAAATATAGAATATCTATGGGATTTATTCCTGAAGCAAAATAGAAAATGCGCCTTATCTGGTTTATTATTAACCTTTCCCACTAAATATGAGTCTAAAGAAGGAAGTGCTTCTTTAGATAGGAAAGATTCATCAAGAGGTTATACGGAAGATAACGTGCAATGGGTGCATAAAACTATAAATAGAATTAAGTTAGTTTTTGAACAAGAAATTTTTATAAAAATATGTAATTTGGTAGCAGGGCAACATAAACGAGAAAATATTGATAATATTGAATTCGATAAAATTTTAATGACGTTAACAGCGGAAAAATCTAAAAAAGTTGGTGTCAGAAGTGGGGCGTCGTATTTTAAATTAGAAAAAGAAAATGGTGAAATTTTTTACGTATATAATATGAGAATTTTTTGTAAAAATAATAATTTAGGAAGACAATGGCTAAGAAATACTCAAAAGCATGGCGGCTTTTATAAGGGGATTAGATTATTATCGCGAGTCGAAAATTATAAAGGGGAATTAACTCAAATATTAAAATAAAATGGCAAATATTATTATAGATAGAGACATTCGCGATCTTTTAGATCAATGCGAGTTTACTGATACGGGCATTAAATTACCAAATATTCAGCTTAATAGAGCTTTATATGTCAAAATTAACAAACTTTTTGAAAGTTTAAATGGTAAATGGAATTCCAAGCTGAAAATGCACGTATTTGACGGCAATCCAAAGGAGAAACTGGGATTATTGGTGGATAAAGGGGTATTAATTGACCAGAAAAAATTAACCCAATCGTTTTACACTCCTCAATGGCTAGTCGAAAGAATTGTTAAAATCGCCAATGTTTGTGGTAAAACAGTTTTAGAGCCAAGTTGCGGGGATGGGCGAGTTATTGACGAATGCGAGAAACAAGGCGCGGAGATTATTCTAGGACTTGATATCAAAGATGATGAAATTAAAGATAGGGTTGCGCGGAAAGAAGTCATCATTACTGATTTCTTAAAATTCGCGCCAGAATCATATGATGTTGTAGTTGGGAATCCTCCTTACCATAAGAATCTTTGGATGAAACACACTTATCACGCATATGATTTTCTCAAAAGCGGCGGTAAGCTAGTATTTGTTCTCCCTGCGAATCCGAACCCCAAATTTTATAAATGGTTGAGTGACAAAGATTATAAAGTCCATCAAATCGAAGGTCCAGCTTTCAAAAGCGAGGGAACTATGATAGATACGTGTATTCTCGAACTCAATAAATCCTAATATGCAAAATATTACAATAGAAGAATTCGCCAAGAAAAAAGAAGAACTAGAGGAATCTATTAAAAAAATGCTCAATGAGTTTATTATCGAATATGGTGTAAATATTATAAATATTCGTATGGAAAATTATCGAGTTGTGAGCGATTCTAGAGAAAGAGTTTATTCGGTTAAAACGGAAATTAGCATTGGATAAGCCTTAATATGTTACAAATAACCGAAGAAAGGTTAAAAGAATTAGAGTCCAATTCTTCCATGTTGGGTCAAATTTGTAGTTGCGTCGGTGAGTTTGCCCAAGATGATGAAATGACGACTTTAGAATGTGTCCAATGGTTGTTGGCGAGTTATAACAAATTAATTGCGGAAAAAGAATTAGAGAGAATAACAAGATTGGCGCGTTTGCGTAATAAAGATTAAATTATGAATTTTTTACTAATTAGATTTATTCGTGCCAGATTAAATGGCTTCTTCGGCTATAAATATAATTTATTTTTTGATAGATTAGGTATTGAATTTCCTTATTATGGTGATTCCGTTCTTTGGCTTTACCCTTGGACGAGAAAGGGCGGCGCGAAATACGTTTCTATACAATTCAGCGGCACAGGTGACTTCGGTGACGCAAGATTTCATACTTTAAAAGAAATTAAAGCCGCATGGGACAATTATAATGATTATTGCGCCGATCAACCATATTCAACCACTGATATTTTTGACGAATCAGAGCAAATTGAGTAATATTAAAAAAAATGAAAACAAAAATTGTTTATAACCAAGGTAAGTTAGTTTTAGATTCGCTATTGGGAGAAATTATCAATAGAGTCACCAAGAATCGGTGGGAAAAGATTAATTTAGGCGACCCCAATACTAAATTCGTATTTGCGCATAAAATTGATCCGCAAAAATTAACCTCCGAATCAATTGGAGAAATTTACACATTACATCAAATCGCCGTTGAGTTGGCTTTTGAAGCCGGATTGCCTCCTAATTGTTATATTTGGGGCGAGAGTCTTACAGAAGAATTAGATAACGAGGGAAATTCTAAAAATATACTTTTTTCCCTTGACTATGATCCGCCAACGAGTTTAAATATTTGGGCGGTGAAGATTCTCGAAGATGCTTTTGCGCAGTTTGTAGAAGATTCGAATAAAGAAATATCAAAGGACAGCGAAATAATTTAATAATATGGAAAATAAAGATAATAATCTCCCAGAAATCGTGGATAATATCCCTGAAAAGATTCAAAATTTACCCTCCCAAGAAGATCAGGACGAGTTTAATCGTGGAATGGAAATTGCGCAAAAGATTATTCGCCAACAAATGTTTGGGCGTAAGCGGACTAAAAAGAATCGCGGGGCGCAAAAGGGGGCGTTTGGGCAACCTAAAATCAATCGCACTAAATAATTTATGACAAACTCAATTATCGTTACAGATGTAGAAACCACGGGGCTAGTTCCCGACGAAAATGTTATTGTAAGTATTGGGGCGAAAGATTACGAAACGGGAGATGAATTTTATGGCGAGTGCCGTATTTATGATGACTCCGTAGTTAGTGATTTTGCCCTTGCGGTTAATGGGTTTACCCGTGAACAAATTACCGATCCAAGCAAGCCCCTGCCGCATGAACTATATTTAAAATTTCTGTCTTGGGCGACGCTTTATCCCAATCCTATTATTGCTGGCCAACAAGTAGGAAGTTTTGATATTAAATTCCTTGAGGCGCTAAATAGAACTGCAAAACAAAAGTGGATTTTTGGATATCGCTCAATTGATTTACATTCTATTGCGTTTGCGAAATATAGAGAGTCGTTAAGTCTTGATGGTGTGCTAACTAAGGTTGGACTTTCTCCAGAGGTTAAACCTCATAATGCTCTCACTGGAGCGAAATTAGAAGCAGAAGCACTAAAACGTTTATTTAATGACTTTTCGATTTCTGCATAATTTATGAATAAAAACTTTGTTAAACCTATGGTATATCTTACGGGATATACTTCAATTAATCTTTCGGGACTCACTCAATATTTAGAGGATACCGACCAAATTGAATTCTTAGATGAAGTCCAAGCCGCGAAAGACAATAACCTGAGCGATGGCGAAATTCTCTGTTCTTTTTATGCCAAACTTTGTTACGCATCATTATCATTAGGCAAAAATAAGAATATTTCAAAAATTCGCGCAATTTACGATAATATTATTGGCACCGTGGATTCTGGGCATGGTTCGGTTTTCGAGCACGCGCAAATTAATTTCGTGGCGCGGGATGTTTCAAGAGTATTTACCCACGAATTGGTGCGGCATAGGGTGGGCAGCGCATATTCTCAAACTTCGGGGCGTTATGTCCGTAATGATGAGCTAAAAGTTGTAATTGACCCAATTCTAGAGCCTGCTTATGATTTAGTGGAAGAGGCGCGAGATTATCTTGAAAATTGGTATAAACGACTGGAAACACAGTTAAATATTGCGGGGGAAAAATCTTTTGACAAAAAGAAAAAACTAACTTCTGCTATGCGGCGAATGCTTCCAAATGGACAGGCTAACGAAATTGGTTTCTCTCTTAATTTACGCTCGCTTCGCCATTTGATTGAATTACGCACGGCGCGTCACGCAGAATGGGAAATTAGAGAGGTATTTAATCAAATTTATCAAATTGTTAAGGATAAATACCCCGCGATTTTTGATGATGCAAGGTTAGAATTCGTGGATAATACATATGAAATTACGTTCAAAAATAAGAAAATTTAATGAACTATCCAAAATTATATTCACGAGATTCCAAGGGGAAAATTCGCGTTTGGTCAGTAGAAATTGACGGCGCGAAATATCGTCAACATCACGGTTTGCTAGATGGTAAGATTGTCACAACCGCATTTACTGAGGCGAAAGCGAAAAATATTAATAAAGCCAACGAAACAACGCCGGAAGAACAGGCTAAATTAGAAGTTGATGCGCTAATTGTTAAACAACTTAAATCTAATTATTTCGAGGATATTAAAGATGTCGATAAGGGTTATCTAGAACCTCAATTAGCCAAACCGTGTAAGAAATATATTGATAAGGTAAAATGGGAAGACGGACAAATCGTTGATGACAAACTTAATGGAATTTGTTGCCAAATAACCAAAAAGGGGGCATTCAGTCGTGAAAATGAAGAGTTTTTTGCTATTCCTCATATTAAACAAGAATTGGAGATTATTATTGAAAAGTTTCCCGAGGCATTTTTCCACGGAGAATTATTTAATTTCGCCTATGTTACTCAATTAGATAAAATTGCAGAAATTGTTTCGGTAGTTAGGAAAGAAAAAGATATTACACCCGAATTACTTGCGGAAAGTAAAAGAATGGTCGAATATCATCTTTATGATGGCTACGGATTTTGGGGAATTAAAAAAGAAGACAATGGGCTTGATCGTAGAACACATTTGGAGGCTTTTATTAAAGCGAATAAATTTAAATATATTAAATGTGTTAATTGGGATAGACTTTATTCGTTTAAAGCTATGGAGGAACGTTTTAATAAATATGTAGCTACTGGAGGAGAGGGCGTTATCATTAGAAACCCCAAAGCAAGTTATCAACATTCTCGCACAAAAGATTTGCTGAAATTCAAAAAATCCGAATCTGCGGAATTCGAAGTAATTGAAATCGAAGAAGGAGACGCGGACTGGAAGGGTTGTGCGAAAGCGGTATGGTGTAAACTCCCTAACGGGAAAAGAACCGATAGATTTAAAAGTAACATCAAAGGAGAACGGGAGCACTTGAGGAAAGTATTTAACGAAAAAGAAAAGTATAAAGGGGAAATGATTACAGTTGATTTTCAGGAATATAGTTCTTATGGCGTTCCATTAATTCCTTACACAGATATGTTAATCAGAAATTACGAATAATTATGGCTAAATCAAAACATTATGTGGGCAAAATCCCCTTTGATATTTATGGTAATCAACTCCATTATCCCGAGGGCTACCCTATTGAGCTAAAGGCGGAAAATCTTCACGAAGACGGTTTTTGGTATGTAAAACATCATAACTGGGGTGCGCCGGAAACTTTTAAAAAGATATTTTTTCAAAGCGAAGTAAAAGAACTCGCGGAACCTAAAGTAACTCGTTGGGATCATAATAAAACTGGGGTCAAAGATGTAATTGCAGAAATTAATGGGTATATTGAAGTAGATAATTATATTTTTGAGGATACTTTAATTTACGAAACTTATTCAAGAGGTCGGAGCGCGGCATATTTTACTCTCAAGAGCGTCAAGGATGATAGAACCTATTCAGTGTTTTTATCAGACTTTGGGAGTATTATTAAGCTTATGCATTATGGGAAAGTAACGGGCGGGTTTACATTTGGTAAAAAGGGAAGTAATTTTGGACTCCAAATGATTAAATGAATAAAATTCCCCACATTATTGTTTTTGACAACGATTCCCACGCCTATTTAATTCCCGAGGAAAGCCAAATTACGTTCAACCGTTGGATTTCTGCTTGCGAAGAAGGAAAATTTGCGTTAATGAAAAAGTTTGATAAATTTAACAATCATAGAGTTGAGCTAAATAGTCTTCGTATTTTTAGCTGGGAAGAAAAATGGAATTAAAATTATGGATAAAAAATATTTTGCGGGTATTGGAAGTCGTTCCGCACCAGAATCTTATAAAGAAATAGTTCGCAAAATTGCCCCATTTCTAGTTAAAAAAGGATATGTTTTGCGTTCTGGCGGCGCGACTGGGGCCGATTCTTTTTGGGAGCAAAGTTATGATGAAGCTAACGGAGAAAAAGAAATTTGGCTTCCTTGGTTGGGTTTTAACGACAATAAAAGCAAACTTCTCTGGAAACAAGCTGATTGGGATTTAGCCAAAGAGTTTCACCCAAATTGGGACGGGCTAAAATTGGGGGCGAGACAACTTATGGCCCGAAATACTTGCCAATGCGGAATAAATAATAAACCTTTATCGGAATTTATTATCGCGTGGACTGAGGGTGGCGAAATGGTTGGAGGAACTGCGCAATGTCTGAGGTTGGCGAAGCATTTTAAGATTCCGGTATATAATCTTGGCGCGAAAAATGGTCTTGACAAACTAAGAAAATTTTGCAAGACTCTGTGATATGAAAAAGTATAAAATAGTTAAATATAAAGTTAATAATCGCGGATTTGGAAATTTAAACGGTGGCGAAATTATTAATGCAATTTTAATCTCTAGAGAGGGCGATATTGGACTACTTTATCACCCTTGGACGAAAGGTGAATGTCCTTCGTTTGAATTTGCGCGGGTTAATTATAAAAATATTTGGGCGAGTTCCAGAGGGGAATTTGTTAACACCGATAAAGCATTTGAAAAAGATTTTCTTGGTAAAAGTTTTAAATTTAAACGGGAATTTTATTAATTATGAGTAACCTTCCTAAATTCCGCGCTTGGCACAATTTTAATGGTTTTGGGCTGAAAAAATACACCGTTGAGAAAATTAATGGGACGCTCTATTTCGTCAGCGGTGATCATAGGTTTCCGTTTGAAGTTCCTTTTCGCGATGGCTGGGCCGTTGAGCATTCAACTGACTCGAAAGATATGAACGGGGAGGAGATTTACGAAGGGGATATTATTAAATGTTTTGCTAAAAATGTAGATAATCATGAATTTGAATTAATGGGGGACGTAAGATTTGAAGATTCAGAATATGTTATTTTAACAAATGATGATAATTGGCCATGTGCTTCATTTACCGTTATCAGAGATAAGAAAATTATCGGTAATATCCATGAAAACCCAGAACTATTAACTAAATGAGCCGGATATTAAAATTTCGCATTTATTCCAAACGAACCAAGAATTTATATTCAGGTGACGAACTCCATTATCTAGTCCATATTGACGGCGGGCTAAAATATCTCACGGAAGGGAATGGCGATTATATTATTCAACAATTTACGGGGTTAATTGACAAAAACGGCGTGGAAATTTTTGAAGGCGATTTGGTTAATTTTATCGTCAAGGGAATCCCACATGGTCCAGAGGTGGAATATTTTACAAAAGAGCCAGTGTGGTATGATAATGAAGATGCGTGTTGGTATTTTGGAAGATATACCGTTGATGGTGAAATTTATGGTTGGAGCATTATGGGAGATAATATTGATAGGAATAGCTTTGAGGTTATTGGAAATATTTTTGAAAATAAGTAATTATGAATGAATTGCCTAAAGATTTTATAGTATTTGAAGATGGAAAATCGCCGAGAAAAATTCTTTTCAACGAAAACGATGGTTGGGAGCTTTATTATTTAGCTTTAGAAGATTCTTGGGAATGGGATGATTCTATTAGTGAAGAAACGGCCCGAAATTGGTTTAATCGCGGGAAAGTTTATATTCCCAAATGAATAAAATTGGCACGAAAGAAAACCCAATTATATTAACCTTTGATAATTATCAATTGATTCGTAAGATTTTAATTGACGCGGGATATGCCTATAACAAAGAAGTCGATGAACGTGTTAAAGAAAAGATTAGGCAAGGGGCGAGGGACAAAGTATTTGCGATAGACGATAGATTATTTGACTACGCCTATGTTGATTTTACAGAGTATCGGGAAGGCTGGATAAGGGGTTCTTATAGAGATATAACTATGACTCATTAATAATTTATGAAAAAACTTACAGAATTTGCCAAAAATGGTATGCATTATAAGATAATTCGCCGCGAAGGTAATGTCGCGATAGCTAAGGCTAGTATTGAAAAGGGTCTTGGTGCGGTTGCTTATGATGTTATTTTGATTAGAGAGCGCGAAGAAACTAAACTATTTAATAATATTGTGCCCGCCGCTGAATATGGCCCATCGAACGAAAATTTTGGGGTTTTCGGATTTTCATACCCTAATTTAGAAATGGCGAATAAGAAATTCGATTGGATTATTGAAACTGATTATTTTAATCGAAATAAAAAGTGAGTATTAAATTTCTCATTATTATGGCTGTGTTGCAATTCTATGTCAGCGGCGAGCAGTTTTATAAAGGTAATATAGCTGTGGCAGTTATGTTTTTGGGATACGCCGTGGCAAATGTGAGCTATTGTTTTATTGTCAAATAATTTCTTTTTAAGAAAAAATAAGTGTAAATCCCAATTTCAACCCAATTATACTATGCCGATGCCAAAACCCACAGATAAAGAATCTCTCAAAGAATTTACCACAAAATTCATGGGGGATAAAGTGATGAACAAAGATTATCCCGATCAAAAACAACGTTATGCTATCATGTTAAGTGTTTGGAAGAAAGCCCATAAAGAAGCGAAGGCCGAGGGCGATCCAGAATATGTTAACGTAGGTAAAGCGGGGAAAGTTAAATTGGTGAAAGCGGAAAATGTTGATATGGAATAATCTAGATAATTAATGCACACCTTTGATTTCGCCCCGCCGCAAGAATTGCTATTGTATAGAGACATTGATAAGAAAATTTACAATATCCAGAATTATATCATCGAACGCTATTTTAAAGAAGTTGATATCGCGTTATTCAACGCATTGAAAATTATTCACGGCGGAAACATCCCCACCGAAGACCAATTAAAAGGAAAATTAACAAAATTAATAAATAGCGAAAATCTCAACGAAGAATATCAATATAATGGAAGCACGATCTTCCAAGTCATCTGGTGGCCAAATTCCGGCATAGCATTTAAAATTAATGCTGTTTAAGACGATTGATGGGGATGTTTGGAGAAAAAGTCTTATTGCCGCGAGAATAAGGAGAAAAGGTGGTGCGGCCAGAATTAAAAATAGTATTGACAAATTCAAGAAAAACAACGAACATACACCCAAGCAAATCAAACATGAATACAAAACGAATCCCGAAAATTAATGATATAGTGAGAGTAAATGCGGTGGAAATTAGCCCCGCCAAAGATTGCAAAATTCTTTCGATAGTTCTAGACTCAATATTCGTGCGCCCGAAGTTTTCGCGGCAGGATTTTGAAATCAAAGAAGACCAAATTGTTAGCTGGGTCAATGAGGAGATTTTAACGGGAAAAGAAAAAGAAACCATCATTAGACGATTGGTTAAAGAAGAATTTTTGAAAAGTGAAGATTTCCACCAATTACACAATCAATTACATATATTGAAGAGACTTATTGTTGAATATCCGAATTTAGATTTTTGGCGCAATTTTTCTCCGCCGACAAGAGTAGTTTCATTGGCTCAATATATGGGGGCTAATAAAGACGCGCTGCGTTTTCAATATAATCAGGCTACGTTAGATTTGGGTGCGAAAGAACAAGTAAAAGAAGTATTGAGCGAGGAAAAAATTGGTGAGGATATTATAGTGAAGAAACGCCCCAAGAATATGCTTGACTTGATAGACTCAAAATAAACAATTTGCCCAATGAATATTGATAAAAATAAGAAATTTACTCTCACAAATATTAACTTTATCCATGAAAAACGCAGAGTTTATTCTAATGAAATCATGATTATTGAAAAAGAGTCTCCTAACGCTCTTTTTGGGGCAAAAGATTACTATGGAGACGTATCAGATATTTTCGATAAAAGCGTGGACGACTTTTTGCATGAATTAGCTGAAAAATATTATGCTAAAAGTGGTTACGACCCAGAAGAATTCAACGATTTTAAAGAAACTTTAATCAAAAATTATCTTACAAAATGAAAACTCAAATTAATCCTAATTATTGGCGCAATCTTTTTATGAAAGTCCTAGAGGCTCAGTATCATGAAGAAGGTCATTGGGCACGGGATGAATGGGCTAAATATGGAGTTAAGCAAAGTGACATTGAAGCGATTGAGAGACAATTCGCGGCGCAATTACGCTGGAGAGAAGAACAAAAAGAAGTAGTTTTTGAGGATTAATTAAACAAATTTTAAACAAACAAAAAATATATTATGGCTAGACCTAAAAAAGTAGCAGATGAAACAGAAGAGACAAAAGTATCTACCCAAGATGCTTTCAGCGCAATTCTAAAACAAACGAAGGGCGATCATTATAATGACGTAATTTCCGAAAATAAAATCATTTCCACCGGAAGTCTCCAAATGGACGCGGACCTTAAAATTAGAAGCGGTTCGGTAGTAAGACTTTGCGGGGCGGGGGCAGAGCTAGGAAAATCCTCACAAGCGTTTGTTTTTGCTCAAAACTTCATGGATATTTTCCCCAAGAGCCGCACAATCTATCTGAAATGTGAATCGAGGCTAACCCCCGAGATGCAAAAGCGTAGTGGACATAAATTCGTAACAACCGCCGAAGAATGGGAATACGGAACGGTTTTCGTTTGGTCAATTAATTATTTCGAAACAATTGCTTCATCCCTCGAATCCCTACTTAAAACAATGCATGAGGCGGGAGAACAACTTTGTATTATTTGGGATAGCCTAGATCAAACAATTCTTAAACAGGACGCGCAAAAGGATGTATGGGGAAATGAGTCGCCTAAAGTGGCGGGCGTCCCCCTTCTAACCAAACTTCTTTTCAAGCGATTTGCGTTACCAATTAACCATTATGACGCGCTAATGATTGTTATTTCTCAATATAGCGCGGCAATTAAAATTGACCCATATGCGAAAGATGTTCCGCGCCAAGTTGAAGGCTCTGGCGGTTCAAGTATTGGGCATCAAAGCGATTATGTTCTTTATTATCACCCTCGCTATAATGGCGATTTTATTCTCGAAAAAGAAGGGGAAAAACCCGATCCAGTTAAAAATAAAGTTCTTGGTGTAACGGCGGTAATAGAAGTAAAGAAGAGTTCCGTGGATATTACGGGTAAGAAATATAGAGTGCCCATTGCCAGAGGCCGAATTGGTTGCGCGATTTGGACGGAGAAAGAAATCGTGGACATGCTTCTTCAATATACGGTTCTAACCCGCAAGGGGGCATGGTTTTCCTTTGATGAAAAAATTATTAATGAGGCGAAAGAAGATGGGGTAGAAATTAAAATTCAGCATCAGGGGATTAATGGGGTATTTGCTTATTTAGGAGAGAATAAAGCTGTTTACGATTGGTTTCTTAAGAAAATTAAATCCTTTTTAAGCTAAATGTGGATAGCTGGAAATAATACGCCTATTGATGATCAAGTAAGGATAATCTCTTTATATAAAAGAGACTATTCAATTGCCGAGATAAAGAGGGAGCTTGAATATGATTATGCAACTGTCAAGGGCGTATTAAATCTGAATGGATATGAAATTATTTCAGCCACACAATTATTTAATAAAAATTTACTAGATTATTGTAATTTTTACAAAGAAGAAATTTTAGATTTTTTTCGAGAAGAAAAATCAATCGGAAGAACAGCTTTAAAATTTAAGCTCATGGATCAACAAATGAGTGATTTTTTAAATTCCTGCGGGGTTATTCGCAAGGAACTAACAAAAGATCAAATTAAAAATATTATTAATCTATACGAATCCGAACAAAAAACAGCGGCTTATATAGGTAATTTGTATGGATATACCGCTGGGCATATTATAAATATTTTGAGGGATAACGGTGCCAAAATTAAACCAGCGGGCTTTTATATAAAACCTCGCCAATTTAGCGATTCAGAATTAAAGGTTTTGATACAAGAATATTTAGATGGAGGAACAATAAAAAGTTTATCTAGAAAATATTTTACAACGATCACTTCTTTATCTAAATTATTAAGGGGCTTAGGTTACGATGTAATGATGAGTCAGGGCGATAAAATAGCTCTTAAATTGGAAAAAGAAATTATTTTTGATTATACCACTACGAAAGCGTCAATTACTGATTTAATGGAGAAATATGGTAGAAATTATAGGCAAATTAAGAAAGTTTTAAAAAACAATAATATTAAAGAAAAATCTTTTTTCGAATTAGTCGGCGTCACTTTTAGTAAAGAAGAACTAGATTTGTTTATATATAAATATGAAGTAGAAAAAATAGCTATAGAGGATATCCCTAGAATAACTGGAAAAGGGTCTTATAATTCTATAAAAAGAGCTTTCGAGGAGGCGGGCATTGAAATTTCAAATCGACAGACCGCAAGAACGGTCGTTCCCGACGAAGAGGCTCATCAAATGGCGTCTCTTTACGCGCAAAACATTCCTATAAAACAAATTGCGAAAGAACATAAGAGAAGTCAGAGCGCAGTAAGGAAAGCTTTGGTAAAAAGCAATATACAAATTAAAACCTCTCTTAATATTTCGAAACGATTCGGTTATGTGGGAAGATATAAAAATTTCTTATTTAGATCGTTAATGGAATTAAGCTTTATTGTCGATAACGAAAGATTTCATAAAATTGAGTCGGCGGAACAATCCCATATGATAAAATATCGTTTTGATAATAAAATCAGAAAATATTACCCCGATTTTATTCTTGACGGTAAAATAATAGTAGAAATAAAACCAAAACAGTATATTTCTGATAGAAAAGTGAGAAGAAAATGCAAAACTATTAGAAAATATTGCGAAAAGAACGGCCTTGAGTTTAAAATTATAGAATGGCCAATAGATAAAAATAGAATAAGAAATTTATTTTTGAGTGGGGCTTTTTCTATTCTAAATAGAACACCCGAGCAAATAGAAGATTATTTGAAAATAAAGCCTTCACACTATTTATATGAAATTTAAAAATCTTAAGGGGAAAACCGTTAATATTAATGTTCAAAAATATCTTATAGATTGGGATGGAGAGGAGCGGTCGAAAATCCAGTTTAAAATCAAACAAGCCTTCCGTCCTTTTTGGAAAACTCATGTAGTATGTGCAGAATTACCGTTAGCGTCTTCTCGCATGACCATCGATATATACAACGCCTCCCAGAAAATTGCGGTAGAGATACAAGGGGCGCAACACACCAATTATAATAAGTTTTTTCATAATGAGTCCCGCGCCAATTTTCTCTCTCAAATAAAGCGCGATATGGATAAATTTAAATATTGTGAAATAAATGATATTATATTAATAGAGGTTCATGAAAATGAAATTGGTGATTTTTGCAAAGAGTGGGTTAAAGAGCGATATGGTATTGAGCTTTAACCTTGACATAGTAGTAACAACTCTTCATAATCTTCCTTATGGTAAATTTTGGCCCTGATTTTAAAAATAAAATTGCATTAAGTAGCTCACGGATCGAAAAATTTAAGCATTGTTCGCAATCATACTATGCTAATTACGTTCTTAAGCTTGTCGATAAGGGAAATCCCGGTAGCCAAAAGGGTGATGTTATTCATAACATATTAGAAATTCTTTCAAAGAATACTCCGAAACGTAAGTCTCTGGTAATGGATATTTTACGAGATAATACTTGTAGAAATTATCTTCCACTTTGGAACATTCTAGTTAAATATGCAGTAAAGAACACTGTGGGAATTGAAAGCGAACTAGATATTATTGATAAGTATATTCTTGTCGCGTTAAATAATGAATTTTATGGGCCAAAGGGAACATTTAAGATTCTGATCGAAAAAGATTTTGATTTCGAGGTGGTAGAGGGTGAAAAGAATTATAGAATTCGCGGGTTTATTGATAAATTCATTTTTGTAAAAATTATCAATGATGAAATTGAAATGGAAATTGTGGATTATAAATCTTCCAAAGCTAAATTCGCCGCGCCGAAGATTCAAAATTCATTACAAGGGATGATATATCAATTGGCGGCGAAATATCTATTTCCAGAGCATAAATTGAGAAAATTTACGTTTCTTTTTCTCAAATTCCCCGATGAGCCTCAACAAGAGTTTAAGCTTTTGAGTGAGGCATCACTTGATGGATTCGAATATGAGCTAACTCAATATCAAAAATTGATTAATAATTTTAGCGAGAAGAATATTGGAGATAACCTTGGAATTCAAAAATGGGAAACTAAATTCCTTTGCGGCCCAAGTAAAAGCGGCTGGATTTGTCCCCATCAACGGCCATTGGATTATTATGCGATTATTAATAAAGCGGGGGAAATCGTTAAAACTGCATTTACTGAGGATGAGTTACAAGGGAGAGTGAAAATTGTTGAAGGGGAAAAACTTGTAAAAAAGCGATACCTCGGCTGCTTATATTTCCATGATCAAACGACGGGGAAACCGCGTAGATTAAATTTCCGCAATAATGATTAGCTTTCACCGTAAACCCCAAAAAGTGTAGCCTACTAAAACAACTATTTTAAAAATTATGAGCAATCAATTAATCAAAAGCGTATCCAGTTTGAAATCCGAGCAACAAAAAATTGAATATATTCAAAGCTTAATTAAGCTAAAAGTGAGCGAACCCACGGTGCGTAAAGAAGTGGGACGAGTTTGGAATATTGGGAAATCGGCGCGGAATAGTAAATATAGTAAATTATTCGGCGCGAAACATATTGGTGGGAAAGTTTATACCCAATCGGCAATTAAATCGGCAAAAAAATCTAATAAAGTGTTTCAAGTGACTGGTGATAAAGCGGTTGCAGAGGTAAAGAACGTGGCGGATATTATTACGGTTGAAGATTTAATCGCTTATGCAAATATTGATATGGATATTTGGGAAACTACGAAAACTTGCGCGAACCTCTGGAATGGGATGTGGCAGATTAAAGCGGAATTTAAACGTAAGGTAAACGAGGTTGATGCCAAAGAATTCGCTGAATTATTTAAAGAGGAATTAAATAAAATTCCAAGTAAAACATTCCAAGCGTCTCCGAAGAAAAAGGGCAATCTTTACGAAATCGCAATTCCAGATATTCATGTCGGCAAGCATATTTGGGGATTGCAGGTAGATGGGCCTAATTATGATAGTAAAATTGCTGTGGATTTATTCCAACAAGCCATCGTTGATTTAGCTTCTCGTGTAGATATGGAGCGCGTAGAAAAGATACTCCTGCCACTAGGGAACGATCTATACAATTCAGACGGAATTACAGAAATGACCGCGCATTCTACCCAAATGGATGATGACAATCGTTGGCAGTATACCTTTACGAAAGGGGCGCGCATGGCAATTGACGCTATTGAATATTTAATGAAATTAGCTCCTGTTGATGTAGTAATCTGCGTCGGAAATCATGATACCTCTAAGTCATTTTACCTTGGGGAATTTTTATCCGCATGGTTTAGAAATGCTCCTGATGTAACTGTGAATAATGCGCCAACTCTCCGCAAATATTATCGCTGGAAGAATACTTTAATTGGGTTTACACATTCTAATGAGGAGAAGGCTATTAAAGAATTACCTCTAATCATGGCAACTGAGCGTTCTCAAGATTGGGCGGAATGTTATTACAAAGTATTTCAACTTGGCCACACTCACAGGACGAAGGTAGAGGACGTGCAAGGCGTTGAGCTTCAAACCATAGCGTCACTCTGCCCGAGCGATTTTTGGCATAAATCTCGTGGCTATATTGGCGCGAAACGTATGGCAGAAGGGATGTTGTTTGACTCGGAAGATGGACTTATCGCCAAACATTTTTTCCACGCGAGGTCTTAAAAATAGTTTGGGCTTTACTTTGGTTACACAATATGCGTTTATATACGCGGGTTAGGTAGTTTACTTTTATGGCAAAAACACTGTATTCTTTAGAAATCGAAACATCAATTCTCGCGACATTAATTCAATATCCAGAAACTTATATTGAACTAAGTTATATTAATTCCAGCGACTTTTCCCGCCAGAACTCTTCAATATTCGCCGTCATCTCAAATATTATTGAAAATAAAGGTAAGCCGGATGAGATTATTGTCGCGGAAAGATTAAAGAATTTAGGTATTACATTCGATGGTTTGGATATTGGAGATTTCTGTATGGCGTTGAAAATTCGCCATGTGGATAAAAAGAATATTAATGATTTAGGGAAAGCGTTAAAAAAGAAAACCCTTATCCGCACAATTCATAATAATGCGATTAAAGTTCAAAAAGAAGTGTTGGAAAACGAAGATAAATCTGCGCGGGAACTAATTGGAATTGCAGATAAATATTTGGGCGAATCATTAATTAGCATTAGTTCGGAAGAAAGAGAGCCAAAGAATCTATTGGAAGAATTACCCGCGATTATTGAAGAAATGGGCAATCCAGAGAATATTAGTGAATTCATTAATATGCCGTATAAGACATGGAACGATATTATTGGGCCGCTTAGACCGGGGCAGATATATTGTTGGGCGGCGAGGCAGGGCGCAAAAAAATCGACTTTATTGCTTGATATTGCTAGGAAAATTGCCCCAGCGAATCCAGATAAAGAAGATATGGCGGTTCTTTACGTTGACACCGAGATGGGCCTAAATGATGCTGTCGTTCGCTACGTGGCGGGTAACATTGGCTGTCCAAGCTTTCTCATTGATTCTCGTAAATGGAAATTCTCGAAAGAATGGGCACCAAAAATCAACGAAGAAGTCAAACGTATCCAAGGACTTAAAAATAAAAATATCTGGTTCGAACCCATTGGTAATATGGGTATTTCCGAAATGGAAAAGTTTGTTAAACGATGGAAATTAACAAAATGTGGGCGGGCGCGATCTTCGTTACTAATTTATGATTATTTGAAACTGAATAATAATGATAAGAAAGAATTTAGTTCAAAAGAGGGCGAGCATTCCCAAGCTTATCAAAAAATTGAAATTATTAAAGATTTAGCTGACTGGACAAATTCTCCGGTATTAACCGCTTTACAGCAAAATCGTGGCGGCGATATTTTTAGTAAAACTGGCCCCGACGACTCGGCGAATAGTAATTCTCTAAGCGACAGAATTGGTTGGTTAGTAGCGGTTTTGGCGATTCTTCGGTCTAGGACTCCCGACGAAATATTAACTGATTCCACGGCAACATTAAAAGCCCCTTCCAATAAAATGATTTTCCAAAAAACTCGTTATTTATGGGAACACGGGCCAGAATTTTTAAATTATGTCAAGGTAAAAGAGGGGAAAGATGTTCGCTATGTTCCTAATTTTATGAACTTTGAAATATCCAACTTTTACACAGTTGATATGGGCACGTATTCCGATTGGCTGATTAAGATGGGCCGCAACGCGGTAAAAGTTAACAAGCCCGTGAGCGAATCCAAACTAATCAAGGAGGGCGAAATTGATGTTGAGCCTGCTTTATGAGGACTAGCACATTGACAAAGGACGAATTGGATTTTATTTTAGAAAACTATAAAAATGGAAATACATTTTGTTGTGAACATCTAAAAAGATCGGCGGGGTTTATTACAAAAATATTTAAAGAGTATAATTTAGTTTTAACTAAGGAAGAAAAATGGTTAGTGGCATCCAAGGGGCGTCGTTATACGAATGAACAGGCAGGCGTTAAAGTAGAACAATTTTTAAACATAACTTCCCCTGAAGTAGCTTATTTTTTAGGTTATTTTTGGGCTGACGGTTGCGCCAGAGATATCGGTTGGTGTTTTTCTTTTTGCATAGCCGAAGAAGATTATAACAATATAAAAGAAGGTATTATTGATAAAATTGGCAAATGGTCAATTTACCAAAGGAAGGCAAAGTCCAAGAAGCATAAAAATGCGATTTCTATGAGGTCATATAATAGCGAGGTTAAAGAATGGCTATTATCTACAGATCATCATATAAAATCGAAGGTGAGCGCGCAAAAAATTCTCGATAAAATTCCAAATTATTTAAAACATTATTGGTGGCGCGGGCTGGTTGACGGAGATGGGTGTATTAATGATGAATCCTACGGATATGGCATCTCAATAGCATCTTCATATGATTATGATTGGAGCTTTGTCATCGAACTGTTTAATTCTTTGGATATAACTAAATATAATATTCAAAAATGTATAAATGAATTGGGAAAGAGTTCTTCTATAGTTTTGACGGCGAGGGATAATGTTTTCAAATTCTGTAAATATATCTATCAAAACCGAGAAATTGACAAAATCGGGCTAGATAGGAAATATAATAAATATTTGTGGCTTTTACAACGTGCCGAAGATAATAAATATGAGAATAGAACTGAAGAATTAAGACTAGCGGCGATTAAAGCTAATTTCTGCCCAGATAGAAAAAGGCAATACGAAGTGAGGGGCATTAAAAAGAATGGCGCGGGATGGGCGTGTATGGTTGGAAATAAATATGTGGGAAATTATTCCGATAAAAACGCGGCAATTAATGCTTATAATTATTTTGGGAGAGAAATCTATGGGGATTTATTTTTTCCTAACCCCGTAGAAGTTTTTATGGATAAGGATGCCTTTTTAAGATTTTTGAAAATAAAGAAGAAATATTCAAAATATAAATGGATATCCTTTATAAAAAGGAGTCAAAGATGGCAGGCGTTTTTACGCCCAAGGGGAGGGGTTTTTAAAGAAATTGGTAACTTTGGGACCGAGAAAGAGGCTTTAGATGCGTATAATCAATATATTAAAGATAATTCGTTGGTTGAGTATCCCGTTCAACAATGGACCGGCCCAAGCAATCCAGATGGAGAAAAATTTGAACCGTTTGGCAATTCTAAGAATAGCCGAGACGAAATTAAATGAATATTATTGATCTAGATAAATTAGAGGGAAAAATGCTCCAGAGTGACGGCGGGTATATTGGATGTTGTCCGGCATGTTTGGAAAATGGGCGCAACGCATTGTCCAAGAACCATTTGCGAGTTTTCGCAAGCGGTAAATTTAATTGTATTGTTGATGATTCCAAAGAGCACAATGGGAGAATTTTACAATTAATTGGAACAGAATCTAACGAGGAGACTATTGCTCAAATTCCAGAGCCGAAAATCACTCTCCCCGAAAGCTGGGATTTAAATATCCTCAAAGGCTTAATCAAAAATCACGATTATTTTAACTCTCGCGGAATATCTAATAAAACGTGCGAAAAATTTCAAATGGGCGTGGCTCTTAAGGGCCAAATGCGTTCAAGGGCGGTATTACCTATTTTTAACGAACAACGAGACAAAATTATAGGATTCACAGGTAGAAAACTCAATAATGACGGCTATGGTCCGAAATGGCGTCATTTAGGAAATAAGAGTTTATGGATTTTTGGTGGCGATTTGACCTCAATAGAATGTTCTCGCACAGTAATAATCACCGAAGGTCCAGCCGATATATTGTATTTATCTGAATGTGGAATAAATAACACATTATGTTTATTCGGAGTGGAAATATCCAGCAAACTCCTCTCTTATTTAATTCGCATTAATCCCAATCGCATCCTAATTAGCACAAATAATGAAGTTGAAAATTTTTCCATAGGAAACAAAGCGGCGGAACGAATAAGGAGCAAATTGTTGCAATTTTTTAATGAGGATAAAATTGAAATTGCGCTGCCGCAAAAAAAGGATTTCAACATGATGGATACCAATGAGATAGAAGAGTTTAGAAAGAAGTTTAATATTTGAACTTGACGAAAGAAGAACATTTTAGTTTTATTTGGGTATGAAATTTTTAAAGCCTAACACCCGAGGTGACACGCGCTCGGGACAGAGCGCGGACCAAGCCCCGAGCGTTGGGTCTAGCGCTTGGTTAGGCTCCGAATTTTAACGCTATGAACGCCGGAATGATTTGGCCCCTCGACAAGACCTATACCCACCGCGAATGGCTCGCGGGCGAGATTCTGCACGCCCTCTATGGCGAGGAGCAGGAAATCCCCGAAGATGAGAACCCGCTCGTTTTCATGATAAAGAAACACCCGCGACTTCATGCGCACTGGATTGAGCGCATCGCATATTTCGAGGACAGCGCCCCGCCTAACAAAACAGATCAGACATGACGCGCTCTCTACCAACTCCCGAAGTCTCGCCGGAACCGTGCGCGGCATTGTCTGTAACGCATGGTTGGGCTCCGATAACGACCGCCCCGAAAGACGGCACGCGAATCCTCGCATACAGCGCAGAGAACCGCTGCCAGTATGTAATCACGTGGGATAAAGACTATGGAATCTGGCGGCACGGCGCGGGGTGGATTCCGACGAATAACCGGATGACCCACTGGATGCCGCTACCGCTTCCGCCTTCTCTGCCCAACAAGTAGATATAACAACTTTAAAAGTCATGCGGCTAAATCAAAAAGCCAAAATTAGAATCATCGCCGGTTTAAAACGCTCTTGGCAAGATGGTGGCACTCATAGAGAAAAACAAAAAGCTAATGCTAATAATTGTCCCGATTCCGCGAGAAAGCGCGCTTTATTTGATGCAAGGGGAAAAGAAGAATTTATAATTATTAAAAATAATCGTAAATTTAGCATAATTCGCTCAATTAAAGGTCGCACGGATCAATTTGATATTGAGGAAATTATTAATCTTAATAGAATTTATCTTCAAACTTGCTCTGGGCCGAAATTGTTTGGGGAAATTTCAAAGATTTGTTTTAAAGAAAAATTAGAAAGTTCTTGACGAAGGGAAATCAATTTGGTTTTCTCCTCTTATGAAATGCGTAAAAGTAGTCCCCGCGCCCAATGGTTGGCTCAAGGCAAAATGTCCTAAATGTTGGGATTCCGCTCCGTGTAGCTGTGGTTATTTGAAATAATTATGAAAGATCAAATCTCCCCGCTCCCCAACGAACCCCGCGAGGCATTTTTACTTCGGGTCGCGGCGTTTTATATTAGAAATGAATACGCTGGTGGAACGATATTTTATGACGAGGCTGAATGCGATGGGTTATGTGTCGCTGATGAATGTGAAGCGGCGGCACAAGATATGGTAAATATTCGTTCTACGCATCATTTAGAAAGATTAGAGCGCGCCATTGAAAATTTAGCCCCTGACGAAGATGCTAAAACCCTAATTAAAAAATTAGATTTAGCTGTCGCGCCGAGTTCAGTATTTTGGGGCGAAGATGAAGACGGTTCATTTATTTCTTGGGGCGGAATGAAAGTAGATGATGATAAACCCTTTTGCCATATTAAATTGCATTATTTAAAATAATTTATGAATATTAACACAGAAGAACTTAAAAGAGATACTATCGTTTACAATCGCGATGGCGCACGAGCCAAATTCATTTCAAAAATCGACAATTATTATTTCGTAATCCCCGAAATCGAATATCAAGGTTGGGAAGGAGATATCGAAACTGACTGGGGGAATGCAACGCAATGGCGCGAAATCTTCATTAAGCCTCCTACGGAAATTCTTGACGAAGCCGTTGTCAAGAGAAATAATGAGCTAAAAGTTCTCGATGAAAAAGTTAGTGACGCTTATAAGAAAATTAACGAATCGAATAAGTTAATTACCGAGCAAAAGGATAAATTCGCCCGTTATGAGAGGCTAAAATATCTAGAAGATTTTATCGACGGCAAAATCAATTATTTAGTTCGTTTGCGTAATTGGTATTCTAGCGAAACCTATGAATCAGTAACAATTTGTGAGTTTAAAGACGCAATTAGCCGAAAAGACGACAGCGATTACTATTATAGAGATAAACTTAAATTCGTTACGCTATTTGGCGACACCAAGGGAAATTTAAATTTTTGCCTAAGCGAATATTATATGGAGCGGGATTATAAAGAAACGGTAATTCCCTGTAAGAGTTATAATGAAGCCTTAGAAGTGGCTCAAAAAGCAGTAAACGAAGAAGCCGATAAGATTACTCCAGAAAAGGGAATCAATATTAGTTTTATTAATAGCGCGAGGAAATTAGGTCTTGGGATTCCAATTGAGATGGTTAATTATGAAAATGCGCAGAAAGAAAAGGCGCGGGCGGGAAATATTAGTAGATTACAAGAGCAATTAGAAAAGACTAAAAAAGAACTTGAAATTTTGAGAGCAGGAGGCGAAATCAACGGCGCAGTTCCCGCAAAATATTAATAATCAATAATTTACAAATGTCCGCGAATAATCAAATTTACTTAATGTTCTGGCAGGATTTTTATCACGTTTGGCATGGAGGCGCGGACGATAATTATTATGAGCCTCCCGTTAATACTGAAATTTTTCAAGATGAAGATTCCGCATGGAAATATGCAAGAGAACTAGAAGAGAAAATTGGTTATGTAGAATGTGGGTTTAGGACGCTGGATAAAGATTCTCAAATAGAAGCGTTGTCTAGCGAGATTTATTATTTGAGCAATCGCTTGAACAATTTAATTAAACGTGGCGCGCAATTCAACCAAGAACAAACATGATTAAACTAATGAGGATTTTAGTATTACTAATTATTCTAACAACAGTTTATTGTGCTTTCTCAGCTTGGCTACGCGGAGAATCAATTGAATCGGCGATAATCGGTGGAATAATTGGCTGCGTGATAACCGTTTCTCCCATTTATTACTTAGTATTTAGAAAATAATTTATGAAAATTAAACAAAAATCCATTAAATCTTCAAATTGGGCGCGGCGGACAAAGAGAAGCTGTCCTACGTGCTATAAAGAATGTATTGAACTTGCCCAATTACTTCGCGATAAAGTTTACGAAGGAGTAACATTTTATCATAATGATGACGCGGGAATTTGGCAATGGTCTATTTTGCCTTATGATGTTTTTCTTCCCACGAAATGGAATGGTTTTTGGCTGGACTCGTTTCCCACAAAGCGTCAAGCTGTTGAATGTTGCCGCGAAATGAAATGGAAAATTTTAAAATAATTTATGAATAAATGTTGCAAATTTCGAATCCAAAAATGGCTATTGAACGCCTCACCAGTTTACACCCCTCAAATGAAAAAATATTTTCTATGGTGGGATTTGGTTGATGGTTTTGATACTTGGCGCGGGTTTGTAACTTCGGAGGAGAAAGCGCGGGAAGTAATTGAAAAGCGTAAGCAAAAAGAGCTAGATGGGAAAAATTTCGAAGCGCGATGCAAAGCGGCCCAAGCAACATTTGAAAAAGAAACAATTTGCGTAGAATAACATCATTATGACACCACAAAATATCTCAGAAATTAAAGAACCATATCTTCGTAAACCGATTATTGCGCTAATTATCCCAATTGCATATACGTTAATTGTAATTGAATATTTAATTGTTACTTTTTGCGAATTAGTTTATAATTTATTCCCCGTTAAACTTAAATCCCAATTTGAGGCGATGAATGAAGTAGTAAAATCTTCTTGGAGGGGTCTGTGATGGATAAAAAGCAAAAATTAATTGAGCGTAATAAGAATAACGTTATTGAGAATCAATCTCAATTATTAGATTGGTTGCACAAGTCTCAAAATGGTGAGGCGAGTTGCAGATTTGTCGCACAGTTAGTCGAAGAATACATTGATAGTGAGATTAAAAAGGGTGAAATTACCCCTAATATTAACTCAATGGTGGTTATTCCTAAAAAAGCCCCGATTGATTTGTTAGCATCAATGTGCGTGAGATATAATCATGCATTTAACGCGCCGAACCCGTTTAAAAATGATGAAGAAATTATTGCGGCGCGAAAAGGTTCTGATTTTGGACTAAAATTAGCTGCAAACATGGCCTTGACAGATGCGGAGAAAAATTCTCTATTGGGCACGATGAGGCAATTGCACGAAGAAGTCACGGGAACAGGTTTCTACAAATATAAGAAATTATGACAAAATTAACCAAAGTAATTAAATTAATTAAATTCTTAAAAAAGAATGATTCTAATTTTTATTTAAAACATTGGGAGCTAAAAAAGAACAAGTTATATTACGCAACATGGAACGTGGATTATCATAATGGAGATATTGATGATTATAAGCAAACACTGGTGAAAGAAGATAACGAAGATTTGGGCAATCTATTAGAATCTTTAGAAATTGATTACGAAGATTATATTAGAGAAGAACAAATCGGTAAATTGGTCAAAAGCGGGTTAAAGAAAATTTATGAAACAAAGAACATTTAAATTTCGCGTCTGGAACGGCCAAGAATTTGATAACCCAGATTATCTTGAATGTGGTAATGGCGGCGAATTAATGTTTTTTGCTAAAGTAGAAAATAGAGAAAATTTTGCTATTCAACAATTTACCGGACGCCAAGACAGCAACAAAGTGGACATTTACGAGGGCGATATTGTCAATGTAAATGGAGAAAATCGTGCAATCATTTATCGCGGGAGTGGCTTTTTCGCAGCGGGCACGGATTATCAACTCGATACTATTTGGTTCGCGGGCGGCGGGCCGAAAGTTGTGGGGAATATTTTTGAGCATGGAGGGATGATTGCTGATAGACTGAATCCTTTGAAAAATGATAATTTATGAGCCAAAATAAAATTCGCCGCACGTTATTTAGTTTTAAAAAATTAGAGGGGAAAATTATCTCCATCTACTCTATAAATTCCGCATGGGATGGAAGCAATGAGCTATTAGAACATTATGTTAGAAGGGTAACAAAATGCGGCGTGTGGTTTGACAATGGAGGTGAAGATTCTAGATTTTGGGTAAATATTAAGAATTTAAATAATTGTTATGAATAAAGAAACCGAGCAAATTTTATCCTTCGAAGGATGGGTAGTAGAATGTTATTCGCCATTAGAAATTTGTCACGAAGATGGCTCTTTTGCAACATTAAACGCGGCGAAAATTGTAATTGAACAAATTGTTAATGAATATAAAGTTAAAGAGAGCCAAAACCGTAGATATTATCCATTATGAAAACAAAGAAAAATAAAGATTTAGCGTTAAATACTAGAATCGAAAATGATCAATTAGTAATCACCGTAGGGATTTCCGTCCTCGCATTCGCTTCCAAAGAAAAGAACGGCGGGCCTCTGGATGATAAAAAGTTTAAAATTATTAATGAAAACCATTGGGCGAAAGACGTTCTTCGTGCGTTAAATCACGAATCTGAAACCGGAGAGACTTTGGTTACTAAAATGCTTGATGGGGCTTATGAAGAGGCTATTAATGATGGCGCGGAAGGAGTAGAGTATAAAAAGGTAAAAATAACCCATGAAAAATGTTAAACCCTTCCGGCTAAAAGACCCAATTACCGCGCTTTACTATATTCCATGTAGAGAAGTTAGAATCAAACATGAAAATGGGGATACGTCTCGCACAAAATCTAATTTAAGTAAAAAGGGGAAGGTGTATTTTATTAATCCCCAAAAACATATTGGGAGATTTTTAGACCATACGCAAATTTTCTGGGAAAAATCATGGGGCGGGAGGTTTTATGGGAAAGCAATTGTTCGCCCGTCTCAAGAATGGGTAATTGAATATATTTAAATAATTATGAGTATCCCCGTATATGTTAGAGTCGCCCTTCTTTCCGAGGGGCTATTTATGGAAGATGGTCGCCCGCCGAATCTCTCCGAGGATGAATTTTGTTTTTCAGACAGCAAGGGGGGTTATGATTTTATCGACAATGAATCTCAAATTATTTATTCCCCGCGTTTAGATAAAAATATTAAATTAGAAGAGATTAAGGTAAGCAAAGACGGGTTTTTAGAAGAAGAATTATTGATTTTAAACAGCGTAACGGGAATTAGCCCCGAATGTGATAATCATAAACATTCAGTTAGCAATTGGATGGATGAGGGAGATTATATTGATATGTTGGGAGACGAGGCAAATATGATGGCTTTTTACGAAATTGCAAAAAATAATTATAAATTTGAATTAGAGCAATCTCAAGGGTTTCATAATTATGGGAGCAGATATTGCCAAGGTGGGTGGAGCAAGGATATTGGCCCAATTAAATCTTCTTGGCATGAGAGTAAAATTTTTAATTGTTCATTTATAGGATTATTTTATCCCCATACATCCCAAGGATTTGAAGATTTATATCCTGAATTGGATTATATTGAGTTTTTAGGTGAGGGTCGCGTGGAATTAATTAAAAATGAATAATCAAATAGAATATGATTTGCATTTAGTCTCTATTTGGAGCCAATTAGCTAAAAATACCCTTATTATTCCTCCACAATATATTATTTTCGCCGTTCAAAGAATTCAAAAACACGAATTAGAATTATTAAAATTAAATAATTATGGAACTAGACCCTAATAATTTATCGGATTGGGATGAATGCGAATTTTGGATTTCTCAAAAATTAAATAATGATCAAAAACGTATTATGGGCGCGAAAAATCCATATTGGGAATTTGACCCTCCCCAAAGAGAAAGTTATTTGACTCCTTTAGATTACGTTATTGGAATGAGGAGTTACGCTGATAGAGTGTTAAAATATGAGGGGATTAAAAATCTATGAAATTTGGTAATATCTATATCGGCAATAAAAGAAGCGGGGCCGCGCCGCCGAGAAAAGATACGGAAGTCATTCATGTGGATAGAGTTAATCCTATATTGGGAAATAAATATATTTTAGAAGATTATCGCGACGATATTAAACGCGCCGAAGTTCTCTCAAAATACAAAGCCGATTATGACGCCGATTGGGAGCGTGATGGCCCGATGAAACAAGAAACATTGAAAATTGCGCGGAAAGTTTACAAAGGGAAAAGCGTAAGTTTGCTATGCTGGTGTGCAGGCGCACCCACATTTAGAGCTTGTCACGCAGAGTTCATCAAGTATCGTATTGAAGAAGTGCTAAAACCTTATTTAAACTCATGAAATATTCCATTAAAACAATTAATAACAAATATTGGATAGGTTCCAATGGGGAGTTTATTACTAAAAATAAAAAAGAGCGCGCAATTTATGATAATAAAATTCTAGCCCTTTGGTATATTAATGGCACTAATATTTTCGGCGAATTAAAATTAATCAAAGAAACAAAATGAATAATAAAGAAAAATTAAAGCAATTAAAGGACGAACTACGCGAAAAAACTCTTGAATTAGCCCAATTAAAACAGCGCAAACTGGAAATTCAAAGTAATTGGGTTAACGACAAAATTGCGACTTCTTATCAAGAACGCACTAATTTAGAATTAGAAATTGCAAATGTTTTTACCCGAGTGAGCTACCTTCAATTAGAAATTCGCAAAACGGGCCAATTAAAGGAGGTTAGCCCAATTCAGCGAGTGGAATATCTTTGGTGCGCGGCCAAGGAGATATTGGAAGAGTCGGAGCAAGGTTATTTGATTGAAAAAATTAAAGAACGGGCGGATATTCTTTCCGGTGAACAATTTTGGGTTGGTGAATTACCTCACCCGAAGGGGTAAAATTTCCTGCTTCGCAGACCCACTAATGCGAGTCTCCACAGGCTTGACTTCCCGACATTCCATCGGTAGTGGCTTGCCTGATAGCAAGCCGAATTTCTTAATATTGATTGCCGCGTTTAAGTCGCGATCATGGTTGGTCCCACAAATCGGACATACCCAATTGCGATCAGCAAGGGTTAAATTATGATTAACGTAACCGTCATTGGAACAAGTTTTTGAACTCGCCTCAAATCGGCCAATTTTAATCAAATTAATTCCTTTCCATTCGCATTTGTATTTTAAAACTTCATAGAATTTACCCAAACTTACGTCAGATAAAGCTCTATTGAAGTTTTTATTCTTTTCTTTGACCATTCCTTTAATATTCAAATCTTCAATGCAAATTGCGCTAACTTGGTTATCGTTTACAATTTTTGAAGTTGTTTTATGAATATAATCGTTTCGTTGATTCGTAACTTTCTCGTGTTGTTTTGCTAGTTTAATTCGCGATTTTTCTTTGTTTGCACTTCCATTTTTCTTTCGAGAATGGGTGCGGTTTAGTTTTTTAAGTTTTTTAAGTGATTGTTTTAAATATTTATTGTTTTCAAAAGTAGTTCTATTAGAAAGAGTTAAAAACGTTTTAATTCCGGTGTCTATGCCAATAGTGGTAGATTCATTAATTAGTTTTAATTCGGGAATTTTATCAGGAGTTTCCACTACGATAGAGGCGAAATATTTACCGGATGGAGTTTTAGATATGGTTGTAGTTTTAATTTTCCCTTCGAATTTACGATGAAATTTAATTTTAATTTGATTTTCTTTAATAAATTTGGGAAGATGTAGATAACCCAAGGAAAAATCCGCTCTTACGTGCTGGGAACATTGAAAAGAATGACGATTAGATTTTTTGTTTTTAAATTTTGGAAACCCTTTCTTTTCTTTGAAAAATCTTTGAAAAGCATTATCCAAGTTTCGCGCCGCCATTTGAAGGCTTTGGGAATTTACCTCGTTTAACCAAGAAAACTCTTGACTTTCTTTCATCACTACGACACGATTAATTATATCGAAACAGCTTAACTTCTCTTTCTTTTCATATGCTTTTATCTTTTCTTCCAAACCATAATTATACATCCACCGAGCGCAGCCGAAATGTTTCGCTAAAAGAATTTCTTGATCTTTCGTGGGGTAAAGCCGATATTTGTATGCTTTTAGCATTTTCTACTTACAGATACCCTAAAAACTTTACAGTGTGAAATGATTTTCTGTAAATATTTAAAAATGAGTGATATCACCGCTGTATTTTATGATAATTCGTCGCAAAAATCCTTAGTCGTGGATTGGTTGCCAAAAGAATGCACAGAAGGCGGGCCAGTGAGTATTATTCAACTCGCAAAAGAGGCCGGATTGAAAAAAGTAATCGTAATTTCCAACAATTTCCACTCATTTGTTAGTCTAAATAATAATTTCAAAGCTGAGGGATTGCAACTTATTTTTGGTTTAGAAATATTGATGACCAATAATAGATTCGATAAAACCGAAGAATCATTAGCGAGTAATCATAAAGTAATTGTGCTGATGAAAAATAGCCAAGCCTATTACGATTTAATCAAAATTTATACAGCGTGGAAAACAAATAAAGAAGCAAAATATTATCATTATCGCTTTGATCAAGAAGAGTTAAAGAAACTTTGGACGCCTAATTTAATAATGTGCTGGCCGTTTTTTGATAATCTAGTTGCAGTTAACACCCTAATTAACGGCGCGGCGATTATTCCTAGTTATGGGGAAGAAATTGAACGCGAGATGATTATTTTTCGCGAACAGGATAGCGAGCATATCCATCAAGTGAGCATTGATGAGGCTTTGAATGAATTTAATAAGGATAAGAAGTTTCAGGAAATGAAAGTTAAGACAATTTTGTATAATAAACGAGAGGATGCTAAAGCGTGGATAACTTACGTTTCCATTCTTAACCAAAGTTCATTCGCCAAGCCGAGTAAAGATTATGCGTGTTCGACAAACTTTTCATTCCAAAGTTATAAAGAATTAACCACCAAATAATTATGGACGCATTAACCGAAGCAATTCAAAGAGTCCGCGACGAATTATATTTTTGCTACTCTCTCACTTTTCACACAGAAGAAGGTAATAAATGGGTAGAATTAAAGCGCGGCCCGATAATGGTATGGCAAGAGCGGAATATCTTAGGTCCAATTGAAGAAAAGATTATTTATGCGTTAGAATATTCTAAGGAATTCGAAAGGGGTGTTAAATGATTAAATTGAAAACGGTCATTAAAATAGATGCATATCTATTATATTCATTTGAGTCTAAAAGCGAGCCGACATTAGGCGTAATTCTTTATGGGTATAAAAAGACAGGGAAACACGGTATGCCAATGATGTATGGTCAAGAGAATTTCACGCTTCCCTTAATTGATATGATAGAACACGCGGCGCGAGATAGATTTTATGCTAAAAATACAGGAAAAAGTTATGGTAGTTGGAATAAGTTAATGACGATGATGAAGAAAAATTACGAAAGTGTTTGCGATGAGGTAGGCAAACAATTAAAAGATTAACCATGAACGAACCATTATCATCAGAATCGTTATTCTCTCAAGCCAATTTAAGAAATTTTGAGCAACGAGAAGCGTTAAAAGAAGATTTGAATAAAAGAAATGCGGCAAAAGACGCAGAAAATAATATTTTGGAAAAAATCAACGCCGTTCAAGAAGCTCTAGATATTTTAACCAAAGCGGGTGTTCCGGCTTATATTCATCCATTTTTAGAGTGCTCCCCCGATAAAAAACAAATAAGGAGTTATCATAATTTAGATTCTTTTACGAAATGGGAGAACGATAAGCTAGATAAAGAAAGTTATAGATTGGTTAGCCAAATTAACCATTCCTTTATTGAATTTTGGTTTAATTTTCTCACGTTG